ACTAAAGGTTTTTCTTAACAATACACATTGACTTGGGGTCTCTGTATGCAATGAACGGCTCATTACTATGTAGTCACCTTTCACTCAAACCTGATGGACACTTTTCCTTTGTTATTTTGTAATAATGTTAGGTTTGTGTAGTAGATGTGTCAGAGTAGTGGTCCAACATAAGCTCTGTCTCCTTTTGAGCGACAGAATACTAAACTACTCCGTGAAGTGTCCCCACCTCCATATTTCAAGATTACTTCATAAAGACCCTTGGCAGGTTATCTCTAAGGATAGTAGCGACACCACTCGTTCTCCATCTTACCTTTCGGTTTTAAGTCCTCTATCATATTGGGACCCGCAATTGTGTAACTGGATGGTCACATTTCTTACAGAGTTCCTATGGGTTATTCTTATCGTTCTTCCGAACTCAACCTGACAATCTACTTTGCCAGGTCACCCTACCATTCTCCCTACGAAGTTATCCTCGGTACTAAAGGTTTGGTGATACCCCACTTGTGTACTTGAGTTCAATTCCCCTTACGGGGTTTCAAACCGCAGTCTCCTCAACACGGGGGAGACCACTTTATCCTACTTTCGTAGTTTATTTAAGGACCATACACGGCCCATTATCGTTTATCTCTTTTCAGTGCTCATATTCGTCACACGAAGGCGGGAATACGACTTACTCAGAGAATGGATAATCTTTTTGTTTCAAAGAACGTCTCGGACATTTCCGATTTGTTTTACAAACTTACGACTTTTTTTTCTTTCTGTCAAGTAGTTTGTGAACTTTTTTTTTGATTTAACTACCGAGTATCTTTCATTTCCTATAAGTGTTAAATCTTTTACAAACTTACAGCGAATATTCCGTAGTGTCAAATAAATATATCAAAAAAATCAAAAATTTAACACATCAGTTAAAACTTCCTTAATACCTGATGACATATTAAGTTTTTTAATTTCTTCTAAAGTCATGTACGCACATTCTGTGTGTTCAAAACCGTCCATAGCATTCTCTAAATCAGGAATGATTTTGGTATCAGTCTTTAAAAGGAACACATGTAGAATAGTTTTTATTCCACCTAATTTGTTATAACGATTAATTTTACCCAAAGGTTTAATATCTTCTTCAACTGGAACACCCATCTCCTCATAGAACTCTCTATACGCAGCATCCTTTGGGTCTTCACCTTCTTCTATTCCACCCATAGGTATTGCCCACTTTGATGGTTCATTAATCTCAGCAGTTCTCTTACAAACCAAACATTTATCATTTACTTTCACAATAATTCCTGCACTTTGTTTCATAGAAATATTTATTAATAAGTATGTTGTTAAAAATAAATAAAAATAGTTTCAATGTCAAAGTGTTAATTGAAAGTTCTGAGACCAGTCAAGGTATGATGAACAAGACTTTTGACGATTTTGACGGTATGTTGTTCATCATGGGTGATGGTTCACATAGTTTTTGGATGATGAATTGTATCATCCCTTTAGACATTATCTTTATTGATAAGAACTTTAAAATCAATAAAATACATCACTACTGTGAACCATGTAAGGTTCAACCTTGTGAAAGGTTTGTAGGTAAAGGAATGTATGTATTAGAACTTGAAGGTGGTACCTGTGAAGATTTAGGTATCAGAGAAGGACAAGTTTGTGAGTTCTTTAAATAAATTACTTACTTTCCTCAATCTTCTGTTGTAAAACATTCACAAATCTATTCTGTAACATCTTTAAGAACTTAATATAAGGTGAATCTTCTTTTTCAGAATCGTACTTGTACTTACCTTGTGGTGGTCTCTTACTTCTTCCAATATAATTTAAACCAGATACATTTGTAATACACTTGTGTCCACCTGAATTAGCTTGGATAACTTCCCATACTGGAACAGTAACACCATCTAACACACTCCATTCTTCTTCGGTCAATTCAGATGATTTTTTTTCCATCAAAGATTTAATATCCATAAGTGTTTTAACACCATCTTTCTCATCCAAGTATTTGTCTCCGTATATTGCAGCAAAATCCTTAAAGGTAAATCCAACTGATTCTTCTTTCGCAGCAGTTTCAGAAACCCACTTGATTGTTGATAATGGGACTTGTTTTTCTTTTAATTGTGATTCCCAATGTCCCAATACTTCTTGAGCAATTTCTCCCAAGTTAACACCTTTAAGTTCTCTTTCTTTTTTAAAAGGGTTACATGATGCCTGTAATAAACCAAGTGGCCAAGCAATAACTAAAAAGTCAGCTTCAGGGTTGTTTCTAAATGGGGTGTATCTGTCATACGAACCAGGTCTCATCATACTACCACCACCATACTGAACGATGATATTATCTTTAACCTGAACATTCTTATGTCCTTTCATTGTCTGAACGTAATCTTCTTTGTTTTTCTCTAATGAAGATATATCAGCATATCTGTTTGTCTTCATTAATTCCTTAATCTTATTGAAGATTGAAAGAAGTGAAGGTTTACAATCTAATACTAATGTCTCTAAAAATCCTGGTTTACTTTTGAAAGCCAACAATAATTTGTTGGTAACCAAACCTAATAACATTCTATTTTCTTTAGCACTCTTTTCTTTTGATGTCCCATACACATAATTCATCACCATTTCAGGTGTAATGTTTTTTGAAGCATAATCAGCACTATCAACCATAGATATTGTCGCAACATCTTCTGGTGTGAAAATTTCAGAAGCCGGGACAATCTGTGAAAGAGTTTCAACATTTGAACGAGCCCCTCTGAACTGAGTTGACTTAGTTTCGTCAGCTCCGGCTTGTCTATCGTGGTGGTCAGTATGAACCACGAACATTGGTTTTCCGTGAGCAAAGTCAACAAGAACTGGCATGATTTCACCTTCAGCATCTGCTTTCTTAACCGCGAATTCCTTATCTCCGTATTGGATTACTTCAACATCAACAACTTTGATTCCGTTGTCTTCCAAATACTTTTTCATCGCTAATGCAGTTGCAACACCATCTAAATCTTGGTGGAAGTATATCTTTGCTTTTTTGTATCTATCAGAAAGTTCTCTTATGTTTCTGATACCACCTTCGGAAATTATCTTTTTCATTAATAATAAATATTGTAACAAAAAAAAAGTTCATCATTACGATGAACCTTTTAAAGTAAAAAAGTAATATACCTCTTATTTTAAAGTTAACAAGTATTTCAACTTGTTAATTTCCGCTAACATTTCGTCTCTAATGTTTAATAAATCTGAGTCCATCTTTGGGTCATAAACTTCTGAAAGTCCAATAAGATATTCACATACTGAATTAATAAAACCAGTTAAATCAAGTTCTTCAATATCACTACCACCTAAACTATAACCACCTGTAAAACTAGGTCTTCCGTGTTTACCCATACAAACTTCAACAAACTTATCAATTAAATCATCAAGTGAACTATATGTTTTACCATACGCCTTATGTCTTGATAGTGATTTTGTTTGCCAGTGTAACACTCTGAACTGAGTTTGGGTTTCTAATAAAAATTTAACAACTTCCGAATTTTTCATAACAATATTTTATAATAAATATATCAATAAATGAAAAATGGAGGTCATTGACCCCCATTTTCAAATTCTAATTTTTGTTGACTCTTTTGGTCTACAAAACTTTGTATTCGTTGTTTTGCAATTTCACAATATTTTTCACTCAATTCAATACCAACCCATCGTCTATCATGAACAACTGCGGCTACACAACTGGTTCCTGAACCATTGAACGGGTCTAACACTACATCGTTTCTATATGATAATATCTTAATTGCCTTTTCAGGAATATCCATAGAGAACGTTGCCTTTGTTAATGAACGAGTATCGGCAAAGTATTTCCATTGTCCAAATACCAATTCCATAAACTCTTTTTTATCTTGTTCGGAATAAGCAACTTTGTTCTTTCCTTCTTCAGTTAGATAAGGTTCACCCTTCCATTGTGGTTCACCTTTAACCTTCTTGATATGAACTTTTTTATAAGCCAAGATGACACATTCTTTTGGGTTGTAGATATAAGGTGCGGATGGACTCATCCAAGAACCCCAAGCAGTTGTTTTACTTCTATGTGGTGAGTCTTCTTCAAGGTCCACAATACCGTAGAACTTAAACCCAACTTTCTTCATTACCTGATATAATTCTGAAGCGAAGAATACTCTACCACCACGAGCTTGTACATTAACTTCATATGGTATGTTAATAGCCATTCTTCCATCGTCTTTAAGTAAACGATACGCTTCCGTTAACCATTTTTCAGACCACACCCAATATTCATCCATAACAATCTCATCGTTATGTGTGTCGTATTGGATACCTACATTATAAGGTGGTGATGTTACAATCAAGTCAACCCAACCTTCAGGCATCTCACTCATCACCTCAATGGTATCACCATTCAGGACTCTGTTAATATAATTCTCAATCATTCTGTAATTTTTCTATCTTTTTTTCAATATACCATATCGCTTTCTTCAAGTCCTGAACTACGTTGTCTTTCTTACCAGCTCGTGATAGGTATTTGACCGCATTACCCAAATAAAAATCTTTATCTAAACCCCAAGCATCAATGACCTTGATTGCTTCATATGGATTATCCTCACCACCATAGTGTGATGGATGATTAACCATTTCTTTTTGTTCTGACATAATATTCTTTTCCATATTTACTTTCTTCAAGTATACCCTCACTTACAAGTTTTTCAATTCGTTTTCTTGTTTCATCGATTCCAACTCGTAGGATATAATCACAAATGTAATTGATATGAACTGGTTTTTCAAGTTTTCTTAACAGAACTTCATTCAGGTCTATATTGTTTCTCATACTCTTTAAATTTTTTAGCAACGTCGTTATTTGTGAAAATGATGGAATCAGCTTTGAGATAGTGATTAATAATAGTTAAATCTTTTTCTAAATTTTTAATTTGTTCTTCCCCTATTATTTTTTTGTTGAATCCCATATTACAAAAGTATTAATTTTTCTTTAGATTTACAATTGTTTTTTTCTGAACTATGTAACTTAATACCTTTCTTTTAAAGATTGGTAGGAGTGTATTTTCAAATGGTAGGTCGTTGGAAGACATTAATTCAAAAATAGGTAAACTTATATCTTGAGTTAATTCATTTAATATTGTTCTGATTACCTTTTTACTTTCCCCATCAAATATTAACTGAACCGCAAATTTACTGTCGTGTTTAACCGTATCAATACCACCAGTTGTATACTTCCAAATCCTTTTGTTGTTCCCATTAAGTGTAAAAAAGTAACCTCTTTCTAAATCCTGTTTCTTGTTTTCGTTGGTATGTTTGATTGAAACTGAATCGTATGTTAATGTCCAAAGAGCTTTGATGACATTAAAGTATTCAAAAAACTTTGGTCCGGCATATTTTAGAACCTTATTTAGTTCCTCCAACTCATCATCACCTAACTTTGGGATTGGTGTAAATTTAAGTTCATTGATTAGTATTTCATCATCAATGACTTCAAATTTTTTGTTAACTATGATGTATTTGAATTCCGAAGACATCACTTGTAGATTAGCCAAGTGTAATGACATTTCACTAAATAAGGGGTATAACTCAAACTTCTCAATCTTATCGTCACAGAACTTTAAAAAGTCCATCAACATATAATATTTGTGTTCGTAGTCAATTGGTTCTGTTAATAACCAGTCTGTCGTTAATCTGAAATGATTATTTTTTTTTGTTCTTCTTTTTCTTGGTTTGGTTTCCATTTTACCCTTCTATTTGTAAAATGTAATATGTTTCATCATTAAATTCAATAGTATCGTATTCACCATCGTAAGTGTTCAATGTGTGACCGATACCATCAGAACGAAGTAATCCTTCTTTGAATCCTTGTGTGTCTATATAATTCTCAATTTCCAAACCATAATTTTGAATTGTGGTCATAGGGTCATCAACCAAATCATTAACTAAATCTTCAACCTTATCCTCAATTAAATCTTCAGGAATAGTTTTATCACTATCTTTTAATTCATCCAACTCTTCATTTAATTCGTCATATTGTTCTTGTGATAAGTTCTCAGAATCTTCCAACATTTTATTAATCTCATCAATTCTTTCTTGAACTGCTGGGTCTGAATATTCAAAATCTTCCTCATTAAAAAAATCTTCAAGGTTTTCTCTAACATTACTTTCTTCATCTTCTCTGAAAGTTTCCTTAAGTTCTTCAACATCAATATAATCTTCAACAAAACTTTGATTAAAACCTTTTATTCCAATATCATCGATTAATTCATCAATTTTTTCATACGCTGACATGTGGGTGTCGTAATTATCACCAACCGCCCATCTTTCTTTTGATTCTTCTAAGTCGCCAGTTAACACATAGAAAACTCTCATATTATAATATTTGTAGGCGTAAACCAAGTTATATACGTCAATTCTTAGTTCAAGGTATTCAATTTCTTCTTCAACCGCCTCTAAATCCATCAGATTTTCATTATCTTCCGTTTTTCTTTCAATTTCTTCCATTCTTTCTTTTTCAGCGTAAAGTTGTTGTAACCTAGCATCATGATTAGGTTCTTTAGCTTCATAAAGACCAGAAGATGAAGTCAGAAACTCAAATAAAACATTTGCGGTAATCGCAATATCACTTGTTGCAGTTTCTAAATTCCATTCGTCCTCTTGTCGTAAATCGTTTTGTTTGGCTAATTCAATCTGTCTTTGTTTTTTGATTTGAATTTTTTGATACGGTGTCCCATATGTTGAAATATTATTGTATATAAGACCCTCAATAGAATTAACTAGTGTATATGATAAATCTAAACCACCATTAACTGTGATATTTGTAATGTTATTAGCATCCGTATTTCTCAGACTTAAATCACCATCAATAACAATTCGTTTACCTCTGAATTGTTTCATATTTTGAACCAATTTACCGTTATAATTAGTAAACTTTAAAAAATTAATATATTGCTCAGGTGTTATAACAACACTCTCTTGTCCTTCTTCCTCAACCAACATCTGAACAACCCTTTGTATTTGTGATATATCTATATTAACTCTCATGATAAAAATTATATTAATAAATATTAAAATAACTATATTATTTACTATTAAATCACATGTGGTAAATATTTATAATAAAATACCAACAATATGGGATGTGGATGTAAAAAACAAAACGCTTCACCTGAACAGGTGAAAAAGTTAAGAACTGAGAGTATTAAAAACGCAGTTCAAAGTACTATTGATAAGTACTACAATAAAAACAAGAAAAAGTAATAAACCTCTAATAAATTAAAAACAATGAAAAACAACAACGGTGGTGGTTGCGGATGTGGAAAATAATTTTTCCCGCAACATAAGAAAACTAAAAGGGGAATTTTTCCCCTTTTTTTATATTTATAATTATGGAATTTAAAATTTTCAAAAAATTAAACGAAGAAGAGGAAAAACCCGTACTAACAGGTTTCCAAAATAAGTTAATAAAACTTATTACTTTATTCCAAAACGGAGATGTTACTGAAGAGGATATTGAAAACGCTATGGGTAGTTTTGATAAATTTTTTGAGTTAATAATTAAATATAATTTAACACATTACATTGACCCTTTTAATGATGACTGGTCGGATTATCAAAATAAAATAATTTATCAATTAATACAAAAAGACCCAAATTACATCTATAAGATGATGGAAATGGAATTTTCAGATATAACTGAAATTGATGGGAAATATTATGTTGATTTAGAAGATTCTGGTGAACTGGCACAATTCTTTAGTAGTGGTAGAAACGATATTAGTGAAGATAGAATTGCCGAAATATTAAATGGGGATTATGATGGTTATTTTTATGATGACGTAACAGGTGATGAATTCAAAGATGTTTATGAAGAACTAGAACCAAAATATCAAGAAGAAATTAGAGGATACATCAAAGAAGATTTACTTAAAATTGGTAATTTATCAATTGATTATATAACTCCTGAATTAATAGAAGATTTAGCAAAAAAACAAGGTGATGAATCAAATTTAAAATTAAATGAAGAGATAATCACTAAACTTTTACAAGATAATGATTGCGTTGAATACTTTATAATGAACTTAGGATTAGATATAAGAAGTGAATTATATTCATTATACTCAAATTGTTATGGGTCGGTTTACGCTAACGAATTGTATGACTCACTTATAGGACAATTAGTCGGTGAGGTTATTGATAGTAAAAAATCAGAAGAGTATAAATACAAAAAACACGACTACAATAAAAGTACATCAACAGAAAGATGGGGTGTAAGATATGAAGTCACAAAAACTGCTCATTATAATATTAAACTTTGGTTTGAAAGTAACGTAAATAACCCATATGAAAATTTAAATTATTACGGAGGTTATATCAACCTACTTAAAAGTTTATTTGAAAGTGGTGATTTAAATTGGTTGAGTTCTGGAAGAGTTCCTGACTACCCCGATTTAGGTGACGTTAAAAAATGTCTTAATATTGAGTTTAATAGTTATTTCTAATAACAAATTTATTCAAGATTTGTTAATAATTCCTTAACACACTTTCAACATTTCATACCTATATATTGGTATGATTAGTTTAATTTTTATTCCAATATTTTTATTTTTTAACGTTTCTTTAGTCATCCGAGACAGAAAAGAATATTTTAAATACAATAGAAAATAATTTAGACTTTAACCTTTAAAATTTTAGTTTTAAAATTGGATATGGAAAAAGAGAGTTGTATTTTAAATCAGGAATTTGTTAATAAGTTCGCAGATTTCTTATGTCAAGAAATAAGTGATAATAACACTTATAAAACAAAACTATCAGTTGTTGATTGTAATAGTTTATTTATTATCAAAGGTTATACAAAGAATCCAAAAATATATGGATGTTACAATCTGACAGATAAGTTCATAGAACAAGAACAAAATAACTATTCTGATTTAACAGCTCTTAATCTTAAAACATTGGACATCATAGATTATGATACCAAAGACACAAACTTTGAGGATACAAAATTCGTATTTGAATATCCTGAAACTTTCACAACAAACAATCTATCATCAATAACCATACAATCAACATTCCCTCACGGTTATTCTAAAAACTATTTAGGTAATCTTTATTCTTACCTTTATAAAATCTCGGAGAAATCACAACCGTACTTTAAGTTCAGAAACATTAAATTGGAATTTGAAAGTAATGAAGGTAACCTGAAATTCACAAAGGTAAAATCAGATAGTTACTATAGTTCAGAACTTATCCTATCGATATTAAACGACAACTTTGAAGGTAAGGTATCAGATGACTACCAACTACCTTCTAAATTGTTCCTGAACGTTATTTAAACACGTTTAGAATAACCAACGATTTGGTAGAAGTCCCTCTCACCATCAATATATTGCTTAACCATCACCAATAGGTTTCTAAACATGAACGCCCCTGGTGTTTGTTTTTCACACTTGGAAAACAACTCAATAAACGAAATTAAAACTTCAATAGAATAATAACCACATCCTTGTAACTCAAGATACTTTGGTGTAAGTTTATTAACATACTGTAACTTGTAGGTATCTCTTGATGTTACACAATTAAATGGTTCGGTTTCATCATATATTTTTATCAGGTCATCAATAAACCCTTTAATAACATTCGGAGCACATTGTTTCTTAGCAATCAAATCAACAATCCAATGTGTATGTGATGGTGTCCGTAATCTCTTACCTTCTTCCTTATGTTTTACGATAAAATCTAAATCAGGACGAGCCCCTCTTCCACCTTGGTAGATAGCAATCTTCGATGTTGGGTCAACTTGCCAAAATGTCAAAGGGGTATGAACTACCCCTTTCTTTTTAAATGTTAGTTCCTTCATGGAACAAAACTACAAAATATTTTTGATAATTCCAACAGCTTCGTTTATATCTTGGAAATCTCTGTCGGGAGCAAATAACTTAGCATCTTCTGTCACAGTATCCACAATCATAAATGCCGGAACAAAATCGTTACCAGTAACTTCAACAAAAAGGTTATACTCCTCTTCGTATTTTTCAATGTCTCGCTCCTTAAACTTAATCTTATTTTCTTTAAGTTGTTTTTTGAACTCCACACACCAATGACATCCTTTCATTGTATACGCAACCAATAAATTAGCCATTAGTTTTCAATATATTCAAGGATTAATGAAGATACGGTCTGAGCTGGTTTTAATCCGACCATAGTATGAGTATCAACACCTTCTTTATAAAACTTTAAAACTGGAACATTTCTAACACCTAATTTCTTTGAGAAATCAATATCACTTTCAACATCAAACTCATAGATTGGTATATCAGTTCTGATTTTATTTAATTCTTCTGTTAGTTGACGGCACGGTAAACACCAGACCGCAAACATTTTTAATAAAAACGTTTCATTTTTATCTAATTTTTCTTTAATTTGTATTGAATTTATTTTTTCCATATTATTAAATATTTTTCCACCTACGATTATTTCGTAATTCACTAAATAAATTATATCTTATTTCAGGATATTTTTCTTTTAGTTCTTTATTTGTCAAACCTTTGTTTATTTCTTCTTTAATTTGTTTTATGGTTTCAATACCCACTTTGGAATTATTTCTAACTTTTTCTAACATATTTTTCATTCTTTTATGTTTATCCTGTTCAGTTAATTTATCCCAACTTTTTTTTACCGATGTTTTTCTTTTCAGTTTTTCAAATTCAGCATTTTCACCATATAACACATCATATGTTTTACCTTTATGTGAATTTCCATTTTTAGTATTTTCTGATATTTTTTTTCTAATTTCTTCAGAATGAGTATACCCTAAACAACCATCACCACCTATAGTAGAATTAAGTCCATTTTTAAATGTATCATATTCTTTTATGTAATATTTTTCTCTATCATACATAGTTTCCATTTCACATTCTTCAATCAAAGTTATGATAAAATTTTCTTTACCATATTTTCTCATTGAATTATATAATTTTGAATTATTGTTACTACTAAAACAACGATAAACATGTTCTTTGAACCTTTCTTCCATTTTACCAATAGTACACCCAACATAATTTAGTCCATTGGACATATTAGTAATTTTATATATTTTACAATTATCAGACATTTTAAATACTATATCTATAAATATCACCAAAGAGCGTAAATTACAAACTTTTACTTTCCTTTTTTTGTTTCAAAAGTTGAGTTAAGAAGAACTTAACCTCACTCAACTTGTCAGCGTTATAATATAATTTTACTTTATACTCAACCCCATCTGCTTTAGATAAATAAATAAAACTACCATTAGGTAGTTTACATATTAAGTCGGAATAAACCTCACCATCACTATACATGATTGAGTTGATAAAAACTTTTTCTATGTTATCTCTTTTTAAAAAATCATTAGGTAAAAGATTGTGCCCATCAGATAACTGAAGAATTGATAAAAGTCCTTCTTTATCCAACAATCTATCCTCAAATAGAAATATCTTTTTTTCGTTTACCATTCAAAGTCAATGTAAGGTAAGTCGTCTCCGATGTCAATTGAATTTGTTAAATGTTCCCAGTTAAGTTGTCCATTTTTATCAAAAATGAAGTTATACTCTTTTCTTCCACCACCAGTAACAAACTCAGCAACAGGATTACCCCACACTTCATTAGAGATACTTTTTAATCTATTATCCAATATAGAAATTGCATCATTCCAACTATCATCCAATAAACCATTAAATCTTCCAAGTGTCTGAACTCGTTTGAATATAACTGGTTGTTTATTATTCGTACCAATTGAAGGTCTATATTCAATTGACGCTCTATCACCATTCTCTTTACGAAGTGATATAATTAATGATGAAGGTCTATCTTGATAAGTTCTTACACAATTAGATTGGTGTACTGACTCATCAACATATTCTTCACTACTTTGTAATACAATAGGGTTAAATGTAATTTTATCACTTGTTATGATTGGTTTTGATACTCGTTCAACAAATTCATTAGAGTATTGTCTTGAGTATCTTCCTGTGATATAAAAGTCAACTTTGTCCGACCAAATAGTATGTTCAGCATTAAATTCTTTTAAAGTTTTAGACATCCATTTAACCGGCTCATTTCTTGAGATGATATCAAAAAATCTTACGTGGTCATAAAAAGTATGAGTAGATAAATTATGGTCGGTTTTAGATAATAAGTAAATCTGATAAGAATTACTCATATCCCTTTTACCGAAATTTTCAAAATAATGTCTTACAGGTTGAAATGGTGATTCGTCAGTTTTAGTACTAAAAATAATACACAATTCTTCTTCAGGTCTTTGTAAAATAAAATCTCTACCAAAGACATCCATCAACATTTTAATACTTTTGAAACAAGGATTTTGAACTTTATGTAATACTTTTTTAATTTTCTCTGAACTTACATCGTTTAATTTCATATAAGCATCAACCATCTTAAATCCGTATTTCTTATAGTCTTTTTTAATTGGTTTTGGATATACATTGTAATACCCTCTCCAATTGTCAGGTTTCTTAACACCTTGTTTATCCAACAAACATCCAAATAAAGACATCGGTAACTCAATGTAGTTTAAAACTTTTTCTGCTCCAATTTTAGATAAAAACACATTAATACCTTCGGTAATTTCCAAATTATATGTTTTGGTATCATCTAACCCATTCATAAATGAATGATAACCATCTGTAGTTAACGATATCGGGAATGAGTTTCGTCTAACAACACTACCTTTACCCTTACCTCTTTTCTTATGGTATTCAGTGTTTTTACCAACCGTAAAAATATTGGTTTTCTTATTAAATGTAATGTAGTTTAGTTTGGTACTTTTACGAAAAAATACTTCTCCAGCCTTTCTGTGTTTTCCACAATAGAATACTTTTAAACAAACCTTATCTTCATTCTCCTCAACAACAAAAGTACTTCTAAAAACAGTTACATCACAAAGAGGATTACCATAATTTTTTTCAAACTCCTCTTTATCGTTATTAACTGATTTATCAAATGTATAAACATAATGCTTACCGTCAAAAGACTCTCTCGCATGATATTTATTTTTCAAACCAAATGGTTCTACAAGAATACTATCAGTAATCTCCCCCACCGAATTGTAGGGGAGATAGTGACCGACATAATATTTTTCGTTGATGAGTGTGAATAGGTTGTCCATTAGCAAAATGTTTCAGCTAGCTCCCAAAGTTTTGTGTTAATCATGTTATCCATATTCAAGGATTGGATACCCTTTACTGAACGAGTGTTACGTCCTTGTTGTTTGATGAACCCTCCACGGATTAACTTCTCTTGTACTACGTTAAAGGTGGTCCAAAGGTTATCATCACTATCACCATCACGAAGTGGGTCAATGATTGTCTCCAAAGTTAGAGTTGAGATATCCTCGGTGTTCTTCCAACGGATACCAACCGCCTTAGATACAAAGTCAATCTTTCTTTCAGTATCCATAGTCACTTCCATCATACGGGTTACTGACTTTTGAATCTTTGGAGTGTTCAATACGAACTGCTCAGTAATTAATTCAACATCACTCATACTCAAGTTCAAGTGAGTTTGTTTCATGTCCCCGAAGGTTGATACAGGAACAGTTAAACCATTGCTACATACAAGTCGGAATAAACCAGCACCTACTTGGAGAGTTGAAGTTCCGTTGTGTGAGTTGGTGATTACCGCCTCTAATAACGAGTCACCTACTTGTGGAAGTTCTGCATTACGAAGACGAACTTGGTGTTTACCAAATGAGCTCTTACCCACTTGTTTTGCTCCACTTACTTGCCATCCGTTTTGGATGAACTTGTCTACTACATCAATGGTAGGAACCATGGTGTAACGGTCAGACAATTTTGAAAGTTTTTCAGTTTGGAATAATGCTGGTACTGTTGTTCTTAAATCTTGTAGGTTCATAGTGTTTATTGTTTTATTTCTACAAATATAGTAAACTTTTTTAGATGTGCAGCATATTTATTTAGAAAATAACAAACTATGAAAAAACTATTAGATATTTCTTCTGAAGAAAGAAACAGAATCCTTGAAATGCATCAAACTGCAACAAGAAAAAATTATTTAACTGAGGCACCTCAACAAACAGCGTCTCCTCAACAAGCTGCTGGAAAGGCAACGTTTAATCCATCAACACGTTTGATTTTTACTGGTAAAGATGGTCGCGTATATGGTATTAACGTAGCATGGACTGATGACCAGGCTAAAATGAGACAGTATAGTGAAATGATTAAAGGTGATGAAATGAGTAAATATGTTAACGTGGAAATACCAGATGGAACTTATAACTCAGGTGATAAAGCTTTTGGTAGTTTTTATTTATTAAGTTACGAAATAGGTCAATACGCAATGGGGGGTAAGCCAGGTATGATATCATCATTTGCATTTACTCCAGACCCTAATTGGGTTAAAAAATACGGTCAACCTGTAGTAACTTTAGATTATTCTAAACCAATCCTTGGGTACAAAAATTCAGACGAAACAAAAGGATACATTGGTGGAATGCCTGTAAGCAGAACACCTGGACCAACACAATTTGTCTTACATTATACCACCCCAACGAAAAAAATTGATGTTTCTTCGGATTCAGGAGAAAAAGCAGTGTTAATTGGAACTGCAGTAATCAAAACTAACGATACTGATAATCCCGAAAAGAAAATCTATTTAAAGGCTAAAGTTGGTACTCAATTCGGTGTTCCAAAAACAGCACCAACATCTGAACCAACTCAAGTAACTTCAAGAACATAATTAATTAACAAAAAATAATAAAAAAATCTTTGGGTGACCAAAGATTTTTTTTTATTTAATTAATTTACTACACATACATTAAAATCTGTAAACTGATACACAATAGTACTTTCTTTAATGTCATGAAAGTAAGTGTAAAATACAGTATTATTAATATTATCAATAACTATTTTAACAAGTATTTCATTATTAGATTGATTTGAATTATAATCATCAATGAATACAATTTCAGTAACACCATTTTCTTCAGTAAAAGATTTTAAAACTCTAACACCGTTAGTATCACCATTTACAAAATTAATAATATTATCATCCACATTAATTGAATACGAACCATTAACCTCGAATATATCAAATTCTAACTCTTTATCTTTTAAAACTTCAGCATATTCAACTTTACCCGGGCTTCTAAAATATTTCATCTCAGAAACATTAATCAAAATAGTTTGAGAAAATACAAGAAGACTTGAGACTGAAAACAAAAAACTCAAAATTAACTTTTTCATTGTGTTTAAGTATTAAAGGGTTTGTGACTAATTCTTTTACAAATATAGATGTTTTTTTTCATCTACCAAATTTTTTTTCATCAATTTAGAAAAATAATTCCATAATTTGTTTTGATAACAGGAGTCTTAATCTCCATTGGCTTAATAGTTTTGTTTGTCTCATCGTACATACCCACAACAATATCAATAAGTTGTTGCTGGGTAAGGATGAGTTCCAAACCATTTTCAACATTCTCGTAAACTTTTTCTTTAATTCTTTTATAGAATTTGGTTTTCTTAAGTTCCCCAATTAAGTCAATCAAATCGTTGGGGTTCTTTTCAAAGAACGTAATCAATTGATTTAAGTAAATTTCCGCATCCACATTTTTCATAGGCTCTAAGATTAGGAAACAAAGATATAACTTATTTATTAAACTACATAATAATAACCATCACCTTCCTCATGTAAAACATCTTTAAGTTCTTCAGGAAGTTTAACATTACTTCCACTTACATTCAAGAAACCTAACATAGGTAAATCTTTAACACAAGTTGGGATAGTCGTTAACTGAGGGTTGTTTGGTAAAGCAAGTAATAGTAAACTAGTCAAATTACAGATACTATTAGGAACAGATTTAACCATACCACCTAATAAAAGTGTTTGTAACTTATCAAATCTTCCAATACTTTCAGGAACTTCAAGAGCAATTGTTTCTTTAATGTTCTTTGAAGTTTGGATGATTAATTGTTCCAAGTCATCTGGTAGGTTGTCAAATAATTCTTTAAATCCATATAATCCAACAAACTTACCAGCCGAAGATTCAGGATAAACAATATCAACTCTCTTACCATTTTCTTTCGCTAATCCTTTAGCAAATTCAGGTTTGAAGAACTCTTTAAGTTCAGCCAACTTACCTTGTAGCATTTCAACGATATTCACATTTCTATCGTTTCTATCCATAAACTGATTAGATTGGAAGTGCCATTGGTATCTTTCAACAGGAAGACCTGATTTCTTACCCAAGTCAGAACTGTTATTAGGTAGAATTACATATAATGGTCCTTGTTTGATATAAGTGTTAAAGTAACTTAAACCAGGTGATGATGTACACCATCTTGTTTCACCCATATCAGGTTCGTGATAACCACCAAAGAAACAAGCCGCGTTCTTACCAAGTTCACTTTGGTCTTCAATCTTAACTACAGTCCAGTTTGGCCCTTTAAATGCAATCGTTGAACCAGGGTATTGGTAAGTTGATTTAGCTTCTTCTTTTTCTTGTTTTGTTCCTTTTGTTTTTTCTAACTTAAAGTCCTTAACCGCATCAAATAATGTATCAACAGTCAATTTATTAATATCTCTTTTGTCAGCTTCTAATTGACCTTTGAATCTCTCAAACTTCTTTAAGTCGTCAGTAACCTTGTATAAATCCTCAAGGTATAAGTCACGATATCTTTTAACTAATTGTTTATATTCAGGTGAACCAACTTCAACATCCGCTCTTTCATCACTAAATGATGGTTTTAAGAAATTCTTTAATATCCAGTTAGTATACTTACCAACCTTAACAATTTCCATTTGTTCAGGCGTTAGACTATCAATATTTTGAAGTAAACTTTGCGGAGCTCTTGTTGTAGGGTCAGCAAAGATAATAGTTCTCAATGTTTCAAAAGGGATTTTACCAGGTTCAGGTTTTCTACCACCTTTGTCAACTAATTTATCATATAGAAGGTTAAATCTTGAATCTTCTAAGATAATGTTTTTTAAAATATTAGTAAATTTCATTTCTAAAGTTTTTATATAAATATATCAATAATTCATAATTAATAGTTCTTCCCCCATATTTTGTGCCTTTCCTTTCTTCGCCGCAGCAGCTTTAGCAAATTCTTTCTTCTCCCATTTGTATCCCTCCTTTGGGAACCACTCATTCAACAACTGAAAATCGTAGTAAGATAAACTAAACTTACCCTGAATTCCTTTTAAACAATCTGCTAATCTTTCATGGTCAGTACTATCAAAATCGTGGTTTGAGTAATAGTTTTCAGTCCTATAATACGGCGGGTCAACATAAAAGTATGTTGTCGGGCTATCAAACTCTTTAATAACATCTTCAAAATCACCTAATCTAAACTCCGATATTCTATTGAAATGTTCCACCCAATCAGGTTTAGATAATTTATCTCTAAAGGTAAGATATTTTGACTTATACTTACCTTTCAAATCAATAAAACTTGATGTCTCAGGTTTTGAACCACTGAAAACCTGTGTTAGAACATAAGCATACTTCGCTGCAACATTATAATCAGGATAGTTAATTGTTAAACCATGAGAGAAAATTTCCTTTTGAAACTCATTAAATTGTTCTTTATAAATTGGTGGCGTTACTTCCACACCTTGTTGTTGACACGGAATGTTATTAATTACAGACAAAAGAGACTGAGGGTCCTGAAGACACATAAACAAATTATAGTTCAAAGGATTGAAGTCGTTATAAACAACTCTTTTAAGATTTGGGTATTGTTTCAAATCCATGTTAAAAAAACACCAAAACATACCACCAAATGTTTCAACATACGTTTCCATATCTGTTGGGTAGAATGGGACAATCCACTTACCTATCTTACTCTTACCTCCAATATATGACAGCATAACTTTTTTCGTAAATATAATTCTAATCTTGGTAGATATCAACCTTTTTAAATCTTTTACGCGAATACTCCTTACCGCATGGTACAACTTTTGTAATCATATTCCGTCTCACAATTTGAGCAACATGACGAAGATTTAGTGGTAGTATTTCCTGTTTCATACGACAAAGATATAACAAAAAAAGTTTAAAATATATTTTTTTATTCAGGATATTCTATTTATATTTGTATTCAAGTTAAACGAATGGGGTCAACTTAATAACCCAACCAAATCATTAAGTCGGAATTGAACCCCGGTGTGTTCAAAGGCAAAAGCCTCAACCGTTAGGTGAAAAAGATAAAAACCCTCATTACATCGGATGTTTTGGGGGTTTTTATTTATACGTAAATTTGGAAATCGTTTTTACCTGTTGTGTAAAATCTTTTCTTACGAATTGTCGTAACAATATTAATTTGGAAATTATAACAATCTTGTTCTTCTAAATTGGTAACAACATTCAAGAATGGATAATCTTTTTGTGAAACGACTATTGATGAATCTTGTCCCAACTCACCTTCTTTAATACCATCTAATATTTCAGGTAGACCTAAGTTTAATACATTTAATATTTCATCATTAGTAATCACTTCATCTTTACCATGTCTAAACCTTTGGGTATTACCATGTGATGAAGTTTCAATAGATACTTTAACTTTAATGTCACCAAAAAGCTTTCCAATCCTTTCTTCCTTTATTATGTTTTTAATACAATTTAAAAGTCTCATAATTATAAATAATGGAAAACATGGAAAATTTAAAAAATTCAGAAGAAAAAACTTGTACTAAATGTAAAAAAACAAGACAAAAAATGACACCATACATTATTATGTCTGTAGTTGTTTTTGGTTTAGTAATTTATGCAGTAGTTGACATTACAAAAAACATTATTGAATTACTTACTAAGTAATTCAATAATTTTATCTTTTACCATCCCGGATGTAATCTTTTTAGAACATTCAAACATCTTTTCATTCCCCTTATTTATCGGACACCAATTCCAATCACCCGGGTCTAATCTAAACTTATTGGCACATCCTCTACAAGTGTTCTCAGGGGCACTTACCTTATAAACATTTTCATAAGGTTCATTAAATTCTTCAGTAAATCCTGATATTAATACCGTTGGGATGTCTAAAGCCCAAGTAACCCATGATATACCACTTGATATCCCTATGAAGAATTCACAGGTAGATAATTCTTCAATCAATTTATAGATGGAACCTGGTGGGTTTTGTTTAGCACCTTTAGGATAGTAATTACCCATATACCCATCTTCCTCTTTTGAATAGATAATAACCTCATAACCAAGAGATATTAGATAATCAGTAATCTCTTGCCACCCATTTGGGTTGTTCCAGTATTTTGATTGAGCAGTTGAGTGAATACCAAGTCCAACTCGTTTTTTCTTTAACTTGTTGGGGTTTTTAATTAAAGGTTTTACCTCCTTATATTCTAAACCTAAAATGTCTGTTGCGGTTTTTTGTAATGGGCCTAATTTAAAATCACTTGGGTGTCTATCCGTTTTAACATTATCACCATCATAGAACCAACCTATTTCATACATTGCATATAGATTATGAACCGTACTACCAGGTGAAACAAATTGTATCTCAGGATATTGTTTAACAAATAAATCATTAAAGAATGTTGAACAAATAACCTTACAGTTATGTTTCTTTCTGAATTCCTCAGCGTAAGGTACCCAAGCAAATGTATCACCCAAAGATTTTGAATCTAATGCAATATAAACTCGTTTGTTTTCAGCGTTGTATTTCTTTTCACTGATTAAATTACCTTCAGAGTAAATTTTCAATGTGTATTCATCAAAATACTTCTTACTTAATCTAACCCACATATTACACCCAATCTCCTCACGATATTCACAATCACCATTTTGGTTCCAAAACTCAACCAAATATTTCTTATCAGTATTACCTTTAATTTCTACTAATGCTCCGTTGATGTAGTGATTAATCACTTCAATTTTTTCAACCATTTCTTTTGGTTTTATTTCAGTATTCTCAAATACTTTATCAAATCTTTGTTTAGTCTCAATACTATTTAAATTCTTTCTACTGTTAATCAGGTCTTCATAAATTCTAACCATTCTCTTGGTAATAATACTCCAATCATAATTTTGTCTATCTAATTCAGTGTTACTTAAATATAAATCGTAGTTATCAATGATTTGTTTAACACCACTAACTATTTGATTTACATCTCTTTCAACCACTACCATTCCTTCTATTGTTTGCGAACCTAAATAAGTTCCAACAACTGGCATATTACAAGAGACAGCTTCTAATAATGTTAGGTTTGGGTGACCAGCTTCCAACATAGAAGGATGTAAGAATATAGAATGACTTTTATATAATTCTAATATTTGTTCTTCATTTGGATTTGAAAACATTAAAGTTAACTTATCATAATTTAATAAGTAATTATGATGTTCAAAGAATATTCTATTGTTTTCAGGACCAGCAACAGTAATAGGTAAATCTAATTTGATTGCTGCCTCAATAGCGTATCTAAATCCTTTTCTGTCATACGTTGAATCTCCTCCAATACCATTGTTTGCCAAACACAATAATTTGTGTTCAGTTCTTTTCGGATTATCATTTTTAAAAAACTCAGTATTAACACCGTGTGATAGGTAGAACAACTTATCAGTTTCATCAAAGTAATCAACTAAAAACTCAGCATGTGTAAAAGATATCACAGACCTTTTAATCGCCTCTAAATTTTGTTGGTAGTTAGATGAGTCCTTACCATAATAAACAACGTGGTGGTCATGTAATGAAAAAATGTAAGGTATTCCTTTGTTAGCAGCGTCAATTGCTAAATTAGCCATGTGAATATGAATAATATCACTACTATTAGTATCCACTTCATTAAGATATTTTATATCACATTCATGCCCTAATTCTTTAATTTTGTTGTAATATTCCCATATTACCTTTTCAACAGCCCCCCATCCATTTGGTGGTATTGTAATAATTCCTGGTGTTACTTGTGTTACTCTCATATTACTATAATAATGTTTTTAATTATTAACATAAACAGGTATGTTAAAATTTAAAGATAAATCTTCGTATTCTTTTAATGTATTGTTATATATTTGATTATCATCTATAAAAATTCTAATTTCAACGTCGTCAGTATATAATTGATTATCATACGGGTCAATTATATTAAATTTATACCAACCATTACTAAAAGTTTCAAAATATTTAAGAATAGTCCTACCTTTATTAAAATTTTGTAAAATTGCAATTTTAATTACAAATTTATTTTCAGACAATAATTCAACAAAAAAATCAGATATATTTTTTTTAATTTTTATTTCAAAATTTGTTAATTTTTCAGTTAAATTAAAATCAACTATTTCAGTTTCAAAATTTTTTAAGTATTCACCATAATGTATATCACCAAATGATTGACTTGAGTCTTTCCATGAATTAAAAATTTCATCAGAATGATTAGTATGCCGTTTACTAATTTTCTTATGTGTAAATAAATCTTTATTTATATAAATTTTTTTATCAACTATTTTATATTTTCTATTAAAAATAGAATATGATATATGTTTTAAATTTTCAGATTTTGACAAATAATAAATATATTTGTCATAGTTATAACCCCACCAAACAGCCTTTTTAAAATGAGATAACCTTATTGCAAAATCATCATCTTCAAATTCTGCACCAATAAATTTCTCATCTAACATTCCAACCCTTCTAATTAACTCTTTTGAAAATCCAAAAAATCCAAAACTAACAACTGACACAAAACAATATCCATTTGAAAGTTTATCTATCATAAATTCAACATCTTTAGATGTAAAATTTGTTTTAGGATTACAAAAAATCATAAATTCACTGTCGGTATCATCTATAGCGTCATTAATCATTTGGGAAAATGAAATATACTTAGATAAATTCCTATCTTTTCTATACCATCTTTCAATCTGAAATTTATCTGAAAGTTTTGTTAATTCACATTCTTGTCTTTCAATATCAACATCGTATTGTGACAAAAAACAAAAAGCAAAATCATTAATTACTATCATAATATTTTTAATTTATTTTAAAAATATTTTATTTTCTTTATCAATAAACGACTCACCATCCGCTTGAGTCGTTATTCTCTTCTTTAGAACACCCATATTTAATCTCTGTTCCGCACATATAATATTAAAAAATGTGTCAGCACAGTCCCATCTATGTGTTCTTAACTGGTTCATAATTGTTTTACGTGATTTTTTTGAAAACATAATACATTGTAAACCAATTATTTTATTTGTAATAAACAATAAATCTTGATTTGGTATTTCTCTAGCTACGTCAGACTGATGCCATCCATAATCCAAAGTTTTAGTGTCACCAAATGAAAAATAAGAAATATCTTCCTGATTAACAATACTACATACTTGATTAACTTTATCTATAAACTCCTCAATCGGAACTTCTATAATACAATCACCTTCACATACAATTAAGAAGTCTAAATCGTTATCAAATTCTGATAAGATTCCAATTTTAAATGCCTCAAAACATCCGTAGTGAGCAGGTGTTAACGCATTACCGTATTCAGGGTCATTAACATCTTCATATTTACCCATTCTAACATTATGTGGTCTAACACTGGTATGAACTGGAGGTAATGAAGTATATAATTCATTTTGATGTAAAACATATTCAATACCATAAGGTATTACTTGCTGTACAGATTTTCGTGATAGTTTTTCTCTGTGTTCATTTTGTGTTGTCTGTAAATGAACTAATTTAATTTTATATTTCATATAAAAACAATATAATCAAGAATATTTTTATTTATAAAATCATATAAAAATTCATCATCTTGAGTATCGTACACTGATATTTTTTCAACTTTATTTTCAAAAATATTAAATGACCAATGTCCATAATTTTCTAACCCATGATACACAGTTTCTAAACTACCATCAATATAGTTAACAACTATTTTTCTTTCCGACCTAAAATGATTGTAATTGTAGGATAATAACATTATAGAATTTTGTCCTGACATATTATAAAGTTTTGTAGAACATCCTTTGAATTTTGAAGATACATTACTAACAGTTGTTTCCGTATTCCATAAGGTATTTTGGAAATCAGTGTTCATATCAACTTCTCCGTCTTTTCGAATTATTAACCCATAATCTTTTCTATTTATGTTATCATAAAGATATTTTTCAACATTTATAAAGTCAGTACCATACCCATTATTTTGTAAATAATTTTTATAATCTTCCTCACAATTAATCCTATTAATTATCTGTTGGAAGTATTCTATTTCACAATAAAAATAATGGAACGAAACATCTCTACCTTCATTAAAATAAAACATTCCCTTTTTGTTTTGAGTAGAACAAATCACTGGTACAGTTGTCATATATTCATAACCTTCTTCACTATATAAATCATCAACTTCAATTCTTTGGAAATGTGTAAACCCAAATGACTTACACAAATCTAATGAGTTAAACAAATTAACCATAACAGGTAATCCATGTTTTTGTATTGTATTTGTAACTTCATGAGTTGTTAATGAACCAAGGTTTTTCCAAAAAATAACTGGTTCGGAATTAGTGTATTCACCTTCAAAAAGAATGTTATTTGAGTTATATAAATGATAATCAACAATTTTTAATATATGTTCAGGAACAATAGTATTAGACACAAGAAGTATTGTATGGTTATACTTTTTTAAGTTATTAATACATAACTCCAACTTATTTAAAACATTTTCATTATGGATAAAACAATCGACTATTGTTATTGTTTTAAATTCATCTTTAATATTTTGTCTTTTGAGTTCATTAGAAACTATTATGTTTTTTTTGTTTTTTTCTTCTTCCGAAATATTTGAAAACATACCATCATTTGATATTCGATAAATTCCCCCACATTTATGAATACACTTAATTAAACCGTGTTTACTAATTTCATAATTAAGCGGCCAATCAACATAAGGTAAATTTGTAAAATAATCTTTAATTAAATTTGGTATGTTTCTAAATACCCTCGCAAAAGATGCATGATTAATAGTTAATAAATCATCTGTAGTTATATCGTCAAGAAATGAACTAATAAACAATTCAGGAACTGTAGGTATCTTGGTACCATCGGGATGCAAATATCTTGTTCCTGTACAAACCATACTATAATTTGGACTGTTCTCTAAAAATTCAACTTCTTCATTTAAGATTGTATAATTATCAAAATAATCATCTCCGTCAATATAAGCAATGTATTTTGTTTTACAGTAATTTAATAAAGTTCTAATATTTTCAAAACCTCCTAAATTAGTATCACCATTTAAAATTATTAAATTAGGGTATTTTTCTTTTAATTTAATTAAAACATCTTTAGTATTATCTGTCGACCCATCATCCCTTACTATCACATCAAACCCATAATTAATTTTTTGAGAGTATATTGAATCAATACACTCTTCAATATATTTTTCAAAATTATAAGATGGTACTACTACCGTAAGTATTTTTTTCATTATTTATCCCTATTATTTTTTTAGAATTATTGCATTCCCCTCAATTAAAATTTCATCATCTTTAAAAATTATTGTTTTTAAAAAAAACTTATTTCCGTCTTTTTTATCAAGTTCTACAATCACCTCAATTTCATCATTAATAAAACAAGGGTTTTTAAAAATCAAATTTTGTTGTAGATATATTGAACCCTTACCAGGATATACTTCAGATATCAATCTTGAAAAAAAGGAACTTAATAACATCCCGTGAGCAACTCTTTTACCAAAAATAGTTGATTTAGCGTATTCCTCATCTAAGTGTATTGGGTTTTTATCTCCTGATAACTCAGAGAAATCTTTAACCATATCTTCAGAAATTAAAATTTTTTCAGATACTCGCATTCTAAATTTATTATATTTTTTTTTCTATCCTTTATTTCTTTAGCCGGTATTCCAACCGCAATTTTAGACTCAGATATGTTTTTATTTACTAATGATAAACTACCTATAGCACTATAATCTTCAATCTCAACATTTGGTAATATTATAGTACCCGCACCAATAATAACATGTTTACCTAATATGACTTTACCTGAAATCACATTTGTAAATTCTTTATTAACTGTGGGATTTGTCATGAATTCCCCACTATAATCATCTGTTGATGTATATATGGATACTCTAGAAGATAGTCCTGAAAAATCTTTCATTACAATTTCTTCATTACCCATTAAACTACAGAAAATTGCAATATGGACATTATTACCTAACTTAATTCCTCCATTACCAGCACTTATCACACAAAAATCATCAATTCTAACATTATTACCCAATTCAATATTTTTAGGATTATAAATTGAACATCTATTAGAAATTAAAACATTATCCCCAATAGATTTGAAACCTATTTCGACCAACTCATTTTTACTATAAAATCCCATTATTTTTTATATATTTCAAATTTTGATAAGTCAGGATATGGTAGTTCCAAATCTTCATTATGTTTAGGTGTACCATCCATGTTATAAAATTGATTCATAAGTAATAAACCTCTTGAAGCAATTTCAGGCATCATGTAAAAATTCCATCCTAACATATCAAAATTATCATCATGATACGATACTTCATTCCTACCTGAATATCTCGCTCGTTTAAACCACTTGTAAGCCTCAAAATCGTCAGTTAAGATTGCACCACCTTTACCAAGTTTTAAGTGTTTATATGGGCCTGTAAATGATAAACACATATGTGTTCCTGGTATATACATATCACTTGTAAATCTTAATGCCGAATCCCAAACATTTGTTGGTGATAGTTGATACGCTCCTTTTAATGTTGACCCATAAACAGGTTCAAACTCGACTTTACCTCCAGCGTGGATAATCTCGCAAGGTACTGACGGGTATGTTCTACTTGGTATTTTAATTGTTTTACCATTAATTTTCTCATAATACAACGCTAAAAATAAAGCGTTACTTTGATTATCAACTGTAACAGCATATGGTGCACCAGCATATTCAGCTAATTGTTCTTCAAATTTTTTTGTGACATCGTAAACCGATGATGACAATGTACCAGGTGTTCTTAATTTCATATTATTTTATTTTTTTAGCAATATAATTATCAGTTGTTGTATGCGTAATTGTAAATCCAAATTCATGTAGTTTTTGTATTATTTTTTGATTACTATTTTCATCATTAGTTTTTTCAACACACAATAATCTACATTTTTTTAATTTATTTTGTATTTCATCTATTACAATTAATTCATGCCCTTCAACGTCAATATTAATGAAATCATAGGTATCTTTTTCTAAATCATAATATTCAACAATATCATTAAAATTGTATACTATTATTTGATTTTCTTTCCAACTCATTCCAATAAATCTTTCTTTATTTTCAGGATGTATAGTAGATAATATTCCCTGCGGAGCATCGCTCACATCCCAGTTCAAACTTTCATGTATATTTATCACATCTGTTTTATTTGAAACACCCGCATTAATACATTTAATATTTTTATTTTTTTTATATAAATTCTGTAATTTTAAAAAAGCAGTTTGGGTAGGTTCAACACAAACTCCATCCCATCCTAATAATGCAAGCGCGTGTGTATTTGAAAATGTTTTACCGTCATTCGCACCAATATCTAAAAATTTATTTGTTTTTGGGTCTTCCCCATCAAAAAATGATAGAATTATTTCCTGTTCATTGTTTTGTGAAAAATCTAAAATGTCATTGTTAACTTTATTTTTAGGTTTAGCAAAGATTACTCCATGTTTAGCGTTTTTATCCGCTTTAGTTTTACGTCCCATTTCATAAATGATAATATCATATTCAAAATCATTTTTTTCAAGTTTTTCAAGTATGATATTAATTTGTCCATTGGTATTTTCATGAAACTCAATCATAAATCTATCCACCAATCCAATCTGTTCATCAGTAATTGATTCAAAAATTGGGTATTCACCACCCTCAATATCACATTTAAATAATGATATTCTACCATAGTCATTATCTTTGTAGATATCATCAATAGTAATAGTGTCACAACTAATTAAATTGTTAAGTTGACCATATTCTCCCACATTACCGTCAAAAACATTTGACCCAATAGTTGAATTTTCTTTTGAAAATCTGAAATCAATCTTGGTATGTTCCTTGTAAACAGGGTTCATATAAATGGTTGATTTAGATAAATCACCATCTAAATGATATTCAATACTTTCCCTTAGGTATGGATTTGCCTCAACTAAAATAACTTTTTTAGCATTTATGGTATACATGTACTTAGCGAATAACCCAACATTAGCACCAATATCAATTACAGTATCAAGATTTTCTAACTTTAAATCATCAAAACATCTATCAACAAAAAACTCATAATAGTTAATGTAATTACAATCCAAAGGTTTAAATTTAAATTCAGGTATTCTTGGGTAGAAATTAGGATTAACAATTAACTCTTGACCAAAAACTAATTCGTTTGTTTCCACATCATAGAACTCAACTAAAAATCCTCTAAAGTTAGGATTGTCTTTGAATTTTTTAATATGAATTGGGATAGGCATTGTCCAATAAAATATTGGGTATTCCAAAGGTAAATTAAACCAATACATCGGAGCCTTTGAAGTTATGTCTCTAATACTAACATTAAAATCAAACTTTTTATTGCCGGTATAGTTAATGGTAATCTGATTATTATCACCATTAAAATCAAAACTGAAAAGAGAGTCAATACCCCCAACATTTAATACATCCATCATATTATTTACATCTTTATCTATATCTCCAGTTAAAAATGTAACTTGAGGTAGTTTATCATATTTTCCACAATACACATCCAAATTATACATCATCATAGGAATACCATATTCAATAGCCTCCTTAATGGCAATTGGATTTAATTCTTTATTATTTCTATCCCCTTTTGATGGGAACATAAACAAATCGGACGCTTCCAAAAATTCATTTACATTATCCTTTTCACCCCAAATAATACAGTTTTCAGGTTTGTTATTCATCAGTGGTTCCCAATAACTTCTAAAGTTATCTGCCTGATTTCCAATGAAATGAAATTTAATTTTACTATTTTCTAACTTACGAGCAATTTCAAAAATGTATTTTTGATTTTTTCTTTCAGTGAATAACCCAACATTAACAACATGTTTCCACCCTTTATCGAACCCAAGTTTTTCTTGGAGCATGTTCTTTCTTTTTTCTCTGTTTTCAATAGGATACTCAATTACCTCATAAGGTATGTCAAACATTGAATACTGAATAGCATTAAACACACTAACAAAGATAAACTTGTCAGGAAACCAAACCTTAGATGTTGGTTTAAAACTTGAATCGTGTGTGGTTTCAAATATTTTATATGGACGATTTTGTCTATAAATTTGTCTTGTAATGTTATTGTCCATGAAAAATTCAGGGAACTCCTCCATTGATATAATGTCAGGTTGGAAATCGTTAATAACATCAATTAAAACATTCTTATCATCCCATAGAGTAATAAGATTGTCCTCACCAATCATATTTTTAATTCTGTTCTTCTGAACAACAAAATCCCAAGAATAACACCCGTATTCAACACACTTTATAATATAATCGTCTTTAAGAAGTTGAATCTTATTCGTAGTAACCTGTGGTAGTCCCCCAGTAGATAGGTGTGGGACTATAAATAATATTTTCTTCATACCTAAAAAAAATAACAATATTTATTTCATAAATCCATAGAATATAGTATCTTTACAAAAAAATATACACAATGAAAAAATTTATCTTATCAGTCTTTTTAGTTCTTTCAACACTATTATCATTCTCTCAAGAAGTAGGTTTTGCTAAAGCCGTAGAACTCTATACAGGTTATAGAGACACAAATAACGAAATCGTATGGAACGGTTCACCAACATCCGTAGACATCCTGATTAAACTTGAGGACGACAAAGTAACCATTTTTAGTCAACAAATCCAAGTATATCGTGTAGTAACCAAACTAAGTGACGAAGATTCATATATCACTTACAGAATGTTAGATTCACAAGGTGGTAACTGTAACTTCCATATGGGGCCGTCAGAAACTCAAGGATATATATTCATCGCAATTGAATACAACGATTACGCTTGGATGTATCTAACAGAGATAGACGAATAAGTTTATCCTCTCTTGTGTTTAACAAACATCTTAACATAAAAGTCACCAAGACCTTCATTTCTGAAACCCTTACCTTTGATACGTAAGGGTTTTTGTGTATCTATAGTCTCAGGTAATTTAATATTCAAATTTCCTGATGGATGTGGTATATCTAAATTATTTTTATTAAAGTCATCCAAAGACATCTGATAGTTATATACTAAATCATTGTTAAGTTTTTCAAAACCATTTTGTTCAACTACTTGAACCTTTAGAATAGCATCTCCAAACATACTGTCATGCCAATCACCATAACCTGAAGCCTTAATCATTTGGCCATCACTTATACCATGGGGAATATTTAAATTAATGGTTTGCATTTCACTATTTTTACCTTCGCCAGCACATGAATAACAAACATTTTTAAGACTATAACCCTTACCATTACAACTATTACAAGTAACTTGGAAAATGTTTGAGAAGAATGAATTACCAAGTCTTTGAGTTATTCTACCTGAACCATTACAAGTATTACAACTATTTCTTTCACCTCCTTGTCCGCTACAACTATTACACATATTTTTACGTTGAAATCTTATGTCAATATTCTTCCCCAAGAATGAGTCAAGAGTCCCTATTTGTATATCAATAATCTTATCGGGAGCTCTCCTAACTTTTTGTCCACTCATATTTGAAAAAAAATCACCAAATGAACTGAACGGGTCACCACCCATATCACCAAAAGGATTATTTCTTGTTATATCATAATCTTTTCTTTTTTGTTCATCACCTAATGTATCATAGGCTTCAGATATTTTTTTAAATATTTCTTCATCCCCACCTTTATCGGGGTGTGATTCAACGGCTTTTTTTCTATAAGCCTTTTTAATTTCATCCTGTGATGCCGTTTCTGTAACACCTAAAATATCGTAAAAATTTTCCAACTGTTTTTATTTTTGAAAAGTTTATTAATTTATATTCTATGAACGATAAATTTCATATATACATCTTTAAGAATAATAAAAAAAAGAAAAAACTCAAATCCTTTGTGAGAGAAAAACTAACAAAAGATTATTACGAAAATTTAATTAAAAAATCAAATGAAATAATTTTTGAAAAGAAATTTGAATCGGGTAAAGAGTGTCGTTTTCATATTGCAATTATAACTAATAAGTTTGTTAATGGTAACATCCATTATTTAGATGAATTTGGTAGGAATATTACAATATCCCCTAAAATTGATGACACAAATTATATTCAAACTATTAAAACGTATAGAGTTGAGGAATCAATATATGACGTTAAAAATGATACCCGTATTTCAATTGATGACTTTTTTAAACAATATGTAAAAAAAGATAAAATATATATGGTGTCACAACTTAAAAATAAATTTATACTTCAAAATGACGATGATTACAAATTATTTTCTTTAAAAAATTCTGAAGATTGTGATAGGTTATTAGAAGTATTTACAACATTACGAGATAAAGGTAATATGATAATAGTTAAAGACATTTCAACTATTCAAAGAAAATATCTGTATAACTTACTGATTGAACGGGGATTTAATAAGAAATTTTTGTATACAAGTTATACTACTTATCCAAGATAAAAATGAAATCAGTTCCTGAAATGTCAATTTTGAATGTTTCTTTATCATAATCACCTTCAACATTGGCAACAACATGATAATATTCTTGTTCTTTTAATTCAAATATAACACTAGCCTTACCAGTGAATATTTTTTGTGAAGAGTCAGCAATTATCGCTAATTTACCTAAAAGTTCAGTACCTTCTTTATCCTCTGCCATAATGTTATTTTTTTTGGTTGTTTAAACAAATCATCTTTTTTTAAATTTCTAAAAAAATCTGCAGTTTTTTCTTTTTCTATCGTTAAATCCTTATTGAGTTTATTCCTCAATGAGTTGAGAGATTCCAGTTGTTTCTGTATTTCCTTGCCTTTGTCCATTGTCAACTAAAACATTTTGTGTTAATTCAAATTTTAATTTTTTAAGATTTTCTAAATTTTCTTTATCAAAGATATTTTTAAGTTCAGAAACTCTATCTTCAAATAATTTTTCTTTAGCCTCTCTTTCTAAATTGTATCTAACAATACCTAATATATTATTTTGAATCAAGTTAAGATTATTTTCATCAAAATCAGAAACAAATGATAAATATAATTTATCCTCTAATGTTCCTTTGTTTAAAAATTTATCTTCAACTATATATTTTTTTGGTATTTTCCATGTTTTAGAAAATAAAACATCAAAAACAATATAGTTTTCAAGTTTCCTTACTTGATGTAAGTACTCAAATATTGGGCTAATTTCTTTGTAAAAACTCATACTAAAAGTATTATATATGTAATAAAATAAGTTAATGTAAAATGTAGTAAAAAAGCTTCCCCATTACCTAACACCATCTTTTTAGGTGGTGTTTGTAATAGGGAAGTTATAAATACTGTTGAAATTTTCAAAACATTTAAAATGCTGAATACAAAAATAAATAAAAATAAATTTTCTAAATTAATCATTTTGTTTTCTTCCTTGTAAAATTTCACCTCTAAACTGTTGAAGTATCGCTTTCAATTCTTGAGCAGTTTTTCTTGCTCTAGTACCGGCACTCTTGTTACCGCTATAAAATTTACCAGCATCAACAGAAAGAGATTCAGTCAATTCTTTGATTTTGTCTACTGTTTCCATTTTCTTAAATATAAAATTTGTTTATTACACTATCAAGAGTAAGGATTATTTATCTATTGTAAACTTAATTTCAAAGATTTATCTAATGATTTATAAATTGATGTTAATAAATCTAAATCGGATTTTGTTGGTAATTTATCAAGATTAAAAACTTCATCAAAAAACTTATTCAAAGACATTTTAACTTCTTTAATCTTTTGTCTATAAAAAGTCTCCTCTAAAAAACTTTTTATAAAATCTTTATGGTCTCCCTTTTCACCAAAAAAGATACCCTCTTTGTTAAAATTTTCAATTGTTTTATCCCAACACCATTCAAAGTGTTTAATATTATCATCGTATGTTATGTTTATATTAGTTTCTTGACCTTCTGGGTCACCTAAATAAGTTTTATATACTAAGGAAACTAAAGATTTAACAAAGTCTTCAAACAACTCTAATTTTTGATAACAAATGTCATTACTATCAATCCAAAATTGTAGTTCTTCATCAGTTACTGGCTTAGATATATAAGAAAAAAAATTCTCCATAGTTATATGGAGAATTATAAATTAAAATATTTTAAAGTAACTAATTATTTTTTATACTGATAACCAATTAACTTTTTCATACTTTCCATTTCTTCGTTTAACAACTTACTTGATTCATTTTCAGTTGACTCACCAAGGTTATTTAAAATTTTATCAGCCTTTTGGATTGACGAGGTTTTTGAACCTTTTCTCTTTAAACCACCTTTTTGAGTTGTTTCACCAGCAATATCAACAGGTTGTGATTGTCTTTTATATGACGCTTCAGCTTGTTCTGCCCCATATAAATTTTCTTCAAAATTTTTGTACATTCTTTCACCTGTCTTTGTCGGTACAACATTACCTAATGGATTACCATCTTTATCAACTTGAGCGTTTCCAGTCTTAGAATGACCTTTAAGATTCATTTCAATCCACTCATCATTTGGTTTTACTTCATCATATCTAAGGTTTGTTTGACCAGGGTAAGCAAATGCGTCAACATATTCATCAACATATTCTGATGGAACATATGCTTTCTTGTCCATTTTCTTAATCTCACCGTTACCCTTTGGGAACATTACAGGATTAGATTCAAACTTACCTTTAGAACCATCCTTAACATAATCCGCCATTTTTTTGAACGACTCTTTATTAGCCCTTAAGTTTTCATTTTTTTCTCTTTTAGAAACTCTATCATATTGAACCATTCCTGCAGATTTACCTGTCTTCTTAAGGTTGTCTTTGGTTTTTTCTTCAAGAACTAATTCTTCAATCATGTCAATTAATTCAGATTCTGCTAAGTCAAGGAAATCACCATCACCCATCTTAATTCTATAATTAATCGGTTCTTCATTACCTGAAACAAAATCAACTTCTTGGTCAATTTCTTCAGGGTAATTTCTCATATACTTTTTCTTTAAAGATTGAACTCTTGGATTTTCATCATCAGATAGATTTATATCTTCAAAATCATCATGTCCCATACCTAATCCCATACCACCTAAATCTTCAGTCACTTCAAATTCTTTACCATCAACTTTAAAAGATTTTTTACCTTCTTTTTTAGCCTTCGATAAAGCTCCAGTAAAAGCGTTTCCTTCTTCTACTTCTTCTTCCATTTTTTGTAATTTTAAAAAATCCGCTTTAGTCAGTTTACCTTTAGGTTCTGCAACATCTAATTTTTTTTGACCACCATGCAGTCTTTCAGTTGTTTCACTTCTTACATCTTTAGAATCTAACGCTAATGCTAAATCAGTGTCTTGGTCTTCTTTAATTCTTTTTTTCATGTTTGCTATTTGTTTTTCTCCAAAGGCAGTTTCACTACCTCTTTTATTTCTTTTAAAATGAAATGGTCCGTGTGACGAATTTTTACCCCTTCTCATAAACGTATAATCCTCGTCATCGTCGTCAAAACCATAATCAATACCAACCTCTAAATCATACTTATCAACATCTTCATTTGATTCAATTTTTTTGTTAATAGTACTAGTAATTTCGTTAGCCCTTTCAGTTAAACTTTCATTAACTAAACTTTTTATTATTTCATCAAATTTTGACATTTATGTTTTTATATATAAATACTTAATTAATTTAGTTTTTTAAAATATCTTCTTTAATTATTTTACTTAAAATATTTTTATCAATCTGATATTCCTTTGATAATTTTTCAAGTAAACTTTCAAAAATATCTAATTCAGTTAATTTTAAAGCGTTAATATCCCCTTGATTACAGTATGGGTATTTTAAACATTTCTTTTTAATTTTAACAAACTTACCACCCTTATACAAAGGTTTTGCGGCACCTCTCCAATCTTTTTTACTTTGGGATTTTGCTAAGAATGATGGGCCTGAATATTGTCCAGCAGAAGACGCCCCTGTTGCTTCAGTTGCCTCAACTTTTTTAATGTCATCAGAATTTTCTTCTTCCATTTTACCCCCAAATAAAGGACTTTCAAAACCACCAGCACTTCCGGCACCAGTTGCTTCAGTATTTTCTTCTTTTTTTTCACTCAGTTCTTCTGAGAATTTATTGAAATCTCGAACTGAATCCGAATCTTTTGTCGTATAATTTGACTTAATCGCCTTCATTAAATTTTGTTTCAAGTTTTCCATTTCTATTATCTTTTTAATTTTGTTTCCCAAGTACTTCTATTCATCCACATATATTCATAGAAATCTCTGAATGATTTAACAACCAATTCTCTTATGTTTTTTTCTAATTTACCTCTTTCAATTTCTTTAGCAATTAAATCTAACATTTTATTTTCAAATTGCTTAACAGTTTGTGAATCTAAAAAACTTTTAATTTCAGATTTAACAATTTTTTCAATTTCGTTTTTTTCAGTTTGGTTAAATGCCATTTTAAAAAGCAAGTATTAATAATAAAAGTGTTAATCCTCCACCCGCATAGGTTCCGACTTTCCACCATTTAGTTTTATCGTTATTGGTTTTAATCTCATCTTTTAAGTCATCAGTCATATTAACATATAAACCAATTTGTTTGTCTTTCTCACCAATAATAATTTGATTGTTTTTATCTTTTTCTTCTAAAATTTCAATTTTCTTATCTTTATCACCTTCCCTCTTTTCCAATAAAGAGATTTTAGAATATAATTGCTGGTTTTCTTCAATACAACCATCCAACCTAATCAAATCTTTAGCAATCTTTCTAGCTACTTCAGAACTGATAACAACCTTAGTAGTATCTTTACTTACCGTATTTGTCTGTGAAAAAATGTTGAAGGTCATCATTACCGAGATTATCAACAGAAGCAACTTTTTCATTTGTTTTCTTTTTAATTACGTTTATGTTGTTATCAACCAATTGTATTTCTTGAGTTATTTCTAATATATTTGTATCAAGTTCCGCTAATTTATTATCCAATTCTTTATTTAAAATTGATACCGAGTCAATCTTTGTTTGGATACTATCAATTGACGTTTGATATTTTTCAACATCAGTTTTAATTTGGTTTGTTGTAATAATATTGCACACAAACAAACCAATAATAATTAAAAATAAAATTCCAATTATATTATTCTTATTGTTCATTTGTATCAGGTTTTGTTTTCTTTCTACTAGCAATTATTTTAGCCCATTTAGATTTGAACTTCTCATAATAGGTTTTTAGTTTACTGATAGCCTCAGTAAAGTTCTCATCAACCTTTACCATATCACCACTAATATATAATCCGTTATTTTCACCAATAGTGAAATAGAATTCAATGTCAAAATCAACAATTTTACCACTCCAATCAACGTTGTTTTGGTAAACATTTAATTGATTAAAGTTAACTAAATCTGACACTTCCGAAACAAATTCATCCATAGTTTCTTGGAAAGCTTTCTTATCATCAGTTGTTAATTCAACATCTTTTCTATCTTTTCCATGTATAGTTAAAATACCACCTGAAATTCTATAACCTTGTTCAATTTCATTTTTTTTCTCTTCATCATCTTGTATATCATCTTCAACTGCGGTTGGTACATTATACTTCGTAGCAATTGTATCAACTTCAGGTCGTTCAGATTGTTCAAACAAGTAAGTTTTTTTTATCTCTTGGATATGTTCTTTAACAATAGAATTATTGCTATTCACCAAATCTCTCATTTTTTTGATTTGGTCTTTAATGTCTTGGTTATCTCTCATCATTTTCTATTAAATTTTTAAATTTTTCATAATCAAATGCCGGACTTATATCAGTATATCTACTATTATAATTACTTCTACATACAATACCGTTGAATAATTTAACACCATCAACTTTTGTATTATGTCCAATAAACTTGTTATCTATTGAAAACTTTACAAGTAATTTTTTTGAGAGTTCAATTAGTGAATTTAATTGTTCTTCACTATATGGTTCCCAATATATTTTATCCTTCCATTTTTTTTGAAAAATAGATTTACTATAAATATCTCCAATCCAATTAGAATACGATAAACCTAATGGTGTTTTTTGTAACCATCCAAGATTTTCTAAACAAATTATTATAGAATTTCGATTTACCTCTTGGTCGTCAAAATAGTTAGTATAACTATCATCTGAAATTAGATTTAAAATATTCCCTTCTTTTGTTATAAAATAGTTTGGTATTTTATCGTAAGAACCATTTTTACGATATTTTAATGAATTAAGAAAATTTTCAGCAGGACGAAAACTATGACAAAGGATTATTTGTTTTTTTTTCTTATTTTTTTCAAATTTAGGAAACTTTCCATATTTTTTAATATTAAGCATCCCTTTTTCTGTAGTTTAAAACCTTGTAATCTTCACCTGTTTCGGTGAGTATATCATTTTTTTTTTCAACCTCCTCAGGTTGTATATCTTCCTCTTTTTTAAGTAATCCCATGTAAACAGTATTGTCATACTGACTTTCTTCAGTAATCGGTTTAACTTCTTCCACAGATTCCTCAACAATGTCTTCAGTTATTACCTCATTGTTATCATTAATATTTTCTTCAACAATTTCAGTATACCCATTTAAAACTTCTTCAATTTTACGTAAATCTTCTTCTGACGGAGTGTAAGGTTTATGTTCAACATCTAATTTAACAGGATGATTATTTTGTAATATTTTTTCTAACTTTTCCAAATCTTCATTAGAAGGTGTCCACTTTTCTTTTTCTTTTTCTTCAACCTGTAATTCAATAATTTTTTGAATGTCCTCCTCAGTTAAATCTGTTTTATCATCTTCAACTACTTCTTTATTCTTTTCAGTAAACTTAACCAACATGTGGGCAAATGTAAGAGAGATGATTGGTAGTAATCCGCCAGTTAAAAACGCAAGTACCGTCTTGTGAGTATTTAAATCAGTCTTCTCAATACCCATATTCTCAAGTAATCCACCAACCATTGAAATCCAATCTTGGAATGTCTGTGATGTTTCATCAATGTATGTAAATGAGAAGAATATGTTTCCCAACATTTGAATAAATGTTACGATAATAAATGGGAAATAAACAAATCTACCCATGTTAACTGACACAGCTGCCAAGGCTGATAATGCTGCAATTTCAATACCTACTGAAAGATATATAGCCCAAGTAAAAGGATTAGATAAACCATAAAAACTCGTAACGTGTGATATTGACACAAACGCTACGAGTAGTATTGGAATAACAAAGGCTAAAGAAATTATGTTTGTTAAATTTCTACTAAACCAATTTTTCATTGTCCCAACTCATTCTTGTAATGGTTTATGGGCATATGGTTCTTATCCGACAATTCTTCAATTTCTAAAGTCTTCCAACTTGGAGTTTCTTTAATGATAGTAATTAGTTTATCTTGAGATACTACGATAGTACTTAAAGAGTCAACTTTCTTTGTTAATAACTCAACCTGTTTTTCAGTCGTTTTAACTTGGGTTGAGGTTCCACATCCTTTAAAGAAGGATAATAATACGATTACCAAAATCGCGGGAATAAAGTATTTCTGTAATTTTTCCATAATGTTTTTTTATCTAATTTAAAATTAAATTTATAACAATAAATAGTTGATTACATATAATCGAACAAGGTAACACTCTCATTACGTAACTTACGAAGAGCTTTTTCTTTGATTTGTCTAACTCTTTCTTTAGTTAAACTGAAATCTGAACCTATATCTTCAAGTGTTCTTGGGGTACCTGAGATACCATAGTAGTCTTCAATAATCTGTCTTTCACGTTCATCCAAAATATTCATGATGTTGAATAATCCGTCTTTAAGTTGTTCTCCATTATTGAATACCTCATCAGGCATATCACTGTCTTTGTTTACAATCAAATCAATCAGTGTATCACCATCTTCATTAATCTGAGTTTGTAGGTTAATTGTTGATGGTAGATTAGCAAATCGGTCATCAATTCTCTCACCTGTCTTGTCTGTTCGTTTCTTCTCTTTATATAGGTCTTGAATAACATTCACAGGGATACGGATTGTTCTTGAGTGTTCGTTCAAAGACTGTAGAATAGATTGTCTAATCCACCACACTGCGTATGATATAAAACGAAGGTTCTTTGTCCAATCAAAACTTTGAATAGCTTTCATAAGTCCGATATTCCCTTCCGCAACTAAATCACTGAAATCAACACCTTGTCCCTGATACTGTTTAGCAACAGTGATGACAAATCGTAGGTTACCCTCTAACAATTCTTTACAAATACGTGCCTTTTCACTATCAGATGTTTCGGGGGTTTGCATCTTAGCCGACAGTTCCCTTTCTCTTTCAGGAGTCATTACCTTAATACGTCTAAGTTCTTTAAGGTAGATTTGTACTTCGTCTTGATTAATCGGGATAACTTGGTTTTTTTCCATCATATTATTTGTTTTGAGTAAATTTCTAATTGTTTTAACTGAATTTCTGACAAACTATCTATACCTTTTTCTTTTATCTTATCCAATAAATCATTAAGTGTCATAACTGGTACATCTTGAATAACTTCTTCATTAAGAATTTTAAGAATATCATCAAAAGGACTACCCCTGTGAATATGTATACCCTTTAAAAATTCAGGAACTCCTGTATTATCACTTACGTATCTAGTCTGATTTAATTCTTCATTTTCTGTCAAAATGTCAGTGTTTTCAAACAAATGTTTTTTAATATCTTCGTCCATAGAATATATCATGTCAGATTCAATAGGGAAAACAAAATACATTGCCGTTAATTTAACAATATTTTTTTTCATATAGTCGTCTATATCTTCCCAATCCAACTTCGTGCCAAATGTTATTATGACACCACTGTCTCCATGTTGGAATTTTATATCACCTTTTGATATTTGTGATACCGTTTCAGTTAAAAGGTTTAAAGCCTGTGGGTTTTCTTTATATTCCCCGAATGCAAATAATATATAATTCATAATCATAGTCTTACAAAGATAATACAATTTTTTAATTTACCAAACTTAATGTGAAACTTTAGAAATGTTGTCAGTTTTCGTAATCTTGATAATGTTATCAGACCAGTTTGAAATCATAGGGTTGTGAGTAATAACAAGTATGTTTTCAAAGTATTCTTTAATCTTAATAAAGAACTCATAAACCATTTCCAAGTTATCATTAGAAATCTTACCGAACACCTCATCAAATACTGTAATATTTGGTTTAGGTAATGAACACACTTTAGCCATCACCGCTCTTAGTGCCAGTGAAGCAATTGTCTTCTCATATCCCGAACCTGAAGTCATTAACTTTTCAATTTGAGTATTATTGTCTATCATCCAAAATTCTACCTCATTCTTTTCACTAATACGAATTTCCAATCTGAAGTAACAAGAATCCTGTAATAGTCGTTGAAGTTCGGAGTTAATCAAAGGCATCATACTCTTCATAATTCTTTTTGAGATACCGTTCTTGCCAAACAACTCTAAATAAACTTTATACTTAACTTCCTTTTGTTGTTCCTCAGAAATTTTAATAATTAAGTTGTTATTAGAATTAATCTTTTCAAGATTATTAGTTATCTTAAATCTTGAATTGGTCACTTCCTGTTGGACAAGTTGTTCCTCTCGTTTTAAATCTTCCAATCGTAAGTTAGCCTTAATGATTTGACTTTCAATTTGTTCGTTAGATTTGATTACATCTTGTACATCATCATATCTTTTTAACTTATCTAACAAACTTTCTTTCTTCAATTCAAAGTTTTCAATTGTTGCTTGGTATTTTTCATAGACAAGTTTGTTTCTTTCGTACTCGTCAAAGTCTTTTTTAAGTTTAACAAAACCTTGTTCTTTGTCCGATAATTCTTGTATTAACCCCTCAATCTTGGTTTTTTGCCCGATAAGTCCGTCAAGTTCCGCAATTCTTGATTGTGTAATTGTTGCGTTCATAAGTTCAATGCCACAATGTTCACACTTAATTCCACCACTTACTGAACTCTTTAATTTTTGGATGGATGATATGTTAGTATCTAACTCAACCTTTTGTTTGTAAGTCTTTTGGTACTCTTCCTTAACCTTATCATGTTCATTTTCATAATAAAACTCTGAAGGTTCAACAATCTTAACACCATCTCTTAACTGAACATTCTGTTTGATTTGGTGTTCAAAGTTTCCCACTTCTTTCTTTGTATTGTCAGGATTAAGTAATGAAATTTCTCTATCAACAACAACCTTTGATTTTAAAAGGTTATCACGATATTCTTGTCCTTTAACAATCCTACCCTTAACATCTTCAATTTTAACTTCACTTTCTACAATATTCTTATCAAACTCTTGGTTTTTAACCAATAGTTCTTCGTTCTCATTCTTCAATGTTTCAGTATTGTAAATGTTTGAAATCATTGACTTGGAGAACTCTGAATAGATTTCTTTACCAGTCTCTTCTTTTCTTTTAAGAAAATCTAAACCTAAAAATCTTGATAAGACTTGTCCACGAGCTGTTGGTTTTGCTTCCAACAAGTCCTCAAGGTTAGTACCAGTGGTTAATATCGTCATCAAGAAGTCTTCATAACTTCCAATTGATGTCTTAATAAACTTTTCAGTTTCACGTCGTTGTTCACCTGTAAATTTAACCAATGAACCATCAGGAAACTTCTTAAAGAAGTCTAATTCTGTTTTAACATTCCAATCACCTGACTTAGATTTCTTACGTTCAAGTTCACGAACAATAATGTAATCTTCACCATCAATAACAATTTCCCCTCTAACAGATACTTTATCTTTGTCAGAATATCTGTTAAATATTTCTTCAGCTTTGTTTGTCTTTGTTGTTGTATTAAAAAACAAGAACATCAACAAATCCACAGACAACACAGTTTTACCTCCAAAGTTAGGTGGGTCTGATTCAATTACAGTAATCCCACCCAACTTTTCAAAGTTTATATGTTGGTTTTCACCATAAGATAGAAAGTTAGAAAACTCAATCTTCTTAATATACCACTTCTTAAATGAAGCAATCTCATCTTGTTCGGCAATCATCTTATTATTTACCGCTGAGTCAATCTTCAGTATATCTTCGTAAAGGTTTTCTTGGGATTTAGATTGAAGGATGGACTTAATCAAATCGTGTTGATAGTTCTCGTCCATAATGTTGATAGTAACATCAACATTGTCTTGTACCTCTTCTGTTTTCTTTAACTTGGTAATAACATTTACGCTTGTAGTTGAATACTTTTTTTGAAAGTACGCTTTCACACTTTTTAACTTTTCTTGTGTAAAATTCTCTGGGGTATCTTCCCATACTACTTGTACGTAAGGATTTTCAAGTTTTGAAAAATCTAAATCTTTTATCATTCTAACTTTTGTGAAATTAATTTGCGGGCTGAACAGGTTCATTTGTTTCTACTTCTTCTGTCTTTTCAGAAGCTGTTTGTCTCATCTTTTCAAACAAATCTGACATTGTTCTTTGGTAGCGTCTTTCAGCATGAGCGTTTTTTAATTTCCACGCAGCAACCTTCTGCTTGTGGTTTGGTCTTAATCTTGACTTTGGCATATATTTATTTGGTTTTTAAATTAATCTATTTTAGCTGGTCGGTTTACTTCAAACCATTCAATGAAAGCGTTGATTGCCCATACCGCTCCTGACGCGAATAACCCATCAAAGAACCATGAAATGTATGGACTTGTTCCGAAAAACTGATAAGTCGGTGAGAATAAAACTGTTCCTAAGAAGAACCCTATCCAAGTGGAACAACACATCATACAGGATAAAATACCTGAAATGAAATTGAATGTGTTTGAAAAAATTAAATCGGAGTTTCCATAAGCTTTGATGAAATCTCTCATTCCTTTGAAGATGGTTCCATAAACCATAATTGTTGAAAACCCGTAGGCTAAAATCATAAATAATACTAACTGTGTCATATTCTGTTTTTTAAGTTTGAATTCTGTAGGTAGAAAGCATAAGAAGTTTTTGTCATATCTTCAAGCTCATTCACCTTTCTTGTTAATTCTTTTATTGTGTTATTTTTATCACTTAATTGTCTGTTTAGTTCAAAAAGGGTTTCTTGTAGTTTACCACATTCCACTTCCTTTTTATCTTCCAATTTACCTTTAAGAATGTAAATTTCATTTTGTAGTTCTTCAATCTTTGAGTTATCTTCAACAATAACTTCCTTTTCAAATTCTCTGTCAATAACCTCAGGAAGATTACCCTGATTCAATAAACCATATTTTTCAATATAGTATCCTTTACGGAAACATAGTTTAACAAAACCATTAGGGTCGGTTATTTCATTAATCTTACAGAATGAATTGAAGTCTTCAACGTCTTGTTTGGTTAACTCAATAGTTAACGAATTTTTCTGTTCCATTTTCAATATCTTCGTATGAGTTTATTCTAAATGATATGAAAGGTTTTGGGTTGAATAAATCCACTGTCGTATACTCATCCTTTTCCACATCATAAATTCCATATCCGTGTTTGGTTACCGTTTCACCATAGTTCTGTCCAACGGTTGAACCAATCATGTAAGCCTTCTTACCACCCGGTATATCAAAGATTTGTCTCTTATGAATATCACCACATAGTACCAAATCACATCCATCAAACTTTGATGTTTCAAACCCATCTTCAAACTTAAATCCTAAGTTGGTTGTAAGTCCCTGAACTGGTCCGTGAAATAATCCAATTTTAACTCTATCAGATTTTTCAATCGTAGGTGGGATGTTATGGTCCATAAGTGAATACACACACCAATCAATATTTTCATCCTGATACACACCCCTGTTCTTGTAGTAAACTACCATGTCATTTTTAAGTGAATCAACCACAGGTGTTAGAGCATCCAATCGTTCCATGTTATTTTCAAGGAAGTCGTGATTACCAGGTATTAATACCGTCTTAGCAATCTTTGAACACTCTGTCAATACCCAAGCGATAAACTCAACAAGTTCAGGTGTCATCTGATTCTTTGAGTGAACCAAATCCCCCGTAAATACAATTCTATCAGGTGCAATATCTTTCCATTGTTTAAATGCATCCTCCAATATTGTTTTATATAACTGGTGGTCTTTAAACAACCTAATGTGTAAATCAGAAAAATGAACTAACTTTTTTATCATAGTTCTAATTTCGGAGATTCAGTATGAAATGGGTTTAACTCTTCATTCACATGTCCACAAGCCAAACAAGCGTATGTTGGGAATGGAACAACGGTATCGTCAGGTGAACCAGTTAATAACTTTGGTACTCGTTTTAGATACGTAATTTCTTTGAACTCGTTATGTTCACATTTGTCACAGACAATGAAGTCCATGTCTCTTAAATTAATTTTTGGTTTTTCTAATTGCATATTATTCTTGTATAAACATTATTGTATTACTAATCGGTACTCTAAGTACTGGTTTAGATTTCTCATCAGTTTTAGTCATTACTTCGTAGTAACCTTCTCTCACCTGTACTGTTGATACGTTTAAGTAATCCTCAAAATGAAGTTGACCTAAATCAACGCTTACTGTTTTGTCTGTTGTGTTAAATGTTAGTTTTATCATAGTTCAAATATAGTATTTTTTTTGTTTGTTGTCAATTCAGATAGTCTTTTACATTCATAGTCATCACAGTATCTATCACATCTTGTGGTACTCTGAACTCTTTGAACTCTGAATCCTCTTGCAATAATACGACAATACATCCATATAATTTCATGTTTTCGTATTTTGTTCCTTCCAACATTTTTAAGATTAACTTACCGTATAAAGGTAGTTGAACATAGTAGTGTCCAAGAGCGGTATTTGGTAGGTTTTGGAATGGTTTATACATAGGTTTTGTAAAACTATTACTTTCAAAGTTTTTAGGTTTGTTTGTCTTCCAGTCAGTTATTAATAACCCAAACCCATCTTTCTTCTTGTTTATCACCAACCACACCTTATCGGGTTGTCCCGTATATCCTAATTCAGGATGACCCAAAACAATCTCTGTATCCAACAAAACAACTTCACGTTCCTTCATTAGTTTTAGAAATTTGGAACCAGCGGTAATCATACTATCACCCTTTAGAATCTGTGTAACATCACAATCAAAAATTGGTTGACGGACTTCTTTATAACTTCCACTACTTTCAATCAACTTCTTCTCCAAAAAGAAGTGAACCCTACTACCCATATTGGTAGAATAATCACCAGCGGCTGCCCATTCTTCAATCAGTGATTGTTTAATTACAGGGTTTCCTTTTGATTTCCTTTCAGCAGCTTCGTCAGTTGGAAACTCAGGGTAAAACTTCTTCAACACCTTTGATACTGATGGGAAATTGTTTTTAACAACACCATCCACATCTTTCATAAAATACGTGTGGGTATCCTCAATAAAGGTTAACTCCAACTCTTGTCTTTTGTTCTCTAAAATTTCTCGTAATTCTAAAGCAATTTCTTTTAATTCCATTTTAATAACTCATTTCATAAAAATAATCATCTATCTTACCTTTCAAATCTGCAATATCAGAGTCTTTTGGTAATTTTAGAATCTTCACTCGTCCCCTTAACTTCCCACCATTTAGTTGGTTGTAAAGTTTTTGAGCATCTTTCCAAGCATCAGCATCCAAACATATAATAACATCTGACTTAGCCTTGGTATATATCGTTTCAAACAATAATTCATGTAATACCTTCCCAAGTAGAACAACTGGATTGGGTGTAAAGAACCCGTCAATAGCACCCTCACATAGGTAAATTGGTTTTTCCCAATCAATCAACTTCTCGTTGAATATAATTGTTTCCTTTGGGTATTCAGGATTTTTATACTTGTTCTTCGTTTTAAACCACGCCCTTGATATGAAGTAGTTAATCTCATCGTCCATACCATATGAAGGTATAATAATCCTACCTCCGTAGTCACCATCGGTTGCAAATCCAATATTAAACTTATCAATCATCTCATCAGTAATACCACGTGTTTTAATATATTTTAAAACTTCTCTGTGTGGTATATGAAGGGGATTAGCATCTTTAATTGAAATAAATTCTTTGGGAAGTTTTAACTTTTTTAGTTCAACATGTTTTGACTTATGTTCTTCGGGTTTAAATATATCGTAAGTTTTCTTTTGGTTTTTGGTTCCAAAAATATCAATTAACTTACCTAAAACTCCGTGTGTTCCATTTGAGTCTGAACACGACCAGCATTTATATACGTGTTCGTTGATATTAATTTCAAGGTTACCTTTGTTTCTACCCTCATCACAATACGGACAATTTATTGAAATCTGACCTTTGGAAGCATAATAATGTTTCTCTTTACCAAATAAGTCCCTAATAATTTCAAGTAAAATTTCGTCTTCGTCCATTACCTTAATAATAAGATAAAAACTTATTGTTGTCAAACTTCACAAAGTTTTAATCCCTTTTATATTTATATCATATGCCAACAACAATTACGGTTAATAATATTACAGGTTCCACTCCGTTTGACGTTTATATATGTCTTTCAGGTGGTAGTCCATGTTATTATATTACAAGTATTGGAAGTGGTAGTTTACCATATAATTTTACAGTACCTTCTCCAATAGAAATGTTTTCACACTATTGTATGAAGGTTGTAGATGCAAATGGTTGCATAATAACAGGTTGCACAAGTATATAAAAAATTGGCTTTAAGTTGGTATTCATTTTCAGGTTGTTGTAGTGGAACTACGTTTCAAATTCAATCAACTTACTCTGCAGGAACATTTACTGTCGGAAACTCTTATTATTTGGAGACTGATTTTTATTCAGGTTGTTCTCAACATTTAACAACAGGATTTGTTACAGGTACTCCAATCTATAACATATTAACAATAAATTTAACATCATATTCATCTTGTACCGCATGTACAACCGTGAACCCTTGTGTTCCTGGCCCAACACCAACACCTACTTCAACACCTGCACCAAGTGCTACTCCAACAAAAACACCAACAAACACTCCAACAAAAACTGTTACACCAAGTACCACTCCAACAAAAACACCAACAAATACTCCAACAAAAACACAAACTCAAACACCAACATCAAGTGTTACACCAACCATAACACCAACACCAAGTATTACTCCAACCATAACACCAACAGTTACCGTTACCTCAACAAATACTCCAACTCCAAGTATTACTCCAACACATACTCCAACAAGAACGGTTACACCTACTCCAAGTATTACACCAACTATTACACCATCACCGACAACAACATCAACTCCAACCCCTACATTATCAATAACACCAACCACAACTCCAACTCCAACAATTACAAAGACCCCACTACCAACATTTTGTAATACGCCAACACCAAGTATTTCACAAACACCTTCAACAACACCAACGGCAACGCCAACTTATACCGCATGTCCTCAATCAAGTTATTGTGTATTCACAAATTTAGACGGTTATACAAATTATGATGGAACTTATTACAACTATGGAGTATTTGGAGGAAGAAATGTTTTTTATAAGCCAGACGTAACTAATCCTTATTACATATATTACAACACTGGTGAAACAAAGTGGTGTTTATCAACTTGTGTAAATGGTGAGTGTAAATTATTTGGTCCAACAGGAAGTAATACTGTTTGTCCTGATTTAGACGTAACATATTTTGGGTCTTCATGTCCTACACCAACACCATCAAACACTGACGCATGTAATACTTTTGATTTTACAGCAGTATTTGATTGTAATATTACTTCAGGAGCAACTCCAACACCAACACCTAGTATAACACCGACATTAACACCAACAACTACCCCAACACCTACACCATTGTGTAACGGTAAATCATTATCGTTTAGTGGTGTTAATTACAGTTATCCAGGTCCTTCACCAACACCAAGTGTTACTCCAACAAATGCTGTTAAAAGTGTTGTTGTAAGTGGTTCAGTATCTTATGATACATTCTCATCTAAATTTACAAGTTTATATTCAAAATTACTTTTGGATTGTAACTCACCCGAAAAATATATTGTTGGTGAAATAATACCGTTTAACACAGGTTCAACATTTAGTGCTGTGATTGACTTTAAATCTGTTTGTGTAACTTACAATTCAGATATTTTAGGTTCACCTACTAACACACTCCAATCTATTGAGAGTGGTAATTTATTTGATTGTGAATTTTGTATCCCAGTTACAACTGCAACGCCTACTCCAACACCTACTCCGACACCAACAACAACACCTTATTGTCCATTTGTTACAACAACAATTTCAATAACACCTGGTTTCACATTATATAATATGTTATCAAACCCATCAACAGATTACGCATATGTTTCAAGCACACCTTTCAACAATATTGAAGTTATTGACAAAACAAATAATACATCATATTTGAGTATTTCAACAGGACAAATTGGTCCTCAAGGAATGGCTCTAGATACTTTGAATAACAATATTTATATCACATATTATAATTCATCAACTATTGTCGTATTAGATGGTGACACAAATTCACCAATAACAACAATTATTGGTGCGGGTGGTCCAGTAGGAATATGTTTTGATTCTATTAATAATCAAATGTATGTGACAAACTTTAATACTGCAAATGTTAGCGTAATTAACACTTTAACTAACACAATAACATCAACAATATCTGTTGGTAATGCTCCAATTAACCCATCATTTGACCCAACATTAGGTCGAGTATTTGTACCAAATGCTAACGACAACACTATGTCAGTTATTGATGTATTCACAAATACTGTAATTTCAACAGTTTCGTTTGTTGGTTTACCAGGTTCGTTATATCCAAGAACATGTAAAGTCAATATATCAAATAATACAGTGTACGTAGCACTTCAAAATAGTGATTTAATTGTCCCTGTTAACACAATAACATTATCAACAGGTTCAACAATTTCAGTGGGTAGTGCTCCATATGATATGACAATAGATTCGTCTAATAGATTATATGTTACAAATTCATTTGATTCTACTATAAGTGTAATTAACACAACAACTAATACAGTTGTTAAAACAATAAGTAGTATTGGTGGTGGAGCATCAGGTATTGATTATGATACCACAACTACTAAAGTTTATGCAAGTAATGGTATATCAGGTAGTGTAGTGGTATTATGTACATAACAAAAAAGGTGTCAAACGACACCTTAAATTTTAAAATAAAAATCTTATTATTTTTTAGCATTTAGATAACTTAATACAACAGTATAAGCATCTGTCATATCAAAGTTTTCTTTCTTTAATGTATTGTTTCTTGTATACAACCAATTAATTTGAGGTTCTCTTTTAGCAACAAGTTCCCATATAATCATCTTTTTATCACAATCTTTAGGATAACCTCCAAACAAAACATATTTACCTTTCTCGTTTTTCTTTACCAATTCAGGCCACGCTTCTTTTCTTGAGTTATATGTTGAAACATATTCAGGAACAATACCCAACACATCATAAACTTCTTTAGTAATCAATGTATTATATCTCAATAGTGTTCCGATAGTATAAGCATTATTACTATTCAACAAAGGTTCTTCAATTACACATCTAACGACACCAACTCCTTTGTATTCCTCCAATTTCTTTCTGAATGTTGCAGATTTTAATAACATTTCCTCAATCTTGGTTTCAGGTGTTGGTTTTGGTTGTGGTGAAACATGAGTTAATTCCAATAAATCCCTTGAAGATAAATCAAACAATGCTACACCAATTGTTTTGGTTGAAACGTCTAAACCCAAAATTTTAGGTGAATTTTTAATACTTTTTGCCATATCTAATATTAGTTATTAGTCATAATATTAAATTAATTAACTTAATTGTAAATAATTTAGAAATCTAACTTAACAACCGCTTGTTGTATACCTTGTCTAACTTGAGGTGATTGGAATTTAGATAATACAAGTAAGTTTTTATTAGCGTCATATAATCCTATTTCAGACATATAAGGAGTTATACCTTGTGTCCAAGTAGGATTTGATGAATTTACAAATTGTGCGTTAGGTAAATTTATAAGATATCTCATTTCGTAAATTGTTGCCTGAATATCAGTATTAACATTCCCGTAGAAGAAATATTCATCACCAAAATATAATGTTGATGAACTACTACTAATAGTTGGTAACTCTAATTGATTACCTAAATTATATGTTGTTCCATTAGCATAAGTTGTAGGTGTAATTGTAAATGTTGTTGCCGTAAGACCTGATGGATTAATATAACCACCTGATAATGCGGTAGAATAATTCATTCTAACCCAATTATTTGGATTAGGTCTATTCTGTGATGTTGTTCCTGTTTGTGCTAAAATGTAAAAGTCAGTCGCTGAAAATCCTTGTGTAGTACCTGTTTTCATACATTTAAATTCATTTCCGAATTTAACTGTTACGTTTTGTTCAGTTAAACTACAACCTGTTACAGGGCCAATTATTTTCTGATAATAATTACAATGCATTCCAGTCCAAGGCCCATCAAAACCATAAGTTACCCACACACATTGGTTATCATTATCAAGTAATCCATCAGTTGATGTATCGTTACAAAGTCCAGGTGCACTATATCCAAGTTTTGGGGCAGGTAGTGTATAGTTTCTATTAGCAACATAAGTCATTGCGGCAATAATTTCCTCATCATCAAAAACAATTACCTTATCATCAGGAAATACTTTACCAACCCTACTTGGTCGTCCATCAGGATTTGGGTGAGTATCATATAAATGAAAATATCTAATACCCGGATTATTCATATCAAGATTTTCATTTGATTGAATATAGTATGGTGTTAATAAATCGTACCCATTAAATCCAGGTGGGTCAATCCAAAATGTTTCACCACTACAACAACTAATTGGATTTTTATGCCACATTAACCAAGGCAGGTTAATTGTAAAATTTCTTGCTTGTCCTGTATCACCAGGATTTGTTGTGTCATATGCTTCACAAGCAAATTTTTCACCATAAAAATTAATTATTGTATTGTTTGTGTAGTGAACAATTGAAATTGCTTTTTGTTCTTCAGGGGTCACTAATATTTGTTCACCGTATGAATTATAATATGTAACACCTGATGTATCTGTTTGTCCACTTGACGACATATATCCGTAGTATTCTTTTGTACTGATATAATCTTTGGAACCAAATTCACCATATTGACTATATAATGTCGAAATTAATCCCGCAGGACTTTCAGACCACGGAATATTCATATTCCAAATTTTAACTAACCCATCTTCAGGTGTACAAACTGATTCATAATTAATAACACTATCACTCCAATAGTTCATAGGTGTCGGTAAATCATAACCTGTCATACCTGATGGGTAGAAAAATAATCTAGCTTGACCAGTATTACCTGATAAATTAGGTAATAGTCTATCAACAACAAGTTGTGTTGTTCCTGAATTCCAACTCTGAACTTGGTAAGTTAATACAGGATAACAAGAATCGATACATCCACATGAACTTCCACCACTCATAAAAATAGTTACAAGAGTTCCCGCAGAAATAGTTGTCGCTGATACAGAATCAGGACAAGGATTGGAAATAAGTGTTAAAACTGAAGTGTTACCAGTTAATCCTGATAAATTAACAACATATTGTGAGTTGTAAGTGTATGCACTTGTATGATAAGGACTAAAACAAGTAGATGCAGTACTCGCGGTTACAAAGAAACCGTTAGGTGACGCAGTATTAAATACTGACTCATCCGAAGATGCCATAAATGGAATACCATAAGTTAACCCTGAAGAGCCTTGTAAATAAAAAGGATATTTAACATTATTTTTAGTTGAGTTAGGAACTCCTGTTGAATTTTGAGCGTTATATGATGGTTCAAGTATTTGAAAACTAGATATATCGTAATTTGCAATTGAGGTATAATTAACCTCACTGTCTCCAATTTGAAAATAAGAAACATTAAAATTACCTTCAGATATTTTTTTACGTCCAGTGTCCGTTAATCTTGTAATTAATAATCCTTGATTTTCTTTTATAATATATCCCATTGTTTATAATTATCTTCGTTTCATTTTTATTGTATGTTTTCTGCCGGTGGTGAAGGTGTACTTGGATTACATAGAAGACTTGTATTAGTTAATGTAATTTCAGATGGCGGTGTTGTTTTATTATATCTAATATGGACAGTAGACGTTCCAATAGTATAAGTCGGAGGTATAGTTATACAACACTGAGCTCCACTAGGAGTGATTGAATACATTTGAACTGTCACAATACCTCGTACATCTTTATTAGTACATAATCCTACTGGATTATTAAAAAACCAACTGAACCCACAATTATTTATTTGTATTGTAGATGAAAACACATTTATAGTATAATTTGTTGACTCGTAAACTTGAGTATAAATAACATATGCCGGACAATTACCAACCGCAGGTTGTGTTGTTAATTGGTTAATAATTAAATTCCAAGTACCCGATGGTAATATTGGAGATATTCCAATATTTGCCGTCACACCTGAGAAAAGATATTGATAAGTTATTCTAACTTTACCAATTAGTTGACATGATGACGGTATATTAGATATTACAGTTTTAAAATTCCATTTTTTATTACCACCTGAATTTAAATTAACAATATCTCCAGCAGAAAATACACAATTTGAATAACCAATAGTTGAGGGTGTTGTTGATGTAATATTAAATGAAACAATATCACTTAAATTACCATCGCCATCTATTACTTGTGCCGTGTGACCTCCACTACATAATCCAAAAAATACAGGTGAGTTTTGTTCAACATCATCAACAAAATACGTGTATGGCCCACCAAATGATGAGCTAGGTATTAAAGTTACACCTCCTTGACACTGTGTTGAATTATCACAATAATTTTCAACTTGTACTGTTAATGTTGGTGTTATCGCCGAACAAACACCTGAAGTTACAATAATTGATGATATACTTGGTCCAGGTGTAAATGTACCTGAACCGTACCAACCACTGTCTTGTGGTTTAATTGCAAAAGGATTTTGAATAGTAAATGAACAAGTTTGTTCTTGTTGACATTGTGTTGGTATTGGTAATGGTGAATTGTGATTTTCAACTGAACTTACCCAACTTGTATTCCAAAATAAACTCATTCCTGTGACAGAAATCTCAGAAGGATTATCAAGAGTATATAACGGTCTTAAATTGTAGGTTGACGCACTTGTAAAATTTAAATAAAATTCAACACCACAATAATCAAAATTCATACATAATTTATTAGGATAAATTATTTCAGCAGGATTTTCAACTAAACAAGATGTTGTTGCAGTTTGTGAATAAATTCCAACTCCACTATCAACAACTGTAATGTTGTACGTCCCAGCACTTAAATTAGTAAGTGGTAATGTTATTGAAGAACCTGAATAATAGTAATTATATGGTGGTGTTCCACCTGTTACATACAATGTTAAACTACCATCATTAAATCCATTAATAGTTGGATTTGTAACCTGACACTCAGCATAAATATAATCAGGTAGTTCAGGAATAACACAGTCAATATCTTGTACATTATCACCATAATAGTCAACAACAGTTGTTGAATATGTACCAGGTATAACGTCAGTATACAACAAATAAGTATTATTTGTTGGTTCTATAGCTTGACCAATTTGAGTTTCAGTTCCCGCACTGTAAAAACTATATGGTGGTGTACCACCCGTGACAAATAAACTAACTGAACCAGTTGTTGACTCATCTAATGTTGGGAACACACTATCACATTCAACATAGAATGGAAAAATTGTTTTAATAGTACATTCATTTACTGTTGTAAAAATACCTGTACTCTGACTACTAAAATCAATAGTAATACCTGTAGGACAAGGATTTAATAATTTACAAGTAGTACAACTTGTTTGTCCAGTCATTCCAACTAAATCATAAACCAAAGGTTCATAAAATAATTCAGGTAATTCAACATATGTTCCACATAACGTATCACCTTGTGTTGTTTCAATATAATATATCTCATATTCTGAAACAGAACCAGGAATACCATTTACATAAAAATAGTCCTCAATGTCACAACAATTTTGAAATCCTAAAGCCATTACTTATAAATAACAAAAAATCTGTTTTTATACACAGTTAATTCATTTAACATGAAAGTATTTGAGTTGTCTCACAAGAATTACCATCAACTACTTTACAAAACACTGTAGTTGAACCTGTAAGGGATACAGGTAAATTAACAATAACGGGCCAATAAACAGGGTCATACTCTGTCTGAACTAAAGAACAATTGTTTTCCGCAAAATCACATAAGTAAATTTGAAAGGGTGGTACACCATTAATATTTGAAATTTCAACGTATGTCATATTATATAATTACCAACAAGTTACAATTACTAAACCATCACCACCAGGACCTCCAGCACCACCAGCAGATAGAGATGTTCCAGCACCTCCTCCCCCACCTCCGCACCCAGGACCCCCTTTACCACCAACACCTCCCACACCAGCATTGTTACTAGCACCACCTGTACCTCCAAGACTAACAAATGGTTTCATCATAAACATTCCATTAACACCTGCCCCACCAGCCGCGGCTCCTCCAACAACATCAACAACAAAACCTCTACCCGATATTGACCCACCATTTGCACTTGTACCAGGGTTTGCCGCATTTATACCACCTCCACCTCGTCCAGCAGAAAATGGTATAGAACCTGTTCCATATACACCAGCAAGTGGTGAAGCAGTTGCGTTACCATCTCCACCTGTTATACCAATTCTATTTGTAAATGTTCCTAATGACACCATACCCATACCTGTATTAGTTGTCGCGGTACCTCCCGCACCTCCTGTACCACCCGCAGCACCTGTTCCAGGATTTCCGGCACTACCACCATTAGCCTGAGCAATATATAAATTGTTTAATGCCACCGTACCACCTAAGTTAGTACTAACAATTGATTGACCACCAGCAGTACCCGCAGTTGCAGGATTACCACCAGCACCACCTGGTCCTCCCGTACCAACCAATATGAGTAAACTATCTGATAGAAAAATTTTAGGTATAACTACACGAGTAAGAGCACCTGTTCCTCCACCTCCACCTCCACCACCAGCTGAACCAGCGGCTCGAGTAAATCCACCTCCTCCTCCACCTCCTGCACCCATACATAAGATATAGACCATAGTTATACCTTTAGGTAAAGTGTAAGCATATTGACCCGCAGTATAATATATTTGCGTTTTGTGAGCGTTATTTGTTAAATTATATGCAAAATCCATAATTAAATTTTTACCAACACTGTATTATTACTAAACCATCACCTCCACGTCCTCCTGTCCCTCCAACACCTGTAGGTGTGGTACCAGCACCACCACCTCCACCACCAGTACCAATGTTTCCATCACCACCTGCTCCACCTGAAGCAGGTGTAGTACCACCTCCTCCACCACCACTTCCTGCAATAGAATAGAATGGGGTTAATGAAAATACCCCTACACTACCTGCACCACCTGACTGTCCTCCAGTATTTGTAGGGACTATACCTGCACCTGTTAAATTTCCTCCATTTGTTGGTGTGGTAGCTCCTGCCGCCATACCCCCTCCACCAGCACCCCCATATAACATACCAAGAGAACCCCATGTAAGTGAAGTTCCATTAGTTGTTGTCCCTGCACCTCCACCAAGGCCTGCAATTGTTGTCCAAACTCCAATCGTTGAGTATAATGCGTCTGCAACGTTAGCGGTGGAGCCTCCATTACCAGCAGTTGCTCCATTACCTCCAGTACCACCTGAAGTGGTTATAATACGTGTATATATATCAGTATTACCAGGAACAGGCATATCAACAAATGTAGGACCTCCATTACTTCCAGCTCCTCCACTCGATACTCCCCCAGCACCTCCAGTACCTACATTTATTATCAAAGAATCTGTTATAAAAATTTCAGGAATAATTAATCTAGTTAAACATCCACCTCCACCACCTCCACCTCCTGACCTATTATTTGCAGATGAGTTAGTAGCACCACCAGCTCCCCCACCACCAGCACTAATAGCAGTAATGGATATCATAGTTATACCTTGAGGTTTTATCCAACTTCCCGACTGATAGAACACTTGTGTCTTATAACTAGTATCCGCTAAATCATATACAAAACTCATATTACATACAAATTACCAACAAGTTATTATTACCATCCCAGGTCCTCCATCTCCACCACTACCACGTGTGGTTCCTGAACCCCCACCTCCTCCTCCACAACCAATTCCACCTTTTCCACCATTACCAGCAGTTCCAAGAGCAAAAGAACCACCACCAGCTCCTCCTAATGAGAAAAAAGGTAAGTTTATAAAAATACCACTTGCCCCATTATTTGTCGCACCACCAGCACCTCCTGAGATTGTAGGTATTGTTCCACTTCCAGTTATACTACCACCAGCAAAATTCCCGTCAGCGGCACTTTTTCCACCACCGGCAGCCCCACCTGTTATTGGTAATCCTGACGACGTAACAGTTATTGAACCTCCAGCGGCAGCATTGACACCTCCCGCACCTGCTTGTCCAGCGATAGACACAAAAGTACCCATTGTTAGATAAATTGCGTTTCCTTGAGTTGCAATTGCTCCTGCACCTCCACCGGCAGAGGCTCCACCAGCCAAACCTACGTTTCCACCGGAACCCGCGGCCGCGAATACTACACGAGTTTGGATAGCAGTCGTATCCCCTCTTGCGATATCAACATATGTCGACGCACCATTCGTGCCTCCTGAACCTCCTGTACCACCCGTACCTCCAGCACCAACAGTTACTTTTAAACTTTCAGATAATAAAATAGCAGGTATTGTTAATCGAGTTATTGCCCCCGAACCACCACCACTACCGCCTGAAGCCGCAGTACCCGTAGATTGGTTACCCGAAGCTCCTCCACCTCCGGCACCAATAGCGGTAATATGTACCATAGTAATACCTCTTGGTTTAACCCAATAAAAAGTACTTAAAGAGGCACTGGTACCTATTGGTCCAGTATAGACTTGATTGTGATATTGATTGTCAGCTAAATTGTAATAGTCAATCATATTTTTTTAAGCCCATGATGGTCTTGGAGGGTTTGAATCAACAACTCGGTATCCGAAATTTATTGTCAAATCTAAAGTATTACCGTCTAAATCGGTTAATCTTAAACATTGTCCTGCCATCCAATCTATTTCCATATATCCCATAGATACTGGCGAACCATAGTCAAATTGTATTAATTGATATATTAACATTAGTAGTCCCCTCCTATAACCGTTGCGTCAATACCACCAGCGGCTGCGGCACCGATTGTTACATAAATTATATAATTAGGAGGTAAAGCAAACATAAGTGGTAATTCATAGTTGGTTGACGCTGCGTTGGTAACAAATGTTGCATTTGCCGCAATTGTTATTTCATCAAATAAAGTGTTATTAGCTGCGGTAGTAGTTGTTGAACCATTATTAATCCAAACACGACCAACAGTTGCCGCCGAATTTGCACCTGTATGTCTAAATCTTATTTTTTGTACATAACTCCCTTCGGTACCTGCGGTAAAAACAGGATAAACTGTACCTGAGGTTAAATCTCCCGTATTATTCGCAGCCGTAATGCTAACATTCCACATAATCTCAGGTCTTAGTGTAAAAATTGGTGCTGTATTTGCTGGCATAGTATTATAATAATTTAATTTAGTTTATTATAAATATTATATAAAGTTAAAATTGTTTGCTGTTGTATAAACAAGTCCTAATGTGAATGTTCCACCCGCAGCTCCTGCAGCTCCTGAGGTACCTGATGAACCAGTAATACCCGATGAACCTGAAGTACCTGATGAACCTGATGTTCCAGATGTACCGTTAACAATAATAGTAACTGCACATACGTCATTTACTGTAAGTGTTGTATCACCACCATTTGTATATAATGCACCTGTAAACAAATAATCACTACCACTTACACTTACATTGTTGAAGTAGTAAATATCAATTTTATTTGAACCATTTAAATTAAAAATTAAATATACAATCCCTTGTGTTCCAACTAAGTTTAAAAAATAATCACTTAAATCTGCTGAGTCAGCAGTTACTACGTCAAATTTCAAATCATACACCGCTACACCCGCTCCTTGATAAGTAAATTGACCTGAAGCAGGTGCACCTCCTGTCCCACCACCGTATTGGTATTGAAGACCACCTTTATTACCTTGACTACCTGATGTGCCTGATGAACCACTTGTTCCTCTTGAACCCGTACTTCCGCTAGACCCCGAACTACCTGAAGAACCCGAACTTCCACTAGAACCACTTGTTCCCGATGAACCTGATGTTCCCGAACTACCACTCGTACCTGAAGACCCAGTTATACCACTACTACCTGACGAACCTGTTGAACCAGAGCTACCACTTGAGCCAGATGTACCTGATGAACCAGATGTTCCACTAATACCATCTAATCCGCTTGTTCCTGATGAACCTGAACCTGAGCTACCTGATGAACCAGCACTTCCTGAAGAACCGCTAGTTCCACTACTTCCTGTAATACCTGAAGAACCTGAGCTTCCACTTGAACCTGATGAGCCAGAAGAACCTGATGAACCGCTAGTACCCGAAGAACCTGTATTACCACTTGAACCTGAACTTCCTGAAGAACCGCTAGTTCCTGATGAACCAGAAGTTCCCGAAGAACCAGTATTCCCACTTGAGCCTGATGACCCAGAAGAACCACTTGTACCCGAAGAACCCGATGTACCAGAACTTCCAGTATTACCTGACGAGCCTGAACTACCCGTGCTTCCACTTGAACCTGATGTTCCTGAGCTTCCGCTTGTTCCTGAAGAACCTGAAGTTCCAGAACTACCACTACTTCCTGAAGAACCACCTGACCCTGATGTACCCGAAGAACCAGATGTTCCTGAGCTACCACTAGTTCCTGAAGTACCGCTAGTTCCTCTTGAACCTGTACTACCAGATGACCCTGAACTTCCACTAGAACCCGATGAACCGCTAGACCCTGAAGAACCACTAGTTCCACTTGAACCTGAGCTTCCTGAAGTACCTGTACTACCCGATGAACCAGAACTTCCTGAACTACCACTAGAACCAGTACTTCCCGAAGTTCCTGATGTCCCGCTTGTACCTACAGAACCTGACGTTCCTGAGCTTCCAGTACTACCGCTAGAACCTGATGAACCTGATGTTCCAGTACTTCCACTTGAACCTGAACTACCACTTGAGCCAGAAGAACCAGCACTACCTGATGTTCCTGTACTTCCTGACGAACCAGATGTTCCAACACTTCCGCTTGAGCCTGATGTTCCTGACGTTCCGCTAGTTCCTGACGAACCAGAAGTTCCACTTGTTCCTCTAGAACCTGTTGAACCAGAACTTCCGCTTGAGCCTGAGCTTCCTGAAGAACCCGTACTACCACTTGAGCCAGATGAACCTGAAGTACCAGATGAACCACTTGTTCCACTACTTCCTGAACTACCCGTTGAACCTGATGACCCACTACTACCTGAAGTTCCTGAACTTCCGCTAGTTCCCGATGTACCTGATGAACCAGAACTACCGCTAGACCCTGAACTTCCACTACTTCCTGATGTACCTGCAGAACCAGATGACCCTGAACTACCACTACTTCCACTAGAACCTGATGTTCCACTTGTACCAGTACTCCCTGAAGAACCTGATGAGCCACTACTTCCACTTGAACCTGAAGTACCAGTTGAACCCGAACTTCCACTTGTACCAGTACTCCCTGATGACCCCGCACTACCACTTGAGCCAGAGCTTCCAGATGTTCCACTAGTACCTACTGAACCTGAAGTTCCTGAAGAACCAGACGAACCTACTGAACCTGACGTTCCTGAAGTACCAACACTTCCAGATGAACCTGATGTTCCGCTAGTTCCTCTAGAACCTGTTGAACCAGAACTTCCTGAAGACCCCGTACTACCACTTGAACCTGAACTTCCTGATGAACCTGAAGTTCCACTACTCCCTGATGAACCCGCACTACCACTTGAGCCAGAGCTTCCAGATGTTCCACTACTACCTGAAGTACCAACAGAACCGCTAGACCCTGACGAGCCAGCACTACCTGATGAACCTGAAGTTCCGCTTGTACCTACTGAACCCGAACTACCTGAAGAACCTGAACTTCCACTTGAGCCAGCAGAACCTGATGTTCCTGAAGAACCATTAACCCCTGATGTACCAGCACTTCCCGCAGAACCTGATGAACCAGTACTTCCTGAGCTTCCAGCACTACCGCTAGAACCTGACGAACCACTTGTTCCTGATGAACCGCTAGTTCCAACACTACCACTTGAACCTGATGACCCACTTGAACCAGAAGTTCCAGATGTTCCTACACTTCCACTTGTACCTGCAGAACCTGAACTTCCACTACTTCCTGATGTTCCCGAACTACCTGAAGAACCGGATGTACCTACACTACCACTAGTTCCTGAAGTACCGCTAGTTCCTCTTGAACCTGTACTACCTGAAGAGCCAGATGACCCAGAACTTCCTGAAGAACCGCTAGAACCTGAACTACCGCTAGTTCCGCTTGACCCTGATGAACCGCTAGTACCTGATGAACCGCTAGTACCTGATGTACCAACACTACCACTTGAACCAGAAGAACCTGAACTACCACTAGTCCCTGATGTACCAACACTTCCTGAACTTCCAGCACTACCGCTAGAGCCTGAAGAACCGGATGTGCCTACACTTCCCGATGAACCACTACTTCCGCTTGACCCAGATGTACCAACAGAACCAGAACTACCACTTGTTCCAGCACTACCACTAGAACCGCTACTACCTGATGTTCCTGAAGAACCGCTAGTTCCTGTTGAACCTGAACTTCCAGATGACCCAGTACTTCCCGAAGAGCCGCTAGTACCAGATGAACCCGTACTACCACTTGAGCCTGAACTTCCTGATGTACCACTTGTACCTACTGAACCTGAGGTTCCACTTGTTCCTACACTTCCAGATGAACCTGAACTTCCACTTGAACCAGACGAACCTGAATTACCACTAGTTCCGCTTGACCCTGTACTTCCGCTAGAACCTGAACTTCCACTTGAACCAGAAGAACCGCTAGTACCTACACTACCCGATGAACCTGATGTTCCAACACTACCACTTGAACCTGAACTACCTGAAGAACCAGAACTACCTGATGTTCCTGAGGTTCCAGTACTTCCACTAGAACCTGCACTTCCTGAAGAACCACTTGAACCTGATGTACCAGAAGTTCCAACGCTACCACTACTACCTGAACTTCCACTTGAACCTGAACTACCTGATGAACCGCTAGTCCCTGTTGAACCAGAGGTTCCACTAGTTCCTGTACTTCCGCTAGAGCCTGAACTACCGCTAGTACCTACACTACCCGACGTACCAGAGCTTCCTGAAGACCCTGTACTTCCACTTGTACCTGATGTTCCAGTTGAACCACTTGTTCCTGAAGTCCCCGTTGAACCTGATGTACCACTAGTTCCTGTACTTCCACTTGAACCGCTAGTTCCTGAAGTACCCGATGTTCCTCTTGAACCTGTAGAACCTGAACTTCCGGATGAACCACTTGAACCAGAACTTCCTGAAGAACCAGATGTTCCTACACTACCAGAACTACCGCTACTACCCGATGAACCAGAACTTCCTGAACTACCACTAGTTCCACTTGAACCTGAACTTCCGCTAGAACCTGAACTACCTGATGTTCCTGAGGTACCAGTAGTACCACTTGAACCAGATGTTCCTACACTTCCTGAGCTTCCACTAGTACCTGAAGTACCTACACTTCCTGAGGAACCAGATGTTCCGCTTGTACCTACAGAACCACTTGTTCCTGAAGAACCTGACGTGCCAGTAGAACCACTTGAACCTGTGCTACCGCTAGAACCTGACGTTCCTGAGCTTCCAGCGCTACCGCTAGAACCTGATGAACCACTTGTTCCAGATGTTCCGCTAGTTCCTACTGAACCAGACGTTCCACTAGTTCCAACAGAACCAGAACTTCCTGATGTTCCGCTAGTTCCTCTTGAACCCGTACTACCTGAAGAACCAGAACTTCCACTTGTACCTGCAGAACCAGAACTTCCAGATGAACCGCTAGTACCTGAACTACCTGTTGAACCTGAACTTCCACTTGAGCCAGATGAACCTGAAGTACCACTTGTTCCTACACTTCCACTTGTACCGGCAGAACCAGAACTTCCCGATGAACCACTTGTTCCTGATGTACCAGAAGTTCCAACACTTCCACTAGAACCAGATGTTCCGCTACTTCCTGAACTACCTGAAGACCCACTTGAACCTGAAGTTCCTGTTGACCCTGAACTTCCCGATGAACCACTTGTTCCTACTGAACCTGATGTTCCGCTTGTACCTGAACTTCCTGATGAACCCGAACTACCTGAAGACCCACTTGAACCTGATGTTCCTGAAGTACCTGTTGAGCCAGATGTCCCTGAAGAACCACTTGTTCCTACACTACCACTACTTCCTGAACTTCCACTTGAACCAGTACTACCTGATGAACCCGATGTTCCTGAAGTACCAACAGAACCTGATGAACCAGATGTTCCAACACTACCTGATGAACCGCTTGTACCAACTGAACCAGATGACCCAGAACTACCGCTTGTACCAGATGTTCCTGAGCTCCCACTTGTACCAGAAGACCCTGTACTTCCGCTACTACCACTTGAACCAGAACTACCTGATGAACCACTAGTACCTACACTACCTGATGAACCACTAGTACCAGAACTTCCCGAAGAACCTGAAGTACCACTTGAGCCAGTACTACCTGAAGAACCAGATGAACCAGAACTACCGCTAGTTCCTACACTACCCGATGTACCTGCACTTCCTGAAGAACCAGTACTTCCACTTGAACCAGAAGACCCGCTTGAGCCAGATGTTCCTGAACTACCACTAGAACCTGATGAACCCGAACTTCCTGAAGAACCAGATGTTCCCGAACTACCACTAGTCCCTGAAGAACCATTAACACCTGAACTACCTGAAGAACCTGAACTACCACTTGTACCTGATGTTCCTACACTTCCAGATGAACCTGAACTTCCACTTGAACCACTTGAGCCAGACGAACCTGAACTACCACTTGAGCCAGATGTACCTGATGAACCACTCGTTCCACTTGAACCTGTATTTCCACTTGAGCCAGACGAACCTGAACTTCCACTTGTACCTGATGTTCCTACACTTCCTGAAGAACCTGAACTTCCACTTGAACCACTTGTTCCCGAAGTTCCAACACTACCGCTAGAACCTGATGAACCTGAACTTCCTGATGAACCTGATGTACCAGAACTACCACTTGTGCCCGAAGACCCTGTACTTCCGCTACTACCACTTGAACCAGAACTACCTGATGAACCCGATGTCCCTGATGAACCCGATGTTCCTGATGAACCTGTCAATCCTGAACTTCCACTTGAGCCACTACTACCTGATGAACCCGATGTTCCTGTAGAACCCGATGTTCCTGTAGAACCTGAACTACCACTTGTACCTGATGTTCCTGATGTTCCGCTAGTTCCTGATGAACCAGTACTACCTGAAGAACCTGAACTACCAGATGAACCTGAAGAACCTGAACTACCAGATGAACCTGATGTGCCAGAACTACCACTCGTACCTGAAGACCCAGTTATACCACTACTACCTGACGAACCTGTTGAACCAGAGCTACCACTTGAGCCAGATGTACCTGATGAACCAGAACTACCTGAACTACCACTTGAGCCAGATGTTCCAACACTACCTGATAAACCACTACTTCCCGCAGAACCTGATGAACCCGACGTTCCGCTTGTTCCACTACTACCACTAGTACCAGTACTACCTGATGTACCCGATGAACCACTTGAACCTGAACTTCCCGATGAACCACTTGAACCTGAAGTTCCTGAAGTTCCGCTTGTACCAGAACTTCCCGAAGAACCTGACGTTCCACTTGTTCCCACACTTCCTGAAGAACCTGATGAACCTGAGGAGCCAGATGTTCCTGATGTACCCGAAGAACCTCCAGTACCTGATAGTCCTGATGAACCACTTGTACCTGATGTTCCACTTGCACCATCAACACCATTAATACCTGATGTTCCAGCACTACCTGAACTACCGCTAGTTCCAGCACTTCCCGAAGAACCGCTATCCCCTGATGAACCAGACGTTCCACTTGTTCCTGATGTACCCGCAGAACCAGAACTACCTGATGAACCAGAACTACCTGAAGTTCCACTTGTACCTGCTGAACCTGAAGAACCAGAGTTACCTGAAGAACCAGCACTTCCTGAAGAACCACTTGTACCCGCAGAACCTGATGTTCCAGAACTACCATTAGAACCAGATGCCGTAATACCTGTTACAGAAATAATAGTTCCATCACTATTATATAATTCTAATGTACTTGTACCTGAAAAATAAGTACCACCCGTTAATTCAGTACCTTGAGCAAAAACTCTCCATCTCGCATTTTCTCTTGTAACACCACTAACACCTTCAATAGTTGAGCCTGTCCAAGCATTAATAAATGCCTGACCTTCAGGTGTATTATTCTTTATAATAGTTTCGTAAGATAATTGAGTTACAGAATTAGCACTTACTGCAGCATCCCATAAATCATTGTAATTGTCTATTTGATATTGATATGCCGTTTCAGTTTCATTAACCCAAACAATCATACCCAATCTTCTTCTACCCGAAGAGAAATTGTCAGAATTTAAAGTTAAATATGTTGGAGAAAATGTACCGTTACCAATGTTAATATTAATAGGTATATTATTAACACTTAATTGTTGTTGTCCTTGCCCACTAAATGTTAAACCTAAATTAGTAAGGTATGCCGCCTCTTGCCATCCACCAACATTTAAAACATTAAAATTGGTTCCGTATGGACTTGTTCTCGCTACACTGAAAGGTCCTGTAATTTGGGACGCACTTATTGGATTTTGATACGGTATTGCCATTTTTTTTACTTACTAATAATTATCTTTTTTTTAGGTTTTATACACCCCTTTGAAATAATAATTGTTATTATCAGGAAGTTTTGGAGGTAACAATCCATCGTTTGATAAGTATAATACTCTATAAGTTCCCGCAGGTATCGCTCCACCTGGAGTTATTGTAATATCCCCAACCGAAATTTTAGGGTCAGGAGTTGCTAAAATATCAAAGTCACAAGGTTGTGATTGATAACCAACATTTACACTCATATTATTTAAAGTTCCTCCGACACCATCAAGTGGTATCCAAATCGTATACATGTACTGTAAACTAGTGTTAATATCACTATTATTAACTTCTATTGTTTCAAAAGTGTATTGGTTAATTAAACATCCAAAACTATCATTGATAGTATTTGGGAATTGATTTAACGCACCTTTTAAGTCTGTAGGTTTAACAAAGTTTCCTGTTCCACCTGTAAATCCTGAGTATGATGAGTATTTGTTCATCATATAACTGTAGTTTGGATTTGTTGGTAATGGAAGAGCTCCCGAGTTACCCCATCCGTACCAATTAACATTAGTATCAGGTGTTATACCATCCGATAAGTAATACATATAACTTCCTAATCCATACAACGAACCACTTGCCGAAGAATCTTGTGGTTCTGCGAATACATAAGCATAATATTGTGGTGTTGTAATAGATGGTGTAGGAGTAAATGTAGGTGTTGTAGTTGTTGTAGGTGTGAGAGTTGGAGTTAGTGATGGTGTTAAAGACATTGTTGGAGTAACACTTGGAGTAATAGATGGTGTTGGTGTAGGTGTTGCAGGTAGAGCTGGTGCGTTACAACATGGTCTATCAATAATGTAAGGATTATTAGTCGGATAAGAGTAAGAGTTTAAACTAAAACTACTAAGAACACTTACATAAATTTTTTGAGGTAATGGTATAATAACAATACCCTGAGATGATTGTTTTAAAAACTGAACTAAAAACTTACCCTCATTTTTAGTTTCTCTACTTGTAAATTGATAGTTTACATAATAAGTAATATCTAAAGGATTAACAGTAGACGCACTTGTTGTAATATAACATTCTTTAGACGCTACAATATATTTCTTATTAACTTCATCATATACCGAAATTAAAATTGTATTACCCGAAATATTTTCATCTAAACCAAAATCACTTCTTCCGTCTTTTGATATCTCAACTTGGAAAACTGGTAACGTTGAATTTTTCTTAATAAACCATTCCATATTAAATAGATACGTAACTATTACCAATTTTTATCGTAAGTTTTTCTCTGATTGGTAAAATATAAGTTCCTGTATCAGTGATAAAAACAAACTCTCCTTCATAAAGTCCCTCTCTACTTGTATCGCTTGAAGTGAATTTATAATAAACATAGTACTCTGTCTCAGCGTTTGGGTCAATAAATGTCTTTTCAACAAACCCTCCTTTCTTATTCAGAATCTTGTAACCTCCCGTTTTAACATCTATCATGGAAAAATAAATCAACGAGTTTTCTATTAATGACATAAACTCTGTTATGTCAGCAATACCATCTTTAACCACTTGCATTTTAAGAACAGGCAGTGTTGCACCTTTGTTAATAAAAAATTCCATTAATAGTTTTTTAAATAAATATCAAAAAATCAACATTCTTTTCTTAAATTACTATCATAATGTTCAAATCTATCATGTTCGGTAGGAGTGAGTAATAAAATACCTGGTTTTAATTTACCTTTAATTGTGTTTTGGAAGTTATGAGACATTAAAGTTTGTTCATATGGGTGTTGATATTTTGTTTCCAAATAACATTTATAACTCCCACTTTTTGAAAGGATTATTGGCCAGTTACACAAATAAATTTCACCTGAAGCGTATGGTAAACCTTTATGTGTTTTAATCTCGTTGAATTTTGTTTTTGGAGCATTTGGGTCTAAACCCTGTTGAGGTAATCTTGGATTTTTTGGCCAATGTTGTTCTCTGAAATTTTGTGGAACATTATACCAACTCCACTGAGTACTATTATCACCATAAAACTCTGAAAAATTTAATTTTAAAAAATCAAAGTTTTCTTTGTTAACTATCTCTAAACTTTTTTGATATAGATTACTTACATATCTGTTAAACCCATTTCTACACACTTCATTTTTTTGTGAGTAAAAAAACATATCATCCTCAAAGAATAACATATAGTCCAACCCCGTTTCATCAAAGTGTTCCGCAGTCCATTGTCTTCCACCTGTAATACCTATGTTATCTTTTTTAATATGTTCAAAGTCATATTCTTTACAAAGTTTTAAGTATTCTTCAGTTGTTGATAAATCTGTAGAGTTATCCAATAAAAATTTCTTTGGTTTTTCCAAGAAATCCCTATCATATTCAATCATAGATTTAATTAATGTTTCAAATTGTTTTGGTGAATTGAATGTTATTACATACAACGCAACTTTATCTATATCTAAATCATTTTGAATTTTAACAAACTCTGTCTTTTTAACTAAAACATCATCTTTTAAATCCTCAAAGAATTTCCCAAATAAACCATTATATTCAATTTCAAAATAATTTATGTATTCACTTAACTTATAAACCATTATTGAAAATATTGACTCTTCCGTTCCCATGTACCCACTTGATAGTGTATCATTCAATAGGTTATAGTATTCACCATTCATCTGTGATATGGTTTCTTTAGGACCTCCAAAAAATCCACCACGAGCAACTTTTTTTACATCATCTTCAGCCCACTGATTAATCTTTGGATATGAAAATCCGTGTATCTCATTACTTGCATCGTATGGAAAACAAACAAATGTAAACTTATCTATATACTTACTTAAATTATCTAACACCTTATCATGTGTGAAATATCCGGGGTGAACAGTATTTGTAAGTCCAGCGTCAATCCAAAATAAAAACTCTGAATTAAACTTATCAAAAATCCTTGCATCATTTAATATAAACATTTTTGACATAACAAGTGGATTGTATATTTCCAATCTACCTTGTGTTGATTCTTTTAACCACCCTGATTGATTATACCATTCAGGATTATTTCTAATTTCTTGTATTTTATTGTAAAAGTCATTTTCAACAAACCAACTCTTATCTCTTAAAATAAATTGGGTATTACTTTGGTCTCTTCTTTCCCAAACAAATTCCTCCAATTCCTTTTCACCAAAAATTATTAAGTTTTCTTCAACTTTTAATAGTTGTTCAAATTTTTCTAAATAATGTGAAAAAGAACGAGACCAACCTTCTTCAAGATTTTCTCTTCCAATATTCCACAATCCTGTAACTAATGTAATATTACTCATTCCGTATGTCTAACTTTATAGATTATGTAATCAACAAATTCACTTTCAAACATTTGACCTATCTCTTCATAAAAAATAACATCCCCAAAAACATCTTCTTGGAACATCGGTAAATTATGTGTGTTTGGAATCACTCCCATACATTTCCCTACATTACCTCTTGTGAAATCTTTTAATCTCCAATTAATATCACCTAACCAATTGTGTTTGAATATGTATAATTTGTTTTTATCTTTAATAGTTTCTTTGATTACTTTAAATGCGTCTTCAGTGTATCTATCATCATCATCGGCAAACATTATAAAATCACCTTCTAATGAATTAATGTTTTCATTAATTAACGGATGTCCGTATTTCCATTTTTGTTCCCCTTGATTTAATATGTGATTAACTTTGAATTTAAACTCATATCTTGATAATACTTCTGAAACAAAGTCGTGATTAATATCTGAGATTATTGTAAAAATATCTGTTGGGTCTAATTGGTCTTTGAATGACTCAATTAATCTTGGTAGAGTTTCTCTCCCAATTGAAGTACAAACAATGTTAAGACTAAACATAACACTTCTCCCTTACATATTTTGTCTCATCATAAATGTCTAAAATGTCTAAAAACGCTTTTTGTAAGTCTAACCAATCACCAAATTCAAAAGCGTGACATTCATCCGAATGTTTACCTGTAATAGCCGTAAGAACCTCTTGTTCACTAATAAGTTGGTTATGTGTGGTTAAGTATTGATTAAAAATGTCTAAATATCCGTCTAAAATATGTCTAACTTTTTCTGATGTTCCACCAAATAGACATCCAGGAACAACCTTTAATTCAACACCAAATAGGTCGTTAAACTTAGCAACCGTTTCATAATTCATGACAATTGAATTACCTTTTAAATGGATAAATCCATGTTGATTTATCTTATCAACCACCTTATCCAAAAAGTTTTTTGAGTTAATTAACGGAGCCATATAATCTCTCCACCCGTCATGACAAGATGTTCCAATCAAACCAGCATCAATCCAAAAGATATTATCACAATCATGTGACTCATCAATTAAGAATTGAAGTTTATTTAAAACAACTTCCAAATAATTGTTTACACAATAAATTCTATCATAGTTAATTCCACCTGATAATTCTTGAGTTCTAATTCTGTCAATTAATTCACAAGTTTCAGATGTATTTAATTCTTTAAATTTAAATTCAACATTTGGGAAATTAAATTCATACTTTAAATTAAACTTATCATATGAATTTTGGTCAGTATAAATTACGTAACGATATTCAGGATAAATTATGTTTTTAATCGTTGCAACCAATAATGGAAAATTTTTATATCTTTCACTATTAATCCCTTCAACATATTTTAATTCATAAATTGCTGAAATTATTTTAGTACCATTTGTCATGTTCTGCGTATATTATATTTGATGCTTTATAAGCGTTATTTTTTATTTCAATTCCATTAGATAACGCCGAGAAACACATCTCGTCTATGTTACCTGCGGGTATGTTTCTCAAACCTTTTTCTTTTTTATATTCGATACACTTGTCCCAAGTATCTAAAAAACTATTAAACTTATCTTCATCAATACTCAAGTATTGGATACAATCTTCAGGCATAACCTCCAACTTATCTTTATTAACCTCATGATTGAAATACTTTTCATACTCAAGTAATCGTCTACCTAATTCACTATTGGTATGAACTTGTTCGTTAAAATTATATGTTACTGGCCCTGATAAACAATTCTCATCAAACGCTCCTAAAATCTTTTCTTCATTAAAGAAAGATGGGTTAACTCTCATATCACAATCAACTAAAATCATTTTAGTAAAACCAATACTTAAAGCAGCTCTTAACGAATATCTCTTAACTGAAAAATCAAAATCATAGTAGTTTTTAGCATACTCCAAATAATTTGGATTAAAATCATTAATGTTGAAAGTGTGAACAAATTCTTGATTATTAATCTTACTTGGGTCATCGGTAATAACAACCAAATTTGTTTTATAATCCGATTCTACGATATCACCAATAAATCTATTAACTTGGTTATAATATCTTTCACCAAAACAAAAAGTAGCAAATGTAAATTTCATATCTTATAAATTTCCTGTTATTCTATCACACCATCCTTTAGATTCCGAGTGAGGCCAAACAACCCAATATTTAGGTTTTGAATCAGTTAAGAACTCTCTCCAAACTTTACAATAACCATCAGGGTCTCTTAACATTCTATCAACCTCACCTTTATCAGCATCTTGTCTGTAAATGGTTTCATCTAATTCATTATGGAACGCAACAACCCAAAAGTCATAATCCTTTTCAGGTACTTGAGTAAACCCAATATCAATACAATGTTTGAATACCGATGTAAATGACTTTAACCATTCTTCTTCTGAATTGAAGTTATTTGGATTTGGTGGATAACCTTTATCTAACGTATATTGTTGAACGGCTCTCTTTGAAAATAAAAGACCTGAATATTTTTCATAATCTCTTAAAGTTCTAACTTTACCAAACCCATACTTCCCGTGATTCATATCTTCCTCACCATCCATACCGAATAGAGAACGATTTTTCTTATGAGCAAAATTATTCTTATCAACCCATTGTTTATCGTCATCCCATTGTTTAGTTCTACCCTTACGAGTATATTCATGCCAAATTAAAACTTTATGTGGGTGGAATAAATCATATCCATGAGTGTATGCTCTTGCAGCGATTGAAATCTCTTCACCATGAAAATAAAACTCAGGGTCGTGTTGAACTTCTTTAGCAAATTTTCCAAGAGTAAAACAGAAGTGAGCCGAGTAAAATCTTGCGGTAACAGGTTCAGTTAAATTTTGCCAACCAGGAATTGTTTCAGGTAAAAAGAAAACCGCACCTTCAGGAATAAATCTATCAAACGCCATTCTCCATGGTTCGTTAACACGTAGGTTGGGGTCATTGTCAGGGTCAAAGGATGAAACATAACCTGTTAATAAAGGTTTCTTATATCCTTTCTTTTGAAGTTGTTTAACCATCTTAATCATCTCATCATCCCAATTTTGAGCAAACCTCATGTGTGAGTCAATTTGAAGAGTGTAAGTTTCCTTACCATATACTTGTTGTATTTGATTTCTTGCCCAACAAGCTCCTTTGGATTCGGTGTATGGAATATCGATTATTCTAAATCTTTCATCATTCCTATATTCATCTAAATTATCAAAATTATCATCAGGATGAAACTGACGAGCAATACCAAAAACTAAGTTTTCAGGTCGTTTAGCATTTTCCAATGCTGACTGTATAGTTGGGATTAGTTGGGGGTCTCTGTAAGAGGCAACTTGTATAAAAATTTTCATGTAAATGTTTTACACAAAAAGTATTAATTTTAAATAAAAATTAAAGAAATAAATTAATAAGTTTTAGTTTTTAAAATCCGCTTGTTACCAAATTATAAAAAATTAAACCTGTTACGTTGGTTGTTTTTGTTATAGTCGGAGTTGAATAACTAAAAGTCATCACGTCACCACCACTTAGTTCTCCAAATTGTACTCGTAACGGATAATATGTACCAGCAGTTAAGGCAATTGTACCTGAACGTTCTTGTGTCCCATGTAATCCACCGTTATTAACTGTTGAGTTTGTTGTTGTAAATCCTGAAATACTATTACTACCAACCCAAACATAGGAAGCATCATCAGATGAAGTAAAGAATGTGTAAGTTTCTGTAGTAGTTGGTTTGAAATAACCTAACCATTGACAACTGAAATTCTCACCGTCACTGGTTGGGGGTTCTGTTATCTCGGTGGTTTGTACTGAAGTCGCAGGATTTCCACCTACTGATGCGGGAGTTGCGGTTGCAAAGAAATTAACATTATCATTAAAGTACCCACTATAAGTTGTTTTAAATACTCCTGCAGTATAACTTAAATCCCAAGATGTCCAATATCCCGCCGAGTTTAACCATGTCTTAGCCGCTGAAGCACTTGCAAATGTTTGTGGTGTTCCGGTAAAACTTGATACATACTGAGATAAACTAATAAAGTTATTATCTGTCTTACTTGGTGTTCTCCAAAAACCGATATAAGCAGGAACTCCAACAGGATTTGGTTGTGTTCCTGACGGTACGGTGTGAGCAATAACATATCCCAAATCTTCATCAGGCCCATTCCACCATCTTAAACCTGTGGATGTAAAACCACTTGTTGGGTATCCAATAGCAATACTTCCAACTTGTTCTGTCCCTGAAATTGTTGAGCCTGTATTATATGCAAAAGGTCGTGATGTTGCCATTTTATTTATAATCCATATTTTGATTTAGTATTATTATAGTTTGTTGTTACATCACTGGCGGTTAATCCTGTGGTATAAAAATAACAGGCACCTATTTTACCATTTAAATAAAGTGATGATATACCAGTACCAATGTAACCCAAATAAAGAGGGTTAGTTTCACTATATGTATCAGTACCATGAGCGGTTGTTATATATTCGGTATTATTAATATACACTTTGGTGGTATTAGCAGTTGAGGTAATTCGTGAAACAAATGTAAATAAATACCAAGTATTAATTGAAACGGTTAACGTAGAGTCGGATATTTTTTGAACCCCCGTTCCATTTGTAACTACCCTCACAACGCCAGCATTCGAGAATAACCCACCCCAATACCCATCAAATCCAAATGAACTGGATAGTTTTCCAAAGACCGGAACTTGTTGACCTGAACTAGGTAAAACGTCAAATTTAACCCAAACTTGTATTGTTCTTTGGGTTGTAGTATTTAAACTAAGATTAGCAGTATGAGGTATACTTATTGTATTACTAGTCCCATTTAAATCAAAAATACCTCCGTCAGTAGACAACCAAGTGGCACCATTAATAGTTGCATTATTTCCATTTCCCGTTTCATCAGTCCAAGTACCACTAACATAATTAGTAGCATCTAACTTCATAAATAAATTACCACTAATTACCCCACCCACACTTGTTGGTGTTGGAGTAATCGTATTTGTCGGTGTCTGTGTTTGGGTAGGTGTTACAGTTCTAGTCGGAGTTATGGAAGGTGTTGGAGTAATTGTATTTGTCGGTGTTTGAGTATTTGTTGGAGTTATCGTCGGGGTAACTGTCATTGTAGGTGTAGGGGTTATTGTTGTTGTCGGAGTAGGTGATGGTGAAATAAATCTTGACGAAAATGAATTGTAATTTTTTAATACTTCAGTAGAACTTAATACTCTATTGTAAGTCATAGCAACTGAAACCCTACCATTTAATAGATTACCTCCATCACCAAACGCTCCTATCCTTGTTGAACCATTACCCCCTATAGGTGTCTTTTGAGTGGTGTATGTACTATCCTGAACACCATTAACATACAATACAAATCCATTTATGGTATCAAAAGTTACACACGCATTATACCACACCCCATTACTAAAGTTAGTGACCGATGGGAAAACCGTATAATTACCCCAATCAGAATGTCCACAATATAATTTATTTGAACCTGCAAAGAACATAAAGTGTCCACCAGTATCACTACTTAATAAATTATTATCAGCCGTTGAGTTTAGATAAAACCAAATGTTTTTGGTATATGCCGTTATTCCAACAGGAGTACCTGCAACATTAACATATTGATTACTTCCGTTAAATGTGAGGTATCCGTTGTTACTTGAATTGAATGTTGGAGTATTAATTAGTGTTCCGTTGTTACCACTAAAACTTAAATCATCCCATCGTGAACCACTTCTTGGGTATGATGAAACATAACCAGCATCAAGTAATAATGTTAATCCGTCAGTTATAATATCAGGGTAATCAAGGTTAACACAAATAAGACCTGTTTGTCCTGTGTACCATCCTAACGCTTCGTTAGCAGTATTAAATGTTTGTCCCGCAAATCCTTGTGTAAAACCAATAAGTTCTGAGTCGTTTTGAGCAACCACTATGGATGGTCCAGCAACTGCCTTGTTTCCATACATGGTATAACCACCTGATGGTGGTATAATAGAATTCCAAAATCCTGTAACACTTGTTGGCCCGTATTCCGCACCTTCATTAATACCCAAAACCCAATCCTTAACTTTAATCGTATTAGGATGAAAGGACGTTGAGTATTTTATTTTATTCGGTGGGATTGGCATTATCTTGCAACTTCTGTTATTCTTAACCACATTGAAGTAGATGAATTTACTATTGTGATATTATCATCCGCAAAACTTCTACGACATGCAACTACTATCGATTTTGCGGTAGTATTAGAGTTAGTGTATCTACCCGTTAATGGAAATAAAACACCTGTACGAAATCCATTAACCGTGCTTTGTACTGAATAGGTTATTTCACCACCATCAACCTTTATTCTAGATATGTATGAATCATTACCTGTACCAGAAGTAAAATCAAAAGATGCTAAATGATAATGTATTACTAAATAACTTGTAGAACTTAATGGTGTATAACTATAAGTAACAAAATCAGTATCCGAATTACTGGTAGCTATAGTTGTAGTACTAACAGTTACCTCAGTATTACTCAAAATAATATCGTTAATTACCTGACCGGCTCTCCACGCATTAGCCTTTATAAATCCTGTAAATACCACATTACCTGTGGTATCTATAGCCATTTTTACCGCACCTCCTGCTTCATTTAAATTATTTGTGATACGAACTAACTGTCCACTTAGAACATCAAATGACCCATTAAAACTATCAATACCAAAGTTTGAATTATTAGCATAATAAAACAAAACACCCGGAGTATCTGTACTATTATTATCAAGAAGAACATCACCAGTAGCTGACCCCGCCTTTGTAAATGTTCCGTTACCAAAAGATGTTACACCTGTAGTACTTATATTACCATTAACACTTGTATTACCTGTAACTGATAATGTAGTACCATCAAAAGTCATTCTAGCCTGAGCAACCGCAGCATTAGATGTCCCATCAGATGTTAATACTCTATTACTACCCGGACTTGTGATTGTGGTAAATCCTGTACCTGATGTTCCGGCAGAACCGGAACTACCCGATGAACCTGATGTACCAGAACTACCTGAAGTTCCTGAAGAACCACTTAAACCTGATGTTCCGCTAGTTCCTGAAGAGCCAGTACTTCCACTTGACCCTGAAGAACCTGACGTTCCACTTATCCCATCTAAACCACTTGTTCCCGATGACCCACCATTACCTGAGGTACCACTACTTCCTGATGTTCCTAAAGAACCACTACTACCACTTGAACCAGATGTACCAGAACTACCTGAAGTTCCACTACTACCACTTGTTCCTGACGAACCTGTAGAACCCGAACTCCCCGATGTTCCTGCAGAACCTGAACTACCACTAGTACCTGAAGAACCACTAATCCCGCTAGAACCTGAACTACCATTAGTTCCCGATGTTCCTGAACTACCACTACTACCTGACGAACCACTTCCTCCACCACCTCCGCTAGTACTTGCCGATAATACAATCGTATTGTTTCCAACTGATGATATATCAACATTAACACCACTAAAATTAATATAACTATATGGTGATGACGTAAATTGACTAACATTATTTATTCTAACTGACGTAAATCCTGAACCTCCTCCAGTTCCTGTCGAAAACTTTCTCCATGCCGCAGTACTATATGTTGCACCACTAACATCTTCAATAGTGTTAGCAGTCCAAGAATTAATAAACGACTGACCCGCAGCAGTTTTATTATTTATCGTTGTTCCAAAATCAGATACTTGAGCGCATCCCGTACTAGCAGTCGCAGCATTAAATAACGTCTCGTAATCATTAATATGATATTGGTAAACTTGGTCAACCTCATAAACATAAGCCAACATACCAAGTCGTCTTCTACCTGATGAAATATTATCTGAAGCCAAAGTAATTACATCAGGTGACCAAGCTGTTCCCGTTCCTTTTGTAAACTCAATAGGAATAGTATTACCCGAATATTCAATACTTCCCGTTGTTCCCGATGGTATTGTATAATAAAGGTCAGATAAACTGAAAACCTCCATATAACCACCCGTATTATTAACACTGAAAGTAGTACCATACGTATTGTTTCTTGGTACACTTTGTGTTCCATTTAGTTGGATAGACGATATTGGATTTTTATATGGGAAACTCATTTACTATAATTATATATCAACCTTACTTCCTCTAAAATAAAGGTCATAAGTATTATCCAATTCAAATGTATTTGATGGGTATGTTGTGTAAACCCTGTATGTTGTATTTGCAATAGTACTACCTGTATAAGTAAATGTATTAGCGTAAATTGTCGGTTCCGTCTTTACACTTGTAAAGACATTTGGATTAACTATTCCCAAATCAATCTCAACTTGGTATTGATTATTGGTTCTGCTAATTGGTATTATCCAAGTGTACCAAGCTTTACATCCAACCGTATTTTCAGGTACTTTTGTTGTTGGGAAATTATATTTAAGATATGGGTTACCGTATGAATCAAGTCCACTACTTGCCGATGGTACTAATTGTTTTATAATATTTGGAAATAATCCTGTTGTCCATCCTGAGAAGTTAACATATTTGTTCATGTCTAAATCAAATGTACTAGCCGAACTACTTGGTTTAGTAGTATTTGTAAATCCATAAAAATTAGAACCAAGTGAATTCATGTAAGAACCAACACTAGCAGAACCTGAGTATGGTTCAATGAACAAATAAGCATAAATAGGAGTGTCAGGTGTAACTGTAGGTGTTGGAGTTCTTGTAACTGTTGGAGTAATTGTTTGTGTTGGGGTATGTGATGGTGTAACTGTTTGTGTAGGTGTAATACTTGGTGTGATACTCGGTGTAGGTGTAAATGATGGTGTAATACTTGGTGTTGGAGTATTTGAAGGAGTTAAAGAAATTGTCGGGGTGACACTTGGAGTAATACTTGGGGTTGGAGTAGGTGTTACACACATATATTCTTGTGTGAAAATACATCCTGTAGAATCGACTATTTTAATTAAAACTTTTGGAGCCGATGAATATGGACTCGGAATATTAAAACTAACAGATGGTGGAATATAATCATATATTGTTGTCACAGTTTGACAAGAGTATTGAAATATGTCACAAACTGAAATAACATAAGGAGGTATTCCTCCCAAACTATTTATTGTTACTAAACTCATTTAATGATAAATAGTTTTTCAACTATTTTAAGTGCGACAAGATATACTATAATCCATTCTTACCGATATAGTTAATACATCATCTTTATAAACTTCAACACCACCAACAACATCTGATTCAATACTGATGGTATTTGTCAATAAATTAACCTCATAAGATTTAATATCAGGTATAGTATTGATTAATGCATCAATAACTGTCTTAAATGCGTTTACTGTCGGTGAATTAGATAAAGATGTTGTTGTAAAGAAAGTACCTGAATAAACCGTTCCGTCAAGTTCTATATCACAATTAAATTTAGCATATTTAAGTTTACAATCCTCATGTCCTGTTGTTAATGAAGAATATCCCTCATTTAACATTTTTGTAAAATTAAATATTGATGAAGGTAGATATGTTTTATTACCAATCGTATACTTGTAAGTTGAGCTAGCAGTTCTTAATGGGTTACAACTAATATCAATTGATTTAGTTGTTTCACAATTACTTGTACCGCTAACAGTTAATACATAAGTACCAGCAGTTAAACCTGTAATATATGTACCAATTTGACCATTAACATTATCACTCCAAATAAAGTTAAAAGGCCCAGTACTTTCATTTAATAAAACACTTATCGTACCACCACTACCATTTATACAATCAGTACCATATAACGCAAATTGATAAGGTGCCAAATAATCAATTGTAGTTGATGTAGTTTGAGTACATCCTGAAAGATTTTCAATAGTTACATCGTAATTACCTGCAGGTAAACTAGTAAAGGTATATGTCGTTGAAGTTGTCGGGTATGAGCTAGCCCCGTTTGATAGTGAATACGTATAAAATGTTGAAGATGTATAACTTGGAGTTACAGATATATTGATAGAACCATCATTAAGACCACAATAAGTACTATTTCCTGTAATAGAAAAATTAAATGATGTATCATTTAATACTGTAATATTATTAGTATAAGTACAAGCACTACTACTATCATTAATTGTTAAAGTATATGTACCCGACTCTAAACTGTTAAATGTATTGGTTTGAAGTGTTGACGTATTAGTTGTTGTCACACCACTATTATTACTTAATGAATATATAAATGGAGGTGTCCCACCTAATAATGTAACAGTTATTGACCCACTATTATACGAACATTGTGAGTTTGAAACTGTTTCAGATACCAATGAAAAACTTCTTGGAACTAAGAAATCAACTGATGTTGAGAGACTACATAACGAAACATCCGTAACTGTTAAAGTATAACTTCCTGACCCAATATTATTAAATGTTACAGATGTACCATATGTTGTAACTGAATCACCATTACTTAATAAATAAAAATACGGAGCCGTTCCACCTGTAATATTAAACGTTATACTCCCATCAGCATTAAAACAAGTTGGTGGTGTGGTTGTATAAGATATAAACGATATCGGTTCAGCATTTGTAATAGTTGTTATTTTAGTTAAACTACACCCATTCGCATCTATAACAGTTAAATTGTACGAGCCTTGAGTTAGCCCAGTTACAAATGTATCACCTGTACCACCAACAGTAGGTGACCACTGATAAATGAATGGTGAAACACCTGTTAAACCTGTAACGTATATTTTACCACTTTGTTGTGAACATGCTGGATTATCAATTGTATATAATCCAAAATCAAGTAAATTTGGATTAGTATGTATTATCACAGATTCTGTTTCACAAGGGCAATTACCATCCCCTGTTACCTGAGCGTAATACATACCTTCAGATAAATTTATAAAAGAATATGCGGTATTAACCGAAGTTGCGGAAGCATAGTATACATAGTCTTTATATAAATTAATTGTTGCCCCAACAAATGTTCCTTGAGTATTGTCAATTACCCCATTAGTCGTTCCTGTGGTTACAACTGTTAAATATGAACTATCAGGTTGACATGTTACAAAATCAGATGTGTTAATATATGCAGTACTTGCTGAAACTATATTAAAATATACAGGTCCTATAACTTCATTAATCGGAATAGTTGAAGCTGTAATATTAAATCCGTAAGTACCCGTACTTAATCCTGTTACAGAATAAGAACTTCCTGAAAAAGTTGCCGATGGTAATACATTATTTACCCAATAGATTGTATACGGACTTGAGCCAACTAAAGTAATTAGCGCAGCTCCTAATGAACTATTTGTACAATCACCTGTTAAACTTATTGAATACGAACTTTCCGCCATTATCCTTGTATCTGTATATCATTTATTACGACTATATCACTTATAACAACATCATCAAATCCACATATTGTCGATATTAATTGTAATTGATTTGTATTACTGTTATAAACTATTTGTACACCTGCTTGATTATTAATTCCACTATTTGAAAAGTAAACTAATCCTTGATTTATAGTATTTATCCATTGTGTTTGAGTTGGGTATAAATTTGGGTAATAATAGGTTGGCCCATTATTATACTCAAATATAAATTCTTCACCAGTATTAATGTGTGTTAATGTAAAACCAAATCCATAACTTGCATTGACAATTGTATAACCATCAGTAAACCCTTGTTCAGTCGCCAATACTTGTGCATCATCATGTAAACCATCTCCAATATTTTGAATTGATGGTACATCAATATCAAAAGTAAATGAGTCACAACCATTAGTTTGGAGAGTACCAGTTGTAACCGGCCCAACAACTTCTTGTAGTACCAACTGACAACCTCTTTGTCTTCTATAAATAAACTTTTGTCTATGGAATATTGAATTTTCAAATTTTGTTCCTGTATTCCAAATAGTTGTTGCCGGAACAAATTGTTCAATTAATTTAATCCAAAAATCACCTAGTCCATTAATATACTCAATCATATTTTGATAACCAAAATTGTAATTAGTTAATCCTGTATCTTGGTACATCGTAAGGTATTTCCAAAATAGTGACTGTAATGTTGGGTAACCACTTGTTTTTCCATCGGATGAAAATTGTCGATTTCTAACATTTATCATGTTCAACCAAAAAGTTTTATAAAACTCATAAAAAGTTTTATTTTGTGGTTGTGGATTAATAAAAGTCCAATCAATACCACCTATCTGTGGATACGGTGAAGATAATCCTGTGTAAGGTATTGGGTAATTTTTGGTTGCCGAAACATACCAAACATCATATGCAAGAGCTTGAGCAGGATTTAAGAATATTTCAACATTCTTAACATTAAGTAATAATCTATCTGTTGAGATTGGGTAATAAGCATTAAATAAATTATCAATGTTTTTTCTCAACCCGATATCTTCATTAGTCCAACTCTTTTTATTATCCTGAACTTTTTTAAGATTAAAACCCATATCCATGAATGGGAAATTTCTAAATCTATCTAAGAATTTTTGACCATATGTGAATGGTTCTAAATTAGTTTGGATATTAACATTTTGTCCAGTGTAGATACTAGTACTATAATTAACTTCTTCAGGTGTTCTATGTTGTACTGTAGACTCAATCCATCCACCTCCTTTTTGAAAATAAAAACTTGGTCTACTTGTTGTCCCTTGAGTAAACACAGGATTTACAGGATAACCCTCACTGTCAACAGGATAATCGGTTAATGTTGTATTTGTCGGAATTGTAACACCTGATTGTGTAAATGCAGTATATGTTACACCCTGAAAATTATAGGTATTACCACTATTTAAAACCGTAAACTGTGGGGTATATGTTCCACCTGAAATTTGTGAATATAATAAATTAAATTTTTCTATATTAATATTTGTGTCCGCCAAATAAACATTCTCATTAAACTCAACAAGAGCTTCAGGTGCCCCAATAAAACCCAATAAAAATTCAATCGACTTTCTTGTTCCTTTTGACCTGTACAAATAAGATGAATTAAGAATTAAATTTCTAAAATATTGATTATTTAAATCTTGTTTTGTTTGACTTGTCGAATAAGCAGGAAACGCATTATCCGTAGTACCATAAACCGACTCTAAAAAGTCAGCATTTGCAATTGGGGACATCCTGATTGACCAACCAAGTGTTTGAGCCAAATTAGTAACTAAACCTGAAGGTATATCATTTCCAATATTGTAATTTACAGAATTAACATACTGTATTCCATCAATATATTTTTTTGTTTCATCAAAACTTCTACCATAAATTTTTAAAGTCTTATCAACCTTTTCATCTACAGTATCAAATTCCTTTAACGCATTTGTCGTATAAAATCTAGATACTAAATTTGTTTTATTTTCATCATAACTTGTACCTAATATCTGTAATTCAGATATATAATTTTCATATCCAAAAGAACTAATATCTATATTCCATACACCACCTAATGGCCAAGTAATTGAACGTACAACATTTGAAATGTAACCATCATCCGATTCAGATGGTGTTTGATATTGGTACGTATATATTGGGTTAGAGTATCTATTTAATAACGCTTCTTCAATTTCTCCTAACTCAAGATTGAAAACTTCATTAACTATTGTATCATTTGGTCTAACAACAAAATTTTGAGAATATGTTGTTAACCCACTAAATGGATTACCTTTAACATATATTGTTAAATCGGTTGAAAAATCAGAGGTTGTATTAATATAATTTAGTTCATAACTTTGTCCGCTAAGAAATAATGAATAACTTCTAAATTGATTTGTTAAGTTTCTGTATTTTGAAACAGGAAATCCTAAACTACTGATATAAACAGTTGCATTAATTCTATAATCAATATTGAAAGGATTACTTATTGTTTGCCAAGGAATTGTTAATACTGTTTCATCTAAATTACCATTATAACTAATATTAACCGCAGTATTTGCAGTTGTTGACCCTGATGTAAAATTTCTTATTTCTAACGCCGCTGGAAAATAATTTAAGACATTATTAATTGCAACTTCTAATCGTTTACTTAATGAACCATAGGATACAAAATTTGTAACATCAGTTTCATCAAAATTTGGGTACAATCTGAAATTATTGTTATAAACAGACGCAGCTAATTCGGGTGTTAAATTTAAATCATCATTATTAAATAATGATGAAAATGTACCAGTTTCAAAATTTCTATTAACCTTTTCGGTAATACTAGTTGAGAATTCAAAACCACCAAGCGTAAGTCCTCCACCATCAGTCAGTTGTAAACCAACAAAATTATCGGAAAAATTTCTATTTTGTGGTGGACATTTATAAGTTGCCATTAAGCTATGATATTATCAAAGATTTTAGTTGTATCAAGATTACTTCCTCTATTTTGTCTAACCTCATATAACAACTCATTAAATTGACTTCTAATTTCATATAAGTTGTATTGTTTGTAAATGTTGTTATTAGTATCATAAATGGTATATATACCATCTTCAATAGATTTAGTTTGATTCCCGTAAAGTGCGATTGCTAACGTTGATATATCATTTTCAACAATTTCAACTTCAATCATTATTGGGTCAAAAAAGGTATTTGTTAAAATAATATTTTGTCCCGCAGCACCAATATAAGGTGTTGCATTTGGTTTGTTTGAGGGTGATGAACTTGGTGAAACCGTACAAAATAAAAGATTAGTTTCACCATCACTATAAACCCATCTTTGTGCTTTATCGGATGTATTATTAGTATTTGCAACTACCGCCTCACAATAAAATGAAGAAGTAATTATTCTAAAAAAATTAGTATTTTTTGTACCATCACTATTCAAATATTCTATTCGATAACCCACTAGTCCTTGTGGAACAAATCTGTTTAAAAATTCTTGGGGTACATTTGTCAAATCAATAATGATACCCTTAACATTTGGTAGTGCTTGTAATACACCACAATCAAGAATTTCAGTTCTAATTTGAATTGGCCTAATTAATAGGTTATAAATTCCAAGATTATTAAATTCTGAAGATGGTAATTTTAAATTATACATCCCACCTAAAATTTCATTTGTTTGCCCACCAATAGCAGGATTACTAAAATAAGGTTGTAACAACTCAAGAGCATCTAATTTTTTCAAGATGAAATTATTAGTGAAATCTCTTGATGGTGTATAATTCATTATTATTTCCACATCAGCTGGACTCACATCCGCCAATCTTACTGTTCCATAATTACCTGTTGCCATTTTTTACCTTATTAGTATAAATATTAATTTTTAGTTTTATTGACTGTTTTGTATGTTGAAAAAATTATATCCGTAATTTACCAAATCTGACATTGTTGAAACTTCACCAATTCTTCTGAAGTTTTCCAATGCGGAATTCTTACCTCGTTCAACAAAAACACTTGAAAATAATTGAGGTTGGTCTATTACATTCATAAGAACTTCATTCTTTGTAATAGCACTTTGAACTAACATATCTGAAGTTAATCCTGAAGAAGCCACGACAAAAATTGATGTCCCACCCGAAAAGTCAATATAGTCTGTATTGTTTATAGTATATCCTGTTTGTTGTGATGTTAAATAATTAACAACACCATACCCACCTCCAGGTAAATTAACCGTCTGACCCACTTGGTATTGTGTTGGCCCATACAATGATAAATCCTCTAATCTTGACGTTGTTACCCCTGTAATAAAATAAGGTACCTGTCCATAATAAGAACCTATTTGATACGCAATTTCATTATATGAATCTGCAGTATAAATAAAATTATATGTCTGAGGACTAGCACTCCAACTTCCACTTGTATTTGCAAAAGTCACAGTTCCGTATGGGTTTGAATTATCCACAGGTGAGTAAGGTACATTAACTGTTTTAGTTGTTGTAACAGTACCCCACATGTTTTCTTGTCTTAATGTAATGGTATAACTTGTTGGGTTAGGTAAAGGATTTCCATAAGTGTGATTTATAAAGTCAGGATAAAAAGAGTTTATAACTTGTGAACTTCCATCACCCCAATCAATCGTATATGTCGAATCAATTAAATAAACTGCACCCTCACTTGAATTATTAAATAAACTAACGGTATACGGACTTTCTGTTGACGAGGTAAATGAAAAGTTAGCAGAAATAACTTGTTGTGTAATATTCCCATCAAATCCATCATAATAACCAATATCTTGATACTTTTGTTTTAATAAAATAGGAAATGTAAGTCCTGTAAGTAATGACGTTCCACCAGTATTACCTTGTAATATACTTGTCAATCCAGTATATACCCCAAAAGTATACCCGCTAGATGTTACTTGTACAATATCTGATTCTAAAAATTCAGGAGATATTTTAATTTTAATTATTTCCATTTTTATACTGTAGGTGGATTTTTATACTCGTACCAATTATTTGTTGAAAGTGGAATTTGTGAATTAAGATTATTTATTGTATATGTCTGTTGAGTAAAATTAAAATTAACTTCTCTCATAAAATAATCAGTAGTCAATCGATAAGGTGTCGATGAATCGGTTTGTTTTTTTGTGGTAAACGTTGTAAATGTCCCATCAGAACCATCAAAAAATTTAACAGTCATATACAATTTTGTTAAATTTAATATTTCAGGATTTTCAAACCAATAAAGATAAAAACCTTCAGGATTAGTTAATGGGTTCAAACTATATCGAGGTATTGATAGTTTACCCGTTCCTTGATTATTTCCCAAATCAACATCTGTTGTATCATTTTTTTTATTTAAAATAACAGTTAGAAAATTTCGTCTTCTTAAAGTATTTTGACTATCGTAAAAATCAATCTTGAAGAATGATTTCATAAACGCAGTTGTCTTATTTAAAACTTGAGGTTGTGTAAATCTACCCGATTCAACATAACTATTTACCCAATCGGTATCACCACTGTTTTTAAAATTAAAAACATACCTAAAAGGATATGGATATGAAAATCTTGCAGTTTCATAATTTTCAGGTTCACCAATTATTTCAGTAATAATTTGTTCCTCATACAAATTAAGAGCGTCTTCCCTATCCAAAAAGTCCCAATTTATATTGATTGGGATGTTAATCCCCTTATCAATATTTGTTTTTAATATTTTAAAATTATTCACAACCATCTGTAATTGGGTCGTTAACTTGTGTAGTGTTTATATTAGTTACATTACTTCCTTCAGGTATTAATCTAAAAATGAAGTTTTCATGTACGTAATGTTTGTTATTTAAAAAAGGCCTATCAACACCTCGTCCAATATCATCAATGAAACCATAAGGATATATATCTCTCCATCTGAAATCATTATTGTAACTTGAAAAGAAAGCGTAAGTAGGTAAATTAACTAAAGGAAAATTTTGAGGATTACTTTCGTCACTTTGTTCAACATAATCTGAAAAAACCCTTATTTGGAATTTATAGTGTGGTTTATAATAATAACCTTCAGTATTTGGATTTGACTCACCAATAGGTGATGTTCTAAATATTTTTTGATTAAAATTTATTTTTTGGTAATATTCAGACAAAACAGTTTCAGTTTGTGTCATATCATTCCATTCACAAATATCCCCATCAAGAGTATCTCCAACATTATATGGTAAATTATAATAAAATCTTAAAATTGTACCACCAGGTGATGTTTTATCATAGAAATTAGTTTGAACGTTTGTTAACGCTAACGTGTTTGTATCGTTCCACCATGTATTTAAATTTGGCCCAAGATTAAACTCCCATCCCTGTTTTAACCCTACCCCATTAACAATTGGTTTATTAAAAAATCCAAAATATCCTCTATTAACTACTGTTGTATAAAATTCAGTAACAGGTCTATTTAAATTATCTAAAAGGTTATTTATATCAACATCGTTTTTAAATGATAAGTTATAACTTTGTGAACCTTCTTTTATTGAAATTCTTGGACTCAAATTTGGAGTTAAAGCTTTTGACTCATATTTTGTGTTTGTACCGAATGGATTATTTTCAAAACCTGTTTTTGTTAATTCTGAATCATTATAACTTGTAATAACTTTGTGTCTTCTTACATAATATTTTGATTTTGATTCAGGATTACCTTTAGTTGTAATTCGTTTCATTAATCCAATTGCCCCATCATAAAAATTACCACAATCAGCATAACCTAAATTATATATTGTGAATATTCTATCTTGATTATTCGCATATGAATCACCTAAAGTATAAACATCAAAGGTATTATTAGTGTTACAAGAAATTGTTAATTCAACACTATCACCTTCACTTAAATTATGATTAAATGGACACGTAAATTGAATTACAGGTTTACCATTTATAAATTCATTACTTACTACAAATGGAATTCCATTCCCAATAATCCAATCAAAAGTATTACCATCATCTAATAAAATTTGTAATTGTTTTGTATAATCACTTTCAAAAGGATATGTTAGATAAAAAAACCAATTGTAAAACGTTGCCTCTAAAGTATTAAATGGTACATGTGGAGTTTGGTTATTTTGAATGGTTGTATATCCAGGAACATTATAATCCGTTCTTATAAACTCAAACTCATGATATTGTGGTAAACCAGCCCAAGCAATTTCAAAACTAGGGTCAGGATTACTGTTTTGTAAAATTCTATACGTTTCAGGACTTACATAATATAAATTTCTATTGATTGGTGAATACGGATTTGTAATTGGTTGTGTTAATCCTGAATAAGCGTTTTCAAAAAGAAGAGTAAACTTACAGGTAAAATTAAAAATTGTTGATTGTTGTCTTTCAGTATCAAATCTGAAGGCTAAATCAATTCCTAAATTTCTGTCATACTCAGTAAGTTCCTTCAGAGTACTATCTAAAGTAACATTGATTTTACTATCAATGTCGGGAGCACTCGCATACCTAGCGGTACCTTTTAATATTTGAAAATTATCATTCAATTACTTCTTCTGTATTTACGTATTTTATTAAAAATCTATCTAACGCACTTCCACCTCTTTTTAATCCAAAATAGAAGTGGTTTGGAGCACCTACTAAAAATTGAGGATTAAAGTTTTGAGTCGGTATTGTATCTGTTGGTACATTATTTGAGTCAAAGTTTATTAAAGTCCCTCTATAATTAGCCGCCAAGTTTCCATCCACCTGAAAATATCGACTAGCATTATTAAATCTATCTAATTTTTGATATTTGTATTGGAAGAATGAATTATTAAACTCCCCTGTTGAATCAGGATAGTTTGTCACCCAATTATTATTTTGTGAACCAAAAATTGTCCCATAGTCCATAGGTTGTCCAGTCTCTTCATTATTCATTTTTATAAGTTTCCATAAATAAAATGGTACTTCTTGTGACTTAACAGGAATTTCAGTAAAATTATATTGTTGTGGGGTATCAATAGTTGCCTGTGGATTCCATATAGTTCGTCTTGGTGATATATAATCTCTATCTTGGGTAATACCTGTTAATAACAATCCAAAAAATGGGAAATTATTTTCGTCACCTAAAATTACAGGTTGGTATACTGAATCTACTGTTTGAGCGTAATTAGAAACACTAAATGGTATTATACCAAACTCAGAGTTAATTGATATCATCTGAGCATAATCAGCATCAACTAATGCAGGTAATGTACTAGTATTGTTATTTTCCCATCTTCTATTTTTAAAGAAACCTCTTACGGTTGGGTCGTCCGAACCTTCATTCACACCCGGTGTCGATGGTATTAAAAATTGTAAAAAATTTGGATTAACTAAACGACTTAATATAAACAAATTCAAAATTTCAGAAACATTATTGTAACTTGTAGATTTAATTTTAGAAACAATATAACCATCATAGTCATCATTATTTACTAACTCCTGAATGAAATAAGCTTTAGGCCCTAAATCTAAAATTGTTGTAGGTGACTGTAAAAATTTATAATTTCCAAAGTCAATAGTGTTACCAAAAGTTGTATTATTTTTACCAATAAATCCTTCAGTCACTGACCAAGGAGAACTTCTGTAATAAAAATTATTACTTGTTTCATGGAAGTATATTGTATCCTTACAAAAGATACTGTACGGTCTATTATCAGAACCAGTAAATACTCTTTTATTGTTGAATGGATAAGCGTATAAAGTACCATTTATCCATTGATTTGAAAATGAATGGGAAAACACATTGAAACATACCGCATTATTAACTTTAACTCTTTGTGACCATTCAACAATCGACCTTATGTCATCAGGAATAGTTGCAATTAATTTTGAAACTAAATTATAACATCCTGTACCATAATTAAAGAATTTTTTATTGCTCGATGTTGGGTTCATTAATTCCTCACAATCAGGTTTTATAGTGGGCACTCCATTAATTAACTCATAACACTTTAACATTACCGCCTTTTCACAATCAGCTAAAGAGTCAGCGACTTCAGCATAAGGTAAAAATTGATTTGTACTATCATTAATTGAAAATGCTTGTTGTGTTACATTAGTTAGTTCAGATTGTTCACCAGAGTCGTTGTATTGGAAAATTGCAAATGTTGGGTTTTGGTGCATCAAGTAACTATTACCACCATTAATTGACTCAGATGTTGATGTCGGTAACCTATCAGTTCTTACAACAATTCTTGAACTATTATTCATATTAATACTTGAATAGATTGTATATCCATTGGCGTTAGAATTAGCATATGAATTTGTACTATTGTATGAAGGTGAAATAAAGCCTCTTTGGAAACTACTGTAACTATTAACTAGTAAACTACATGGTTCACCGAGACCTCCATTACAAAATTCACAATCTGAATTGTAATAAGAATAACCAATATTTAAATAATACAAAGACTGTCCTTCTAATGTTTGATAGGGAATTAAACCATTCCCACTATATAACTCAGGAAAGTTCCAATAATTTAAAGTATAAACGGGAGTTACCGGTTTTGGTAAACTACAGTTTCCTGCCCCACTCGCAGGATTTTGTTGTTGTACACTAAAATAACCTCCCATAAAATTTAACGTACTATTTCTAGTATAACCATTATCAAAATTCAAGTATAATGGATTGTAACTACCATCGGAAAACTGAGGTGGTATTTGACTATTACTACCATTTTGACCAAACGTGGTTATATCAAAAGACGAATAGTAATTTAACATATTAGTAATATACGCTGAAAATAAATTAGTATTATATAAAAAGGCGTAACTATCATAAAATACAGTACTACCCCATTGGTCAGCGTCAGTATTAGTACCCAGTTGATTATGTCTTGTACAAGTTTTATTATTATACGCATTTGGTTGTAAGGGTATATTTAACTTGTAATAACCTTCAATATAACCACTTGGATTGTCTAAAACTTGATTTAATGGAGGTAAAGACCCATTGTTATTAACATACCCATAACCATAACCAAAGGCATTAAAAAATGGGTCAGTATAAATTCTTTGTTTTACTCTAGGTGAGTGAACATCAACACCTCTCATTAAAACAACAATTTGATAATCATCAATATTTGATATTAAATTAGATATTCCAATAATGTTTTGTGGATTCTCAAATCTCCTAATTCTTCCATTATACCCCGCAATATTATTACCTGTACTATATTCATAATGAGTCATACTGTAATTATATAAGAGTCCAAATTTACCACCAAAAGGGTTACCTATAATTTCTTTATATTGACCAACTGTCCATCCCGTAATTACTTGGAAATATTCAATGTCAGATGGAAAACCTGTTGTCTTAGGTAAACTATCAAATCCTGGTATATTATACGTTGTCATCATTTGACTAGCTTGGTTAGGCCCCGTTGTAGGGTTTGTCCATTGTACATTAATATGTGATAAATTAATTGTTGTACCTGTAGCATATACTTGTCTTTGTTCAGAAAAATAATTCGGGTCAATTGACATATCTCTATCCTGAAATGATACTATCTTACCAGCTTCTAACGGACTAGCCGACGGGTCAATAAACAATACCGTAAAATTATCCATATGATATTTTGTTTGAGGATTGTTAAAATCAGGTTCAATTGAAACTATCATTCTTGTTGAACCGTAAAAGTCAGTTGGAAGACCAAAATCAGTTTCAATATCAGTACCATCAAAATATCTACCTTTATTGTTCCAAGAATTTAAATATTCAGAATAAGGTAGCGACGTTGAGAAATGAGAGTTAGTTAATGTTCTAATATCAGTATCTCCGTTATTGTTAACCTCAACTTCAACTTCAATTTCAGCAATAACCCACGGAAATCTATTATACTCAAAATATTGACTTGGATTTACGTCACCAGCATATAAACCAGATATATACTCAGATTCAACATTATCACTACGATAGAGTGTAAAATCGGTTGAGTCAATTAAAATACTTGAATTAAGTAACGTATATAAATTAGGTTGTCCAATAGAATCAAAATTAATTCTTTGGTCATCTAACCTACAATTACATCTTTCACAACCATCTTCAGTATACAATAATAAAGGTAAACCAAGATTTTTAAAAGGATTACCTGTAAAAAATGCACTAACATCTATTGGTGTATTACATGTTCTTTCAGGTCTACCAAATCTTCTTCTAATCCAATTTAACGAAACACATATTCCATAAACAAGAGTTTGAATTAATGAAACAATTGTCGCCAAAATTGGTCCGACAACTAACCATAGAAATCCCAAAATGTGAGCAATAATCATTAAAATCATTGCGATATATCTGAAAATTTCAAAGAATATGTTGTACACTATATATGTAAAATTTACTCTAAAAAATGCATCATTGGTTGGAAATTTGTTATATTCACCTGTACATTTATCATCTAAAATATTTTTAATACCTGTTGTATTCCACGGTCTCCTTTCCGAAACATATCTATCCATTAACTGACTAACAGTGTAAACTTTATTATATTTAAGTTCCATAAATGTATCTTCACAATTAATTGCGGCTGACACATTAGCATAGTCTGTCCAATCTAAACTAAAAGCATATGACTGTTCAAGTAAAAATCTATCTTCATCAATTTTTAAGAAGTTGATGATTGCATCTGAACCATCATCTATTCTATCATAAACAAAATATAAAGATGTAAAATCTTGCGGATATATATTTTGTGAAAGATATTGAGTACCATCAGAGTAATATATTTGAAAGTTTTCAACATTTAACGTACCTGTTAATCTATACACTCGATTAGTTTCATTAGGATTTAAACCTGCGTCTGATAAATAAACATACTCACCATTCTCATTTGGAGAATTTGATGGTATGAAAATAGATACAGGAATACCAATCTGTTCATTAAATTGGTAATCCAAATATGGGTCGTCTGAATTAGTCCAACCATATTCTTTAATATTTGGAACTAAAAAATAAGCTCTTTTAGTAGGTTCGGAAATTTCAGGGCCTTGTTCCCATTTTACTTTAAATCTGTACTTACCTTTTGTCGGTATACCAACTTCAGGATTTTGTGTTATTTGTTGATTACCCTCTTCATCGGTATAAACATAATCAAGGTTCATTGGAACTTCTAGTAACCAAGCTCCATTTTCATCAATTACTTTACCACCATTTTCTAATTCAACTGTTTCCAATATCGGTAATCCGTCACTATCAGTTCTATAACTTTGTCTTATCGCCAATATTTGCCCAGGACCTGAAGTCAAGTCACACAAGTCACCCATTGTTTTTGGGATTTTACATTTGTCATAGATATTATTATACCCTAATTTAGTTTCATCAACTGTTGAAACCAATGAACCCATAAAAACTGCTGTAGGTAAAATAGTAACTTGAGCTTCAGCAGTTAAGTCAAAGTCAGTTCTTGCAATATAATAATCACAAGTTTCTTGTTCACCATAAAATGGTGCAACTTGAACTGTTTTTGATATTGTCACAATTTGAGGTAGTTCACTATAATTTTCAGAAAACTTAAACTGAGCCCCGTTAACTTGTGATTCAGTTGCTCTACCAATTCTAATTAAATCCGCAGGTGTAAATGAAAACTCACCAATATCGGACAAATCAACTTGCATAAATAAAGTATGCTGTCCTGGTGGTACACCTAATATCATAAAGTCACCCGAACCATTTGTGGTAACAACAAACTTAAAATACTTGTCGTAAACCTGAATTACCGACTTATTAGTTAAAGCGTCATTTCTATCAGGAAAAGTCCCAACAGGAATGTGTCCTGTGTAAGAGGGTGTATAAGGTAATAAATTGTATTTGTAACCATCTTCATTAACGTCATTAATTGTTCTGTATGGATATAATGTACTAATTACAGTATCATTGATGTCTGCCTCATCTAAAGCAATAAAAATAGATATTTTAGCGTTAGGTAAACCAAATCCGTTATTGCAGAAAACTCTACCAACAACCACCCCATAGTCAGCACAAGCTCTAATGTAAGTATCATTTGGATTAATTGATAAAGACAATAATTCAAGTGTGTCAAAATTTTGTTCAAGTTTTACCTGAATTACTTTATCAATCCCTAACTCTGTTCTAATTCTGTAAGATGAAGACATGTGTGTTTTTTAATAAATAGTTTACACACGATTTTCAAAAAATAAATGATGTTAACTGAAATTAACTGTTGTTAGATTTTTAACTGACACTTTAATGTCCTTATCAGGGAATCTAATATTAAAAATTTGATTTGGTTCTGCGTAAATAGTATCTTCTATAACCTTAATTTCTTTTGTTGTTGTATTAGAATATGATTGAGAAACTTGTGATGATGAATATAATCCACCAACTCGGTTATACACATTTATAGATGCAACAGTAATAACACCTTCTTCACTTTGTATTAACGCTCTTAATTGTGATATATAAAGATTTTCACCCATACCTCGATTACTTGGACTCATATAAGTATTAATCCTTGATATTATATTTGAAATTACAACACCCTGATTTTGTGAACTATTAAGTACAATAAAAATGTCAAACGCTAAATCAATTACTTGAGCCGAAAGAACTTGGATATAATCATTCATCATTCTGTAATTTGACAAATAAGTTGCAATATTATTTTTTATTGTACCAGATACTACTTCAGTTAACGCTCCTGTAGAATCGTATGACAAAATTTGTACGTTTATTTTATTATCAACCTCAGTAATTGCAACTTTAGCAGGTGCTCCAAATCTTGAAGGCATTTTTCTAATAATCGCTTCGTAATCATTAATAGTTACCGCTCTGTTTTGTGCGGCAAAGTTAAATGTTATTAAATTTCTAATTTCTTCAATGCTTGGATAATTTGCACCACCAATTGATGGTAATATGTTGTTACAAGATAAAGAATTAATTACTGCAGTAACTTTATTTTGGTCACTACCATATACATTAAAGTTCACAGTTCCAAGTTGAGTAATTGAACCAGGTCCAAGATTACTTACCAATCCACCTCCAACACGATACTGAACAAATAATGTTGAATTACCTTTAAGTGTTGAACCTAAAGAATAGTTATTTTGATATTTCGATATGTCTAAAGGAGTACCATTAGTAGTAAATTGTCTTAATAGTTCATCTGAGGATGTATTTCCACCACCAAAAGTTAATTTTAAAAATCCTTGTGGTGTATATTCAGTAATAAACTTTTGGTTTGTTTTATAATAACGACCAACCTTAATACCTGTTTCATCCTGTGGTTTTGTTGGGTCTTCGATAAAAATATTGTCCTGAGCTAAAGCCTCAACTTCAAACCACTTATTAGTTAAGTTTGTAGTATCCATAAACTCTTGTGCTGAAGGAATGTTGTTGTAATTAGTACCGTCTTTTAAGATTACACCAGTTACACCCAATACGTTTTTTTCAGGTAAGAAAAATTCAAAAAATGGTCTTGTTTCAGGAGTATTAATAACTCTCTTAAATACTTTTGTAATACCATTAATAACAACTTCTCTTTTTGTAATTGTATAGTTAATTAATATATTATTAGCGTTAAAGTTAGGAATTACTGTTCTGTTAACCATTCCTTCACTATTAAAATCATTACCAAAATCAACATCGTATAAAGTTTCAAAAGTTTGACCAGCACCAATTACCTGACTACCTTTAGCTAAAATTCCAAAATAAGCAGAGTCTGGTGGTTGTAATGTACCTGTACTAGATTGTACAGCAGGAGCGTCACCAAAAGGTGGAACTTGTATTGAAAAATCAACCAATGAAATCGATGGTCTCATTCCAGGAATTTTTAATCCATAAGTTCGAGCAATATTATAAAGTGAACTTGGTTGTTGTGCAAATTGTAAAACACTTTCTTGTAAACTTCTATCAATATGATAATTTAAGTTATCAGTAACCGCAGCGTTTAAGTCAAGTAATACAGAAAAAACAGAAGCATCATTTACGTTTTGAATTAAATCAGGATAATAAGTTCTAACATAATTTATTAACTCTAATCTAATTGCCTGAAAATCCCTTGTAGTATATGATATCATAGTTTTATATATTAATAATTACAAATCCTGCGGTATTAAATACATTATTTGTAATATTATAATTTATTCTTACTTTTGCGGTGTATTCAATTTCAGGAGTATTAGTAAAATTAAATTCAGTTGCCGACTCATTATTTATTTGTAAAGTATCTTGAGTCTCAACCGCTGGTTCAATTTTAACTGAAGTAATTGTTAATCCTGGTATGTAAGTTTCAACCGCTTCTTTTATTTCTGTCTCTATTTGGTCAAAAGTAGGACTATCAAGTGGTTCAAAAATAAACTCATATAATCTTGTCCCAAAGTTTGGCATAAAATATCTACTACCTTTTCTTGTAAGTAATAAATGTATTAAACTACTTCTAATTTCTTCTTCACTTGTATCTGATAAATCCAAAAATTTACCATTTAGCGAATCTTTAAAAGGAAAAGTAATACCGTATGTTACACCATTTGCCATATTAAATAAATACTGAAAAATTAAATTTATATCAAAACAATAATTTTACCCTCAATAGTTTTTGGAGTTTCATTTTCATATTCAAATTCTACAAATTCTTGTTTAAGTAGATATTCGTTTATAAAATCATTAATAGGGTAGTAACTTATACAATCAATTATTGGTTTTCCTTTGGGTGAGTACCTATAATAACCAATTTCATAATCCCATATCGTCAATAAACTTTTTGTGGGATTTTTTGTAAGAAGATTTACTTTCGTCATAAACATCTGTTGTGTATTGCCAATTCCAATATAGTTTCTTATTTGGTTCAAATCCGTAAAACTCATGAACTTTCATTTGGGTTTTAGTTACATCTTCACCATTCCAGTTTTGTCCAACACAGATAAATCCTGTCTCAATGCCTTCAACTATATTTTTTTCACCTAAAGTAGCATGTCTATTTTCAATCCAAGTTAATCTCTCAATTAAATTTTGATAGAACATATTTGCTTGTCCCCATCTCACTGAACTAAAAAATATTACAGCATCCGCTTCAAAAAGTTCTTTAGATACTTTCCATAGTTCATCTGACTTATTATTTAAACTAGCCCAACATCTATGGTATCCTGAAGGATTTTTTTTATCATCTTTAAGTAAAGATTTTAAAAGTCCACAACTATTACCTTCTTCTCTAGACACATTTCCTTCACAAGGAAATATTTTTAATTCAGAAACATCCATGAAAACTGATTTATCCCCAAGTTCTTCATTTAAATACATTGCTAAGATTTTTGATTTAGGGACATCAATATTTTTATCATCCCAATTATATCTATTTGAACAACTTAATAATAAAACTTTCTTTTTCTTTTTTAGAATGTCTAAAGTTTGTTTTAACTTTTTTTCACCACCCTCCTGAACCATGTTCTCTGAGAGCATCATTTTTCTTATTTTTTCAATTTCTTCTTGTATGATATTAGACATAATAATAAATACCTCTTTAAATAAAAAATCCCGACCTAGCTCGGGATAACACATCGGATATTGTTAATTATGATGAACAACCAAAACAATCAAATTCACTATTCTCAGGTTTTGGAGGTAAATTCATATAACTGTAATCAACCTTTGGTGGTTCAGGTGTTGGTTTTGGTTTGTTAATTTTTGATACGTCCATAGCTAAGTGTTTAGCTCCCGTTGAGATTGCTCTTGTTCTAACGTAATAACAAAGTGTTTTTAATCCTTTTTCCCATCCGTAGAAATGTGATGATGAAATTTTTGATAATGTTGGGTTTGACATGTAGATATTCATTGATTGTGATTGGTCAATAAATGGTGCTCTATCTGCCGCCATTTCAATCAATGCCTTTTGTGATATTTCCCAAATTGTTTTATACTTTTCAATCAGTCTTTCAATTCTCTTAACTTTAAAGTTATATCTTTTATCTTCAGGGTCCAAATAATTCAAGAAGTTAATTCCTTGAATTGAACCTTCATTCATAATGATTTCATTCTTTAAGTCCTCAGACCAAATTCCAATCTTCTCAAAATCACTAATCAAATACTTGTTAACAATCATAATCTCACCACCAATTACACGTCTGTTGAAAATTGCCGAATGAGCAGGTTCTGTCATTTCATATGAACCTGTAATCTTAGCTGAAGATGCCACAGGCATTTGAGCTGTGAATAATGAGTTACAAACTCCGTACTTACTAACATTCTCTTTTAGAGTTGACCAAGGCCATCTTCCTGATAACTCATCTTCATTCAATCCCCACATATCAAATTGGAATACTCCTTGTGACATTGGTGACCCTTTAAAGTAAGCATACGGTTCATACTTACCATCCATACACAATCTGTTACTTTCAGTGATTGCCGCAAAATAGATTGTTTCAAAAATTTCTTTATTTAATTTACGAGCTTCCTCAGATGTAAAAATGTAATCCATCAAATAGAATACGTCTGCAAGTCCTTGAGTTCCAATAGCGATTGCTCTTTGGTATAATCCACCCTTACGTCCTTTTTCAGTTGAGTAATTGTTGATGTTAACAACTTTGTTTAACGCTCTTACAACCTTACGAGTTTCTTCATACAATCCCTGAAAATCAAACTCACCATCTTTTACATAGTTCTTTAACACCATAGATGAAAGAGTACAGATTGCGGTTATATTCTCGTCAGTGTATTGATAGATTTCATTACAAAGGTTTGATTGTTTAATAACACCAATGTTCTGATGGTTTGTCTTTCTGTTAGCACTATCTTTAGAACATAAATATGGAACACCTGTTTCAACTTGTGATTCAATAATCTTATTCCAAATCTCCTGAGCCTTAACTTTCTTACCAAGACCCATACTTACGGCTAATTTATAATTTTCTTCGTATTCATCACCGTAACTTTCTTGTAATGGTTTTATACCCGCCTTAATTATATCATTAGGACAGAACAAATACCAATCGTCGTTGTTCTTAACTGCGTTCATAAAGTTGTCAGGAATCCAAAGTGCGGTAAACAAATCACGAGCTCTTAATTCCTCGGCGCCTGTATTCTTTTTAATTTCCAATAGGTCAAAGATATCTTTATGCCAAGGTTCCAAGTAAATTGCCGCAGAACCAGGTCTACGCCCTTGTTGGTTAAAGAAACGAAGTGACTCATTTACAATCTTCAAATACTTTAAAAGTCCACCAGCGTGTCCACCTGAAGATGAAATACGACTCTCCTTACTACGAATGTTAGACATTGATAGTCCGATACCCGCAGCATCAGATGAGTAAGTTGAAATATCTCTCATGGTGTTTAACAAACCTTCACGAGAATCCGAATCATTGTAATGAAGAACACAAGAAGCAAGTTGTGGTGTTTTAGTACCAGCATTAATCATAATTGGTGTTGCCGGAGATATTCTTTGAGTTGATAACGCTTGGTAATACTCAACCGCTTCCTTAAATGTATTAGTTACCCAAAGAGCAACTCTCATATACATGTGTTGTGGACGTTCAACTACTTTACCTTCCGACAATTTCAGAAGATACATCTCAGCAAGTGACCTCCAAGCAAAATAGTCAAAATTGTAATCATTGTCGTGATTAATAACATTATCAATATTTTCCTCTCCGTATCTTTCAATTATTTCTATCAAACCATCATTGATAATTCCATCAGAATATAACTCTCTAATTGTTTGACAAAAACTTGGATTAGTTTCTTTATGATAAGATGAAATAGCAACTGAAGACGCTAATCTTGAGTAATCGTGATGACTACCTGTAAACGCCGCAGCAATTTCATAGATTAACTTATCTAATTCTTTTGTAGTAATAATACCTTCAGTTGGTACTGAAGTGATAACCTTAATAAAGATTTCATCGGAGTTGACACTCAACCCCTTTGAAGCTCTTTTAATACGGTTATAAATTTTCTGTGGATTAAATGACGAATCATCTCCACTTCTTTTTTTAATTTTAAGTGACATCATAGTTTAAAAAGATAATAAATTAAAAATCGTCAGTAAAGGATAGGGTTTCATTTAACTTGGCCTTTTGATATTCAACGGTACGTGACTCAAAGAAATTACCCTTTGTTTCAACTGCAATTTGTTCCATGAATTTGAACGGTTGTTCTACATTAAATTGTTTTTTACATCCAAACTTTACCAATAATCCATCAACCACAAACTCAAGATATTGTTTCATTAAGTTTTGGTTCATACCAATTAAAGAAACAGGTAGTGATTCAGTGATGAATTCTTTTTCAATTTCAAGAGCTGAAAGTAGAATTTCTTTAATTCTCTTTTCACTCGGTTTGTTTTCAATGTGATTATTTAATAAATGAATTGCAAAGTCACAATGTAAGTTTTCATCTTTGAAAATCAAAGCATTAGCGTTACACAATCCTTGCATGATACCTCTTGATTTCAACCAAAAGATAGAACAGAATGAACCTGAAAAGAAGATACCCTCAACTGCAGCAAACGCAACCAATCTTTCTTGAAAAGATGCGTTTTCAATCCAATCCAAAGCCCATTTAGCCTTCTTTTGAACTGCCGGTAGGTTATCTAATGCAGTGAAACATTTGTTCTTCTCATCCTCATTTGACACGTAAGTATCAATAAGAAGTGAGTACATTAGACTATGGATGTTTTCCATAGCCAACTGAATTCCATAAAAGAATTTTGCCTCAGGATATTGTACTTCTCTGTAGAAATTCTCAGCCAAGTTTTCATTTACGATACCATCTGATGCTGCAAAAAACGATAAAATATTTTTCACAAAATACTGTTCGTTCTCTGATAAGTTTTCCCAATCACGTAGGTCACCGCTTAAATCAATTTCTTCTGCCGTCCAAAACGCGGCTTGATGCATCTTATAATATTCCCAAATATCGTTGTACTTGATTGGGAATATCACAAAACGATTTGGATTTTCTTCTAATAATTTTTCCATTTTTTGTTCCATATTGTTTTAATAATTATACTGTTGTTTGTTTTCTTTTCTCCATAATTTCTTTAATTCTACTTCTATTTCTTTCTTCCTTCTGTTCTTCAAGTCCTAAGAATGTTGTAGTACTTTCTGTATCAATTTCTAACATTTCGTTATTGAACTTACAGTTTTCAAATACTACCCCGTCTTTACCAATTCTTGACTTTGTGATAGCAATAGTTGCAAGATTTAATTCTTTTTGTTGTAATGACTTAGCCACCGTGATGATAACGTGTCCTACCTGAGCTTTCTTAATAGAACCACCCATTTGGTCAGTTGTTACCACATCAGATGAAATAGAACTTCTATTACCCTGTGTTGCCGTCCAACCTGCAATATCCAATTCATGACACATTGATTCAAATGCTCTCATAACTGAACCCTCAGATTTCCATTCATCGTCCATCATCTTTTCAGGTGTTACACAATCAATATAATCCAAAATAACCACATCAATCCTTGTCCCATCGGCAATCAACTTTCTAATCTGATTCTTAATCTGATTCATAGTTAATGTGTCCGAAGGTAACTTCTTCATAATCAACTTGTTTGGCATGGTTTCTTTAATCTCTGAGATTTTAGCCATAACCTTTTCTTTATGATTACCAAGTTCGTCAGGTGCTATACCCGTCCAACACGTAAAGTGTTTTCTCTGAATAATCTTATAGTTATCCTCAAAGAAAATTTGTAAAACATTAAACCCTAAATTAAAAGCGTGATTAGCAATCTTTGTTGTCAGTGTTGATTTACCAACACCAGTGGGTGCTAATATAACACCAATTTCTCCTTTTGCCAAACCACCTTTCAAAAGATTGTCAATACCCGGTATTCCCATAGGGATTGGATGTCTATAATCATCCGCCAATACCTCATCTAAGTCTTGAAACACATCTCCCGTTCCTCTATCCACGTTTCCAACCTGTAAAGCTCCTCTAACCATTTCTTCCAAGGTGTCGTAGTTTTCAAACTCACCATGGTCAATGATTTTCTTAGCTTTATCCATAACTTTTTGAAGTTCTTGTTGTTTACAAAACTTCAATGCCTTTTCCTGAACAAACTGAGTACCCTCTTCGGTAACATTCTGTATATCAGAAATAGTGTCAAGAGTTATCTTTAATAATAACTCCTGACTAATTTCACTCTTAGCTTTTTGTTGAATTGTCTCAAAACTAGGACTGTGTTCAAACTTTGAATAGTATTCTTTTACCATCTGAACAAATAATCTAAAGTATTTGTTTTCAAAATAAGTAGATTCCATCACCTCAATAATTGAGTGTGAAAAATCCTTATCAAGTATCATTTGATTAAGAAGTTGTAATTGGAAGGTCTCTCCCAAATAGTCAAAATTTTTGTCAGCCATATTATGTTTGTTTTTAGAATAAATATCAACGAGCCAGCTGATAACCCATGTATTCGTGTGTTAAATTTCTAGATGACAACACGTCAGTAAGACCAAAAAGGATACCTTTTAGGAACGGGCGTATGTCTACGGTGTATCTCACCTTAGGTGGATAAAGTTTAGCATCAAACGTATAATGACACATTGTCGTATCACCATTTTTGATATAGATGTTAAACGACTCAGGTCCATCAGTAAATGATGTGTTCAATACCTCAGGGTCTTCACTAATCTGATATTGATTGTCCAACATATAGTTTACAGTTTTCATCTTGAAATTTTCTTTCAATTCTGAAATGAAACCATCCATCAAATCAATCAACTCAGCCGAGTTGTGAGCCTTTGGGCTATACCCCTTAACGTTAAAAAAACGTTGTACGATAAAATTGTTGTTTACCGTCATCAAGAATTCCAGTTTGGTAATGTCTTGTTCTTTCATAATTTATGTTATTTTTTGTTTGTTTTTGTTTTTTCTTTTCTTGTTAACTTCATGAACGGTTGGATGAAGTATGTCCATGAGTCGTCACCCTTTGGTAGGTATTTAAATAACCCGTCTTGAACCATATACTTAATTAAGTTCTTGTAACTTCTACCTTCAATATCTAATTTTTCGGTAACAATTGATAGTATTTCTTCTTTGTCTTCATCACTCAATAAAGGATTAGATAAGTCAACAATCTGTTCATTAACTTGGAAAAATTCTTTTTCAAAAATACCTGATTTTGTTTTACCTGTTAAAAGATTCTTTAGAGCTTGATTGTCTTTATTCTCTTTTAATAAATTTTCAGCTCTTGTTAAAATATCGTTATAAGAAACTTCTGTTTCAAGTATTTGAGGAAAAAATTTAACTAAAGTTTTTTCACCCAAAAGATAGATGCCTTCAATATTATCTGATTTATCACCAATTAATATCTTCAATGTCTTTACGTTATAGTGTGGGTACTCAAAGTCGTCAAATTTAATCTTATCCCCCTGTTTAAACGTAGCTTTAACTGATGGTGAGTATATGGACACGTTTTCGGAAATAAGTTGTGTTAAGTCTCTGTCTGATGAAAAAATTAATTTATCTTCATTTTCAGATACTTGACAATAATAAGCAATTAAATCATCAGCTTCTCTTCCACTAATCTCTAATTGTCTTATATAGACTTCTTCCAAATATTGTTTGATACGATTTTTTTGTTTTAGATAGGACATAAAGATAGCATCCTCCATAACCAATCGTCGGTTTTGTTTGTATTTGGGATAAAGAATTCCACGTAAACTCGTGGAATCTTCACCATCCCATAATACTACTACTTTATCAAAGTTTTGTTCGTTAATGAATTTACGAAGTGTATTCATAAAATGATACAACGCTCCAATGTGTTCTCCATTGTGGAAGTAATCCTTCACACCATGAAACCCAATTTTCATTAGATTGTTTCCGTCAACAAGTAGTGTTTTTTTCACGAACTAAAATTAAAATTG